TTGCGATGAAATTAGTTAGTCCGACATCAATTCCTACGCCTTCGCCGTGCGGCATAACTGACGGTACTGAAACATCCCATTGCAGGGTTAGCATAACGTACCAGCCACTAGCTCTGCGAACTATTCTTGCTTGCTTGATGGTTGTACCGTCTGGAATAGGGCGGGACTGGTGAAACTTGACTAAACCAATTTTGGGTAGTTTTACCGCCCCATCCCGAACCGGGTTAACCCCCAACTCAGGAAAAACAAAAGACCGCATCGTTCCCACTTTCTTAAAGCGAGGAAAACCGTGCTTCTGCTCCCACATACTGACGAAAGCTTTTTCAAGCCTTCTTAAAGTCTGTTGTAGGACGTGTACTTGAACCGCGCCCAAAACAGGTATTTTCGCTCTGGCTGCGGTTAAGTTTTTGCACTGGCTGGCGTAGGTCGGTCTTTTCGTTCCCGCAGGAATGATGAACTCAGAGCGGATAGAGCAAGCGTTGACCTGACAGCTACGAGACTGAAACCAGTGTTTGCGCTCTGCCAGTGCATAGTTGTAAACGCGACGACACTGTTCCAGCCAGTCTTCAAAAATAATTACCTGTGTTGTCGTTGGTTTCAGTTTGAACTCGTAGGTTAGATTTAACATCTGCTTGCCCTCCTTTCTAGATTATAATGTATTGAGAAAGGGTTGTGTCGATTATTCACAATTTTAACTAAAATGGCCCTAGAAGGGCGGGGCTTGTACCAATTTTTGGTCATGGCGACAGTTAAAAATTAACAAAGTCAGAAAAAGATGGAGTCAAAAAACTCCTTTTTATTAATTGAGCAAGAAAAATGAAAACAAGAGAATTGATTACTCTATTTGCCGGGGGTGGGTTGTTCTCAGAAGGAGCAAAGCAGGCAGGGTTAACTTCTAGCGGAGCGATCGAACTGGATAAAAAGAAAGCAGAAATTTACCGACTGAATCATGGGGAATTAATTCAGGTTGCCGACATTCGAGAAGTTGACGACTGGGGAAATGAAAGCTGTTGGATGTTGCAAGCATCGCCCCCTTGTAAGAATTCCAGCCGTTCTAAACGTCACGGCAGCGAGATAGAAAGAAAAAATGCTTTTAATTTGGATTTAGAATTAGCATTAGCAGTCAGTCGATCTTTAACAGCTATTAAGCCCCGGTTTTTTGTACTTGAAAACGTAAGAGATTATGCAGCAACGGACGCTTATAAACTGATTCGTAAAACTCTATGCCATCTCGGTTATTATTTCCGGGAATTCCGATTAAACTCAGCAGACTTCGGTGTTCCTCAGAATCGCGATCGCCTCTATCTAATAGCCTCGCTAGATGGTGAAGTAATCGGGCGGTTGGACTTTTCTCCCTACTACCGCCCCCGTGTCAGTTGGTATGAGGGCATTGAAAGGCATTTAGCAACGTGCAGAAAGAAAATCCTCGCTCCCTACCAGGTCAACGCGATAGCAAAGTCACTTGCCGCCGGGAAAATTGCAGAGAATGACATCGCCGTGCTAGTCGGCGGGGCTGGCAGTAACACGAACAAACCTGGCGTGACTCATTACCGATCACCGTCCCCAACGGTTAGAGCCTGTGAAGGGAAAAAATCGGCAGGGTGGCGTCCAGTGGTAGTTTATAAATCTGATTTCTTCAAACCGCACGGGGAAGCCATCGGATACAAATTGTCAGGACGCTGTTTGCTTGCGCTTCAGGGTGTCCCCGACTCTTATGTGATGGGTAACGAGATCGTGACGTGTTTTGTTGCTGGTAACGGGGTTTCCGTCCCGGTGGCAAGGGTGATCGTCAGCACTATCATCAATTTGGAAAATTCCTACAGAACTCTTGCCGGGGCGCGACGGTCTATTGAGAGGCAAGATGATAATTAGTTTATTACTACTGTTGAGTCTGTCACGCAGATTTTTATATTCTATAATCTTTTTGATTGACAAACTCATCTATTATATTATTGATTCTGCATGGTTCCTGGCTGTAGAGGTTAGTTTAGTTTATTTATAAGAGCTGACGAGAGAGAAAAGAAAACCGTCGGGTTTGAGGCGAGACGGTTAGGTGTCTGAAGGGGTGATCGAGTTTGATATTCTCTTATTGCAGTAAGTTTAGGAAATATCACAAACACCGTACAGATTCATCAATAGCGGGCAAGTAGTCATAGCCGTATACCTCTCTTCTTTCTTGTAGGCATCCCCAGTCAGCCTAAGCCAACTTTGGCAATACTCCTCCACCGTCATTGAGCTTGCAGATACGATTCTAGTCTCGCAAGTATCACCAAAAATATTTGCCCAGCATCCACCCTGTGAAAGTTTTTCGTTAAGGTATTCGGAAGAGACCCAAGGATAAGGGCTGTAATAAAGCATATCTACCGAGTAGTTTTTTGTAATCATTTTGGTTTCTCTGATTTGGATCTCTCTTGGACTACTCTATTATTACATAAATAGTTGACACCTATAAATTAATTCGGAGGGAGACTAGCAGTAGGTTTGCGAGTTGGAAAGATCAAAGGATTAAGTACCAATCGTTTGCGCTTCAAGACTTTCACTTAATCTAAAATATTTTTCCAAAACCCCTTGACAGAATATTGCACCATGTATTATATTAAAAGAGTCACAGAAACAAGAGATCAAATAAAAATGAAAACTAAAAACGCTAAGAAGCCCGCCAAAAGCCAACTAAAATGCGATAGAACTGCTGCCATGAATGGTTGTTCCGCTCATGCTCAGCTTCGGCTAACGAGTTTTTTTGATTGGATTGATGATCCACAATATGCACCACGAGCAGTCAGTGGTTTAAAAACTTGGAAGATGACTAACGCCCACAGGTTGACTGTCGCAGACAAAGTGAATATTGACTATGTGCTTCGGTGCTACCAACAAACAGTCAAACAACTACATCGAAATTAAAAAGCCGAGGCTAGTTTTCTCTAGTCTCCGCTTTGACATACAGAAACCCTGCTCAGATGGTAGAGCCGGATTTCTGCATTGGAGAAGCGGTCTACTAAGAAGCGAGGTAATTTCGGTCTATCCTTACTGCTGAGTCTGTCACTCAAGTTTTTATATTTTATAATCTTCTTGATTGACAAACTCATCTATTATATTCTGGACTATATACATCTTGATTGTAGAGTTTGTTTAACTTTCGTTTATATTTTTTAGAGAAGGCGAAATAAGACCGCCCAGTATCTAGGCAGCAATCGGTGGTTTATCGTTGACTAAAGATTATGATAATCAAAATATTTTAACATCAAATATTTATGTGTTAAGCTAGTTATTGCGACAAAAAGCAGAAAGGAAAAAAGCAAAATGAAATGTCCGCACGGTGGCGACTGCATCGACCCGAGAAATCCTAGCGACTGTTTCGTGAATGGCGGTTGTGTTTGTTTCAAATCAGAAGAAGAAAAAACGGCGTTTGACGCATTGCCTAAAAATTACAGAGTGAGAGCGCGAAACGGTGAATTGTTGGAGTTTACAACTTCGGCGCAAGTCGATTTTTACATTACTGATTTTGGAGGGAAAAGACTATGAGAATAGAAACGTTAAGCCCGCTCAAATGGACAGAAGAACCGAGATTGCTATCGCTATTTTCAGGGTGTGGAGGGATGGATCTACCGTTTCACAAATTGGGTTATAAATCGGTATGGGCTATTGACACTAACCGCCACGCCTGCGACACTTACGCCCGTAACATAGCACCCGTGATAGTGAATGATTCGATTGAGAATATCAACGTAGATGCGACGCCTGACGCTGATATAATAATTGGTGGTTTTCCCTGTCAAGATTTCTCTACAACCTGGAAGCGACCGGGATTAGAAGGAACCCGAGGTAATCTATACACCTACTTTCTAGAGTTCGTTAACAAGAAGAAACCTAAGGTTTTTGTTGCGGAAAATGTGAAAGGTTTGCTCAGCGCTAACAACTATCAAGCTATCGAGCAAATAATTAAAGATTTTGAAGCAATCGATCCGGGATACTTAGTAAAGCCGAAACTCTACAATTTTGCTGATTTTGGAGTGCCACAACTCCGAGAGCGAGTGTTGATTGTAGGGGTTCGGATGGATACGGGATTTAATTTTAAGCATCCTGCACCTATCTGCGGTGACAAAGGTATCTTGAGATATTACACAGCGGGAGAAGTCTTTAAAGGGGTAGAGAAAGTTCTCTACAACAATGAACCTGTCCCGTGCCGCCCTAGTACCGTAGAAAAACTCAAGCTGATACCTGCCAGGGGCAACTTTGCTGACATTCCGAAAGACAGCCCGCACTACGTTAAGGGCATGATTAGTCACGTTTACCGTCGCATTCATCCCGATCACCCGTCGGCGACGATAATTGCAGCCGGGGGAGGTGGCACTTGGGGCTACCACTACCTAGAACCGCGCCCGCTGACCAACCGCGAGCGGGCGCGTCTTCAGTCCTTCCCAGATGATTTCATTTTTGAAGGGTCGATCGCCGAGGTGCGACGACAGATTGGCAACGCTGTTTCACCGGAAGGCATTCTCGATCTTGTGGTGGACTTGACACCGCTTTTTGAGGGTTTCTACGATCCGGTTAATTTGTACGCTTTAGACACAAAATTAAAGGCAATGTCAATTAAAGAAAGATTGAGACTCAACTAAGGCCTTACCGCAAAGCTTTTTGCCCGGATATTTGCCGAACAAAACCTCAACCGCCCCTTAAAAAGGGGGAGGAAAACCCGGTTCTGAATGATAGAACCGGGTTTTATGTTGGGGGAATTAGCTTAATATTTCTTTTGCTTAGGAAGCCTGAGACATGAATTTTATGAAATTCATCATGGGGCCTGCAAGGTTTAAAAACTTTTTATCTAGCTCATCTCTTGCCGCTTCTTCAGAACTTGCTGTGGCAACTAAGTCAGTTAATCCATCACTTGTCCAATTAAAAAGTTTTGTCCGTGCTTCCCATTTGTCTGCGCCGACTTTCATTGACATTACACGGCTTGGATTGAGCTTGAATGACGCGGAGTCTTTGTCGCTAGCCTTATCAGCTTGTTTGATGTTTCCAGGCTCACTTGTTGTAGAAGAACTGTAAACATCATATTGTTCTTGCAACTCAACAATTAATTCTTTGTACAATTCAGCTTTTGCTTCGGATTCAGAATTGCCAAATACACTTAATATTCTATTGCAGCCGTTCCAGTAAGCTATGCGGGCTTTCCATCCTTCGTTAGTCTTTATTGACGTTACTTTGCCTAAATCAAGTCTTAACGGCTTGACTCTTGTGTCCTGGGCAAGATTAACTGGCTGCTGACTTTCTTGAACAATATCTGGTATTTTTGACTCGTCAGAGTCTGGATTTACGCCAGCCATAATCAAGTTGTGAAAAGCTGTGTCCAACTTCGCTCTAACTTCTTTTTCTGAACTTCCAACAGCAAGCAATGCAAGTCTTTCATTGGTTATAGTAAAATCTTTTAAGGTAAGCGGGAGGCGTAATTTAGCCGACCATAAAGTTTGCCTTTCTAGCGACCTAAGCTCGTTTACCATTACAAGCCTTGGATCTATTACTAGCTGTGCTTGCTTTTGTTGGCTCCTATTCTGTAACTGTTTTGTTACTTGCTTTACAGCCACAAGAAAGCGAGATGCTTCTTCCTCGCTCATCACACTTTCCGGTTCCGGCTTATTCTCGGTCGTTTCCCTTAAGTAGCGGTCAATCTCATTTTGGAGCTGCTCTAAGTGTTCGCGAGTAACTTGAACCCCCAATAAATCTTCGCCACTTTCGTCAGAATAATAAGTAGGCAGAATTAATGTCGCCGTATAATCCGACAAATGTGATTGGGATTGAACTCCTGCTTTGCCTATTAATACTTCTGCTGACTTTTTGAGGTATTTCATTCTTTTTTGCTTTTTTGGTTTGTAGTTAAGGTATCTCCTTTTATATCGTACTTAATAAAAACAGTTTGCGTCAAGAATTTAACGGTAAAATGAAAAAAGGAAAATACAAAAGGGTCTACCTGCACCGAGTAGTGGCAGAGAATAAACTTGGACGCGCATTAAAAAAAGGTGAGGTTGTCCATCACATTGACGGCGATCCAACAAACAATCACCCAGACAATCTTGAAATCTGTTCGAGCGCGTCGGTTCACCGCCGCCACCATCGGCGATCTAACCTTGACAAAATGACCGCCGATCAGCCTTTAATTCAAGACGGCGATCTATGGTTCTGAACTTTTATTTAAAGGTTTTGAAGCCAAAAACTTATGCTATTAGCTAAATTTGAATTTTTCTCTTTAAACGCACACCCTTCTAAAAAGCCCTCTATCTCCAATAAAGAAAGATTGTTTTTAGGGTTTACATCCATAATGGCTAGTTCCCAGCCATTCTGAAGTTCTTCTCCTTCCTTAGTAGGAGGATAGCCAGATATTACATGAGCGGGATCATGAGCTGGATTTGCTTCTTTGATATCAAATCCGTGTTTTAAGGCGAATGATACTGCCATTTTTTCGATTTCTTCTTTAGTCATTTTTATTGTAAAGCCCATACAATATAGAGCATCCCTAATAAGGATTGGTGAATCCTAGCGGGGCGCTACTCTCGCTTAACCGTTTATTGATAGCAGCCTAACACATATTAAGCATAAGACAACCCGGCAGTTTCTTAATCTGCCCGGTTGTCTTATTTTTTAGCTTTATGTTTCTTTAGCTTCCACATAGCCGAACGGTATAATCCACCCCCCGCGCTCGCTATCTCTATTACTGGTTGATTTGTGACCATAAACCCTTGCTACTTCAGGGTCAATATTTCCAACTGTAAAAGTGCTTACTATCGGCTCTTTTCCCGTTGCGGTAGAGGTAAAAGTGACAGTCATACCAATTGACAAATAATACACTACATGACGCTACTGACAGCGATGATTTTCCTCTGTAAGTTTTTCAGATTCCGGCGTCTCTTGTGGAGTCAAAACCTGATAAATAGACTTGTTATTGATTCTAATGGTTGCAGATCGCCGTTCTGTTCCTTCTTCCTCCCACCCTGTTTTAACCAAAATTTTAAATCCTTTCTTTCCATTTTCTCCATTGCTAAGGGCAGCATAAGAACTATTTTCAAGCTTAGGCATATTTTTGCTGGTGTTGTTTTCCGTGACTGTTTTAATATAATACACGGTGCAGTAACTTGTCAAGGGGTTTGAGAAAGTATTTTTAGGTTCAATGAAAAGCTTGAAGCGCAGGCGATCGGCGCTTAACTCCTTGATCGCTCGTTCCAACTCCCGATCCACCGCCAAGAAAAATATCAAACCTGATCGCCCCTTCAACCAGCTAAACACCTCGCCGTCACACCGAAAGATTTTTCTTTTTCTAAGATTCATAAACAAAAACTAAGCAATCTCAACAAACCAGATAATTATAGATGCGAGATTACAATAGATGAGTTTGTCAATCAAAAAGTATATAGAATATAAAAACTTGAGTGACAGACTCATCCATAAACACACTAATTATCTCTCGCATCAAAACCCCATCGCCGCCGTTGTTGTGGTATAGTGGATAAATAGGCATCGTTGTAAAACGCCCTTGGCTTCAACCCTACAAAGTGGAGCCTTAATGAACAATCAAACAGTTTTACGAACCGAAAGCAATGGTATAGAGTTTTTCACCGTTGTAGCAACAGGTGAAAGCGCGGTATCTATCCGAGGGTTAGCTCGGATGTCGGGAGTGCCGTTTGAAAATGTACGGCGCTGGTTTTCGGACTTGACTCATGCGGGGGTTCCTAAATGGCTCAAGCCCTTACAGACACTGCCTTTAAACTTGACCCATGAGGTAGTCAAGAATGGAAAAGAAATTAAACCTATCCCAGCAAAGGCAGCTTCTAAATTTTTGTCCTTGGTGGCAAAGAACCTCAAGACCGATGCAGCTTTAGATAGTTTGGATGCAATAGCCGAAATCGGTCTAACATCCTACATCCAGTCTAAAACAGGCTGGTTGCCAGAGGAATTCAAGGCAGCACCAGCAGCTCACAAAAAACTGGACAGCCTACTAGACTTGGCTAAAGAATGGGAGGAGTGCCGAATTGTGGTCGATGAGGACGGCAACGAGCGTGATATGTCTGAAAGCTGGACATTTTTAGAAGAAGTTGTCTTTGCTGGCTTCAATCCAGACGAGTACCTCCAGTATTTAGTCGAAAACCGGAAATTAGACATCCGCTCATACGGCAAGTATGGAGATCCGGAAGGATTTAAGATTCACAGCGAGAGCGGGAAAATCAAGCTGTTTTTTGAAAGGAACCCTGAGATAGAAAAAAGGATGCAACCCTACACTGAGAATGTTGAGAGAATGCTAAGGGAAGCCAGAACACCTCAATCTTTTTACAGAAACTATCAGAGAAGTTACGGTGGTAGTCCAACCGCTCTTTTTGAGAGTTTGATAGAGTCTGCCTACAAAGCATAGGATAGAACGTCGCAAATTTTGGGAGGAACACTATGGTAGTTAGAGACAAAATTAATGAGATAGCTCGTTTGTTGTATGCAAGGATGGGCTACAAACAAAAAAGAGGATTCAGATTTGATGAATCCCAGCATCCCCAAGAAACAATGTGCTTCGATATGGCTTGTCTTGCTTGGGAAGAAATCACTGGAGATAGTCCAGACCTTGACTCTGAGCTTTTAGAAGAATCCAATTATGGGACAGATGAAGAATAATAAGCAGGTAAATATCTGCTTATTACCATAAATATCTGCTTATTACCAGTAGTTTGATTCTTACTACAAAATAAACGCCCCGGTTAAGCGTTTAACCGGGGCTTTCTTTTGATTATCTAAAAAGGGCTATCTAGCGGTTCAATCCATCGGCTAGGCTCTCCTTTCCAGTTGCGGTAGTGGTATCCTTTGCGCTTCAGGATTGCATAGATATGAGAACGATTTGCCCAACTGCGGTCTATTTTGGGATCGGGTTCTACTTTTTCCAGTATTTCAATTGCGCTTCTGTACTTCCATTTCATAATGTTTCTTTTAGTTTTAGTGTTTGTCTTGAATTTTTCAAGTAAATAATCCGATTGATATTAATCAGAATTACAATTTAATTGCGTTTCTATTTCGGAAGACTTTGTAGACTTCCTCCGATTTCCAGCAGCTTGTTCTCAATATCGTTCCGATTTTCAATCCACCAATGACAATCGCTAGGAAGCTTTGTCGCGAAAAGCAGGTTAGGCGGATCAAGTTTGAGTGTCAGATTGCATTCGATTGCTTTGGCGATTGCCTCTAGGTGATTTAAGCCAATTCTAAAAGCGTCCTGTTTTTCTTCCTCTGTTCCAGACAATTTTATCCAGCCGAGTTCAAGGCGTGCCGGATTTAAATTTTTGCCTTGAAGGCTTCCTCCCCAAGTGTATCCGCAGCAATAACAACCCAAAAAACCAACACATAAAAAATAATCGGTATTTTCAGACTTGCAGCGCGAACAAATCAAATTAGTCATCAGTCATTCCTCCGTTTTTTGTTTAAAACTAGCAATCCACCTTGTTCGGTAATCCATTCGGCTAAGCTTTTTTCGATTGCCCCATGTTCAATTGCTAACTTCCGTTTAGAAGGAACCAGATCGTAATGCGGAAACCCTTTGCGGTTTTGGAAGTACGATCGCTTTAGCCCGATCGCCAGCGCAACTTCATGCAATTCTTGTAGACTTTCGGGCGTTGTATCTGCGGGCCAGAGGTGACACCACTGTTTTCCATGTTTTTTAGCTGCACCTGTAGGTAAAGCTTGAAATAGTTCGTCAACATACAGCATTGGTTAATCTCCAAATTTGGGAAATAGATGTTCGTTAGCACCCTTCTTTTTGTTATTTGCGGGGGTTGCACTATTATTAGAAGCCTCTTGCCGAGGCTTCTATTTGTGTTTAATCGTGTTTTGCTAGGTTCACCCGGCTAAATTCGCCCGGAAAGAATCAATCAAAGAGGTGTCCGCATATCTATCGGGAATTTTGTCTACTAACTCCCAACCGCTAAAAATCTCACCGTCAAAATAAAAAACCGGAATATTTCTGTGTTTGGCGAAGGCTATCTCTTCTGTGGTTGATTCCCCGTAATAGAGCGATTTGTCCGAAACTACAACGATCGCATCTGATTCTAGAATTTTGTAAAAATGCAGCTTTTTGATAAGTGAGTAGTCTCGGTCTAGTGGTTCAGAGTCTTTGTGATAAGATTTTGCCCAAATTCCACACATCAAGACAACCCAGTTTTGTAAAGTTAGCGCTCTGTTTGCCTCCATACATTCAGGAAAGAAGCCATTAGAACCGCACAGTGTTACGATTCCGGATCCTTCTTCAAAATACTGTCTAGCTGATACGTTTTTCATCTTGACTCATAAGTAAATAGGGTTGATTGAATTCGACGCGCTCCCCTTTAAACGGGGAGTGTCAGAATGTTATTAGAAACCACAATCGATCAAATCGAACTCTTTTAAAAAGCTTTTTGAGTGATGATAATCGGGGGTAGGAAAAGCGAGTTGTAAATCGTTGATAGCTGCCAGTGGAAAGCGCCATGAGTCATCAGCAGCCAGGTAGACAGCTTGCTCATAAGTTAAACGCAATTTAGTAATTTTCTCCATGTGAGGAAGAAAATCAGGATCGATGTAAAAGTTTGGGTGTCTTGGGAAATAGACGGCAACACAGCGATCTGGATGCTCATCAGACAACAAATCAATCCGTTTCATCTGCTTAGACTCATTTTGTGTGACTGCCGCCGCTAGCAGTCTGAAATCAACTGAAAGTTCATAGTCAGCGGCTAAAACTTCCAAAATTGTCTCAACGTTCTCGGATGTCTTGGGAAATCGTAGAGACTGATCGTGCGGCTCATAACGAGATAAAGCTTGATCGTTGCTGTAATATATTGTTTGATCGGCGGTAACTTGATCTGCAGAAGGAGCAAAAATTGCAATCTCATTGTCAATAATTTCTACTCTTTTGGGAGTCTCGTAAAGTTCAAAAAAATCCTTTTTGCTTGGAACGGTTAAACCCATAGCTGTCAATTGTTTTTTGTATTTTGGCAAAAGTTTGATTGCACTATGTGCCTGCTTATAAGTGAGATATCGCCCCGCTTCAATTTGTTTAGCTAGACTTTTGCCGTACTGAGTATCGGTTCCGTTGAATCCGGTGTTGTCGTGACTGTGTGCGCCGTCGCAGACTTTAGACAGTGCGACTAAAGCTGCTTCGATAACGTTTAATCGACGCGGACTGGATGCGATAAATCTCATTTTGTTTCCTTTTGATTGTTGAGTTTGATAGTTAAATGTATTGCCTTTGACAGCAATCCCTAAAAGGGATTTTAGGGTCTAGCCAAGGGGCTAGAAATGGGCGGTTACAGCATGAAATCAAGACAGAAGGATTGATTGAGCGCACCTCCTCTAATTTCAATTATAACATAAACCCTTTATATCGTCAAAAGTTTTAGAAAGATTCTATTAAAAGAGAGTCAACTTCGTCCAGACGGGTTTTTGGGTACTAGGCTCCGGCGACAATAAGAAAGTTCTTCTTGTATTGTGGGTATTTAAGGATTTTAGCCGCTACCCGCTGGCATCCTTCGAGGGAGCCAGATCCGATGACTGTAGCATGGGTTGCACCGTACAAAAGGATTTCATATTTCCCTGCGGTTTCGGTTGCCAGAATGAAGCTGTGTGCGTCCTCATAGACGATCGCGGCAACCGCTTTGTCTAGTCGTTTTTGCCATTTTTCGGCAGTGTGTAGAAATTCACACATTCTCTTTCAATTATTTCTAAAATAGTAAACAGGAGCCAAAGTCGATGAGCAAGGCAAGCAGTAGTCAAGCAGAAAGCAAAATTGATTCGGAGTTCCATTAGTTTTTTTGGTTGTGTTTGTATCAAGGTGGCAATAATTTATCTATTGCCCGCCTCTGTTGAATTAAAGGCTCTTAACGTCGTTAAATTCGTCTATGGGACTGCCTTCTTCATCTTGAAAATAAAAACCGTCTATTTCCCATTTGTTCTCTGTTCTATACCACGTCAACCGCCCAACTTTTTGTCCTTCAGTTTTGTGACCCGCTGTCAAAAGCCATTGCTCGATCTGCTCCCCAAAAAAAGGATGAGCATATTCAACTAATATTTCTTGTTTATTTAGTTGGTAAAAAATCTGCCGAAATTTCTCTCTAAATCCTTTGTCTTTTGGGTATTCGGGGAGTGTGTTGGGTAATTGTTTTTGCCAAGCTAAATCAGCTTCAACCGTTTGCTGCTGACGTTCTGCTTCGTATTCCTTCAGACGGTTAATTAAACTGTTGACAGTTTCAGAATCAGGGTTTGTCTGCAAGAATGTTTCGAGTTGAGATTGAATGTCGGTGAGTTTGTTTGTCATTGTTCTTGTCGAGTTGTTTCGGTTGCTAAATATCGAACGAGAGGGGTTCATTCCCCTTTGACATTTCTAGCTGGTTCTAGATAAGACTACGATTTGATCTATATCGTCAACTCGGATATTAAAACCCTTCTTTTTTGCCTTGTGCAGTACCCCCTCTAAATCGAGCATAGGGATGTGAGTTTTGAGCGTATCACCTTCTACTAGAGAGCGAGTGCCAAGTATTACTACCAGCCTTAGAGCATCTCCTGCATAAGAGATCGCGCTCAAGTTGCTGACTTTTAAAATTACAATATCTGACCGATGCTCTGTTTTTCTAGACAACCACGTTTTTCTAGACAACCACATGGTTTGCTGTTTAGTTGCAAAAACAGTTTTTGATAAAAAGTCACGATTAGTCACTACCGTCTGGACGGGCAGACTGGCAACCACTGCCTCAAATTCCTCTTTATAAATTTCTGCTTCTGTTTCAAGTTTTTGTTTGACTGTCGCTGTGGCGTTTTGAGATATTTCGGTGTCGCTAGTGTGATCGCCAAAATCTGAGCTATCGACGATCGTTTCAGTAGGTAAAGAAGCCAGAGGTTCATCAGTCTTTTGCTCAACTGCTTCGATTTTGTCTTGAGTTTCGGCGATCTGTGTCAGAGATTCGATAATGCGCTGTGCTTCTGCTTTCAATGATTCGTGATTGTCGTTAAGGTAGCCTTCGACAAGAATCTGTTGCGTATTTCTCAAATCCCTGAGTTGCTTTTGTAGTGTGCGGTATTTGCCGTCTGCAAGGGCTGTTTCAATCAATTCAACTTTTGCTGCTGCTGAGAGTGTCATATTGTTTGTCTCTTTAGTGTTAAGCTGGACGCTTTTTCTTTTGGCTACCAAAGCCTAACAAACGTCAACCCTTTATGTCAAGTTATTTTAGAAAGATGTTTAGACAGCAGAAAGAAGCGAGAGACATTTATCCATTCCACTTGTTGAGGTTGTTTTTATTCTTGGCTTCAAAACTAAAGCAACCTGTACAGGTAGAATACCGATAGAGTCGGAAACGTAATAGATGAGTTTGTCAATCAGGATTACTATAGAATATAAAAAAACTGAGTAACAAACTCATCCATAACAAGTATCAGTCAATTTTCCTCTCGCTTCAGTTTTGGGTGTTGTCGGTTGTCGGGGGAGGATCGGCAGCGACCAGTCGCAAGTACAAATCAAAAAGCGCCACCAGAACGGTCACGGGGTACGCTGTAACTATTTCGCGGGTATCAAACGCTTGCACGGTTGCAATGCCTCTAAACGCGCAAATTTTGGCCGCTACAGACTCGATTAAGTCAATCTCTCCCTGACCGAGAGCGATGCCGACAATCTGCGCGTACTCAGAGATAGACAGGTAGTTGTGTTCTGGAAGTGGGGCGATTTTTGATAGATTCATATTTTTTGCTTTCGAGTGTAGGGTCATCGTATCTTGAGGCGAGAGATAGTTGGCATGGGTTTATAGCTGAGTCTGTCACTTAATTTTTATATTTTATAATCTTTCTGATTGACAAACTCATCTATTATCTTCTCGATTATATATACCTTGTGACTGTAGAACTTTATTAAATTTTGCGTTTAAGATTTTGCCAAGAAAAAACCCGGCGTTTGGGATGGATGCCGGGGAAACAGGGTAAAATTTTGATGGTTTTTGGGCTATTTATTACGCAAACAGTTGATGTCTGTGCTATAATTGAAAGATTAAGCCGATCAGGTGCTGACAACACCTTTCTATTGATCGGCAGTTCACTAAGTGAGTAATGAACATGACAAGTTTAACACCAAAAGACAGAAAAGGCTACAGCTACCGAGTACAGTTGGCAGCAAACACACCGGGTCATCCTAAATATGAAGAGGCAAAAGCAAGACTTGCAGAAACCTCTACACCCGCACAAAAGGTAGTTGCACCAGAAGCAGTAGCAGAGGCAAAAACTTTTAGCATTGAACTTGCCCAACAGTTGATCGATTCGGGTAATCGTTTTCCCGTAAGTTTTGATTTGGCATGGCAATGGATTGGTTACACGCGAAAAGATAACGCAAAAAGAGCGTTAATTGAGGCGGGGTTTATTGAGAATGAAGACATCCTCATAACTGAGGAAGCGACAACCACAGGCATTTCGAGAAAGCTTAATGAGAATATCTTTCTAACTATTGAATGTTTCAAAATGTGGGGCATGATGGCAAAGACGGCGCAAGGTCGCAATGTTCGGGAGTATTTTCTAGAGTGCGAACGGATAGCGAAACAGAAGATCGCTAAACAGGCAATCACCAAACCAAGCCCGCAACCGACAGCGCCGCCAATTCCACAACTACCTGGTGACATTCGACTTGTGCAGATGGTGTCAACTCTCAAAGATCTTGACTTTGAACTATTAAACCCGCGCTTTAAGCAGGGCTTGCAAGACTTGGCGGCGGATATGCTCGGAATCAGCCAACCCCGTCTAGAAGCCGAAAGAACAGCCGATCAGGAAGGTGTTTGGTGCGGTTGTGTTGAACGTGCCGAACAATTAGGCTTTCCAGTTGGGCTGCTGATTGAGAAAAGGACAAGCCTAGGGCGTTGGGTTGCCTCTCGTATCACTGACAGCGTAAAAGAGACTCGACTTTGCAACGGAACTCAAAGACCTATCAACGTCTACCGGGTAACGGATGAATTAGACCGGGTGATCATCTCCTACTTTGACAAGCTGAACATCTCACTGTAAATCTTTCTCGCCTCTAACTAAAAGCCGCCCAAACACCGGGCGGCTTTTTACTGCTTTAAAGATGTCTAGTGGTTACTCAATCCTTTGTTGGTTATTATTTGATTCGCAAAAAATCCTCAAAGTCTTTTACGGTTAGTTTTGCTCCGATTAGTACCTGTTGTATAAAGCATCCCAAGCGAAGGAACGCATTTGCAATACGAAGTTTGAAATTTTCAACTCTAAAGAAAATATTCTTTTCAGTTTCGGACGCAGACTCTATTCTGAGTTTCTGCAAAGCTGTCTCAACTTTTAGCAACAACTCTTCTTCTGTCATTTTTCGCAGTAAATCCTTAGATATGTCCAAGGTCTTGGATATGCTGTCTAATTCTTCTTCCGTTAAATTTGCCATCTCTTTCATCCTTCTTGTGTTGTTTTGTGGTATATCGGGGCGATAGAACCATTGCCTCGGCATCGGTTAATTATCAAACAGTTTAAGTTATTGCCGGATGCAAATTAACTTTTACGTCTAATTTTTTAGCTTTGTGCAAAAAACTTTCGAGGTCAAAGTCACGAATATTTGTGCATAAAACCCCTCTCTTAGTCAGGATCGGAGTGCCGAATAATGCAATGACTTGCAGCGCGTCGCCAGCATAGCAGTAATGGTAGATGTTGCCCCCGCCCTTGATAAATGTCACCCCGTCGCCATCACCATCTTTTTTGGATAACCAATACTTTTCTTGAGCCGTTCCGGTGTTGGCGCGAGAGCCAAACTCGCTATTGTTGCTGATCGTTCCCTCTGGTAGCGATGCCAGAATTTTATCAATCTTTTGCTCGACTGTTGCAGCGGTCGTAGATCCTGAATATTGCATTGTTTTTTCTGCGGTAGATGTTTTAACTCAGGGAGTCCAAGTGCTATTTAGAATCCGCACTGAATCGGCTTAAATTCGTTAAGTAAGGCTTCCGAGTGAGTGTAGTCAGGAGATGGAAAATACGCCAACAGCAGGGGTAAAGTATCGAGACAAAAGCGCCATGTATTATCGGACTTACAATAAACGCCGTCTAGATGAGAGACTTTGCATTTGAAATATTCATCGGCATCCGTGAACCCTGAAACGACAATACAGCGCTCAGGGTGTTCGTCTCTAAATAAATCTACTCGCGGATTACAAGCTTGTTTGAAAGTGACCGAATAGTGGTAAGTCGTTTCTGGAAAAGCCGTGATAACTTGTGGTAACTGTGAAAGTGCAAAACGCCACGAACGATCGTCAGAAATAAAATGCGCTTTGAGGTTAACAATCGCCAACTTTGTCGGAATGTGGTCATGAGGCGCATAAACTGCAATTCGCTCGTCAGGTTCGGCGTCAGCAAGTAAATCAACTCGTAGGGCTGGCAAAACTTCAACTTTAATCATCTAAAACCTTCACTTTTTAGTTGCTAAATATACTTTTTCAAGATGTTCAAAATGGTGCTACGCCATAAAGGTTTAAAAGATACCTGATCGTGTTTGCTGCCATATCCTGTTATTTTTAACAAGGCACAATGATCAAAACCTTTGCGCTTTGTGGGAACGTAGGCGGCAAAATAGCGTGAGTTTTCGCCGTTATATTCCCAGTAGCCTCCAATATCCTCTTGAAACCCGCACTCTTCCAGTACGTGATCAATTTCTAGATCTGAACACTTGAAAATTTTAGCGATGTCTTCTGAGTCTAACAACTTAGCCTCTTTGTCTTTTACCCATTGACGCCAAAAATTTAATACCATCTTGTTTTTGTCTATCTTTAAATTTTTGAGGGGTTAGAGAAGACGCTCATGCCCCTCATGTTTTTAAGCAAGTAGTAATGTTAACATTTCTTTTTTTGTCGAGGTAGGCTTTGCAATTAGAGATTCATCAACATACGCGAGCCATTGTTGTTCCTCTCGATCATACACAATAGACCAAGTTTTATTGTCAACCGTTAGCAAATCGAAACCAAGCGAGACGTTCAAAAGTTTTCTAGGATTTGCTTTCGATTCAGCGTGGCAGTCTTCCAAAAATTCTAAATACTCAGGATCTCTTTCGTCAAGATTTGAGCGAATAATTTTAGGATTTGCGGGTGTCGGATTTTCTATCGTGGCAATATCGTTTTTATACAGTTCAATTAGTCGTTGTGCTTCCGCTTTGAGAACTTGAAAAGCTTTGTTCAATTTGATTCTTAGAGTAACTAGGTTGGCATCCCTCAAAGTCTTAAGCTGAGATTGTAGCCTGCGGTAGCCTAGAGCGATAGCTGTTTCAAGTTTTTCTATTTTGGTGGCGGCGGTCATGACTGTCATGTGATTGTGTCCTTTGCTCGATGTGATTGTTGTCTAACTATTTAAGTCTATCACGTAAACCATTGATGTCAAGATGTTTAAGAATTTTTTTTAAATGGGTACTATCACAAAAACAACCGCCCCATGCTGGGCGGCGTCATATTAAACGTGTTAGGTGTTAGAGAATGCACCTTAGGAGGGCTTTTACCATCCGAGTTGGGCTAAACAATCCGCCCAAGATTTGACCGAGTCGATTTGCGTTAACTTGTCCCAAATATCGGCAGTGCCACCGAGAAAAGTATGTTTGCTGTCTTCCACCGGATACACGTTAAAAGTGTCTTCTAGTTTGACCGTTGCCTGTGCGAGCGTTTCTGCATATTGCTCATCAACGGGATCGGGACACGCAGTAATCCAGATAGCTTGTGATGGATGGGGTCTAGTTGATCGACTAGCTAACTCAAGGATTAACGCTTGTAAAGTCATGCTAAATTCTCCTTTATTAACAGCAAGGTTGTCGATTAGAGGTAAAGTCGCAAGGCGTTGTAATTACTGTTCCGCTTGATGTTTGTCTTTGATGGCTTTTAATTCTTTGTAAGTCAGTCCGACCGGATTGAAGTTCTGAGGAATCCACATCACATCTCTACCTGAAAACCTCCCAGTGTAGTTCCATTCACAGTCTGAATTGTTTGCCAATCCTCCGATACACTTGCCATGCTCGTCATAGTAAACGATGAAATATCCCGCCGATGGTGCGCTGATTGTTTTCTGTGACATTTTGGTTTGACCTTAATTTAAATGACAGGCTCAACAAATTGTTATTTGCTTCAATCACTAGATTCGTCAGATTCTTCACACTCGTTAAACATCCCGTTTCGCCGGAGTAATGTGTCCATGTCATCATCAGAATCGTGAACGACCAAACCTTCACGTAGTTCATTGGTAAATAAGCACCATTTCTGGCTTTTTGGGTCAAATCCTAATTGCATGATTAATCTATTGTCTAAACTCCGGCTTTTGTGTCTTTAACTTTCTCTACTATAACACATAAACTATTGTTGTCAACTCTTAATTGAAAATATTTTCTGGACAATCGACTGCAAAGAGAAGCCACGTTCAAAAGGGCTTAAACGTGGCTTAACTGTCTAATCTGTGATTAGGTCGTTGCAGGAGTAAAGCTCCATTCAGGAGAGGATTTGAGTGCGGGTAACTTAATTGTTTTGGGTTTTGTCGGAGCGAGTTCTATTAAGCGCCGCCGAAATTGATTAAAATAGAGGGGAGCTATCTTCCAGACTGTACTCGTTCTCTCTAACTTGACGGTAATGAGGTTGGTGCCGCCCAACACGTTCGCCCGTGTCGCGTCTAAATGCTCTTGTAGTAAGGGTGTGAGATGCCACCGCTGTAGACTAGCTTCGAGGCTCATTGGGTCAGTGTCAGTGTGAATCAGCTGCTTTCGTTTTAATCGGGTGCGGGTTGCTTGCGTGCAGCCTGATATCCATCGCAGGTCTTGAGTCACCGCCGCCATAACATCAGCCGGATACAGTCGATCTAGCCATCCTACCAGCGCAAGCTCTACCTCTGGCATATTGGCTTTAATCCACTTTGCCTCCGCTTTAGTGATGGCTATTGTAGTGTCAGTGCTGTTGTCGATGTTTGGGATGGTGTGAGTTGTCATGGTGTTTTTCTGAATGATTGACGTGCGGTTTTATTCAGCCTTACCGCAGTCTGGCGAAAAATTTTATTTCCAAATTTTTGGAAAATCGTTAACTTCCTTCACTTCAGATACAGTGAATTCGCAGCCACATATACCTTCGTCTACTAAATCAAGCTCAGCACAAACGCCTACATGGTTACTATCCTTGTTTTTGTAAAGTGCTAGGCTTTCGATTTTTCTTACATCTTTCAAAAATGCGATAGGGCTTAACGGTGGTTTTAGATCCCAGGTTTCTTCACCGAGTGCTTCAATATAAGCATTGACTTCACAGATTATTATTGAATCTTCCTCAAGGAACTTTAGGTTGTTGTCACTGTTCTCAAATGTGATTTTCAGGTGCATTGTTTTGATTTGTTGATTTTTAATAGCTTGCGGTTCTATTTAGCCGTACCGCAGATTGGTGCTAGTGTTGCTACAGAAATTCAGTTCTGACTAATCCCGTTTGAAGTGCTATAGACTCGCTGCGCTCGCCTCGTGCTAAATAACAGGCATCCGTCTTTCTTATGCACAGCCATTTGTTATGACTTTCTTGAATTGCGTACAACCCTGCTTTAGCTGCTTCGACTCTCAATTGTTCGATTGATTGTGTCATTGACCTACTTTGATGAGTTTTTTGATTCTTTCTTAATCTCACATAAACTCTTGATATTGTCAACCCTTGTTTAAAAGAAAGTCCTAAAGCAGCCTTGATATTTAAATCTTACCAAAGTTTAAAAACAAAAGTTAATCAAACTCATCAGATAGAACGTATACAAAAACGACAACAGAATAGATGAGTTTGTCACGTAAAAAGATTATAGAATATAAAAAACTGAGTAACGAACTCATCTATAAGCCTATATCAATTATCTCTCGCTTCAAAAAATAAAAAAAGTCCCCGGCGGCGGGAGCTAAAATTTGCAAACTATCAGAGCTACTTCTACTGATTTGCAGTGATATCAACGAGCAAACCACTGATTTATTTAAAAATCCTTGCGCGTTACATCAAGAGATGTCAATTTTACCAAAATAAAAGTGACGATTGATTGGAGTTTTAAAGTAGAATAGAAATACAAATAATTGAGAAGTATTAGAGCAATGTTGTCACACATTAGAATATCGAACGACTTAGCGCTAAATTTAGACGGATCAAGATTACACGCATTTGTGGGACAAAACGATTCAGGAAAAACCTTCGCCTTGAAATACATAGAAGATAACTTTATCAGCTCGTATCATAATCTTGAAGACAGCGCACTTAGACGACCAAGTAATACAACTCAATGGAACCCCGATTATCCCATAGTGCAATCTAATGGCTGGGACTTGCCTATTATATTAGATTGCATGAGGAAACAAGAGGAAGAGAAATTCAGATATTTGGAGAAAATGCTTAAAAGAATTATCCCAAACATAGAAACAATCACATTGTTTTCACGTTTGACCCTCTCTGGTGATATTACTGAAGTCTTCTTTGATACAGCTACTCACAGCAATGTTAGTTCACAGAAAGTTAATAAAGGTACAATTTTTACCCTTGGTTTGCTGGCTATTCTACTAAGTTCTCATCAATCTAATTTGGTTTTGTTAGATGATATAGAACAAGGACTTCACTCGGTTGCACAACGTGAATTGATGACAGTTATCAAGGAGATTATTCAAATCAACCCTAGTTTACAAGTTATTTTTTCAACTCATTCACCCTATATAGTGGATGAATTAGCGCTGTCTCAAGTTCACGTTTTTAGCAATCAAGTGGCGGGTGGCGGTACTCTGGGTTGTAAGCGACTAGATGAACACCCTGATGCGGAATGGGCAAAGCAAACTTTGACCACAGGAGAATTCTGGGATGCTGAGGGGGAAGATTGGGTCACACAAGGCTAGCGATACTTGCCCTCAATCAATATCTTGGCTGTCTTGCTGTCGATTACGCTCATGCCCAACTGAAAAGCAAAAGCCATATTCTCAAAAGCTTTCTGGGTGACTGGCCCCCAGCTACCATCAGGCGTCCCCGACTGAAATTGTGGAAACCGAGTGAGGCAAATTTGAACTTGCTTAACTAAGCCAATGTTTTGCTTGACCTCGGTGATCGGTATATTTAATTTGCGTTCGTAAATATCCTGCAATCTCAACCCCCCTTGTGCGCCCGGTTTCCATACGCGCTTGTCATTGCTGGGGCCATCAAAGAAGTGAATCCAAAGTTGACCCTCGGCGTCAGGGCCGCACAATCTTGACATCATTCCGTAAGAATACTCTAAATATTCGCCCGAAACGCTGGTGTCGTAACCATTTGGATACCACTCACCCCAAGGATCGTGAACAATCCAGCATTGTTTCTCATCGTCGTAGCCAACTATTACAAGAATATGGCCAAAACTGGTAAACCATCCGTGAACTATGCAAATTTTTCCCTTGTCTAGCCAAGCTTTGACGTTTTCCCACGTAGCGTATGCGGTAAAGCGCGGGCGATAGCCGTGCCTCTGTGCCAGTATCTCCAAATCTCCCGGGGAATGTCGAGACAAACCGTTGTCCAGACAATAACGGGTTAAGTAGTCTTCTAGCTGTTCCCCAGTTTCTCGCAGTAGAGGCTCCCCTTCTTTACCCATCGCCATAGCAACTGACGTGGTATTGCAGGTTCCCGAGGGATGCCATAAGTTGTTATCCTGACGCAAATAAGGGGTTTGAACCAGCACTCTTGCCATTTTGTTATACTTCTATCTATTTTCCACTTATAATTATAATTTACCCAAAATTCAAAGCAATAAGTCTTTGTTTGTATAATCATTAGCGTCGCTCTAATGACATTGGTTGCTATGCTGTAGCAACTCAAAATTTATTGACTGCGACAGAAAAATGACATTTTTGAAAATTCTCAATTGATTTAAGAATGTTAACCAACTATACAGACCAAATTTTGACATTGTTGATTTTAGCAGTAATATTAAATTTTTATTTAGCATACAAGCTAGTAAAAAAAGACGAATTGTTAGAAAAGACAATTAGCCAATCCTTAAGGTTCAACAAAGGCGAGGGTACGGCGCGCGGTGTCAATTCCGAAATTTTAACCATCACCAAGTTAAACACTGGCAATATAAGAACTTTGACTAAACAAATGGATCAAGTGCAGTGGTGGCTAAGTCAGCTAAATATCAGTAATTTAATTTTAGCCAAAGAAGGAGAGCCAGATAGTGTTTCTGTTATGGAAGAATTACAGCAGCGAGTAGAATGGATAAAAGAGCTAGAACAACGACAAACTAATGAAGCGGATTTTTACAAAGGAGACTAAATGAAAATATCTTTAAAAGTAAAATCAGCATTGTTAGCTGATTATGTAATTATTTGCATATCAACTGGCGTAATATTACTTGGATGGAGCTACATGGGTTTGACTCTAACATCTAAAACTCCGCCTCCTGGAATGCCAACTCTAACAACTTCTCTAGCCTTTGGTGCTGTTGCTGCTGGAATAAAAAAAAGTCTATCCAAACCAGATTCATCTATTGAAGGATCTGTAGTAAATGCTTTTTTCATGGCTTTAAGTACGACTCAATTAGCTTTGACCGTTCATTATAATTTACTTGTCTGGCTTGATAAAATAGTTCCAGTAGAACTGTCTGCAATGATTGGCGGTCTGGCGACCATACTTTTAGCCATAACAAATTTTGGCAACTCAGGGTATCAACAATCTACCTCTTTACGACCTGAAAATGAATCAATCGAGCAAGAAGCCCAAGTTGACTCAACTCAAAATAGATAAATTGACCAATCCTGTCTCAAGAACAACACTCGATCAGTATAACGACAGACTAGGTTAGGGAGTTAATAAAGAAGAAACTATTTAAAAAATTTTTAGTTGCCCTTGACAGATGTAAAGGGTTTACACTATACTGTAAGTGTTAAGGTAAATAGCACAAAATAATCAAACATGAAAGTTCAACAACTTCGCAAAATTGCAACCATTCTCAACGCTACCGTCGTCGACCGCCGTAAAATCACCGCTCTAGTCGCTGGCATCCGCGATTACAGCGATACAGTGGCAATCGGAGCCGAAAGGGAGGCAATAGCAAAACTGAAGTTAGCAATCAGTTTTGCTATTGCTTACAGCATCGATCGAGCTTTCGTCAATCAACTAAAAGTCCAAGTCAAAGCACTAAAACCACTCATCAAGCCAGAACCTACCAGCGTGACATTTGACGGCTTCAAGCCTCCTTACACCTACAGTACGGGAACGATCGCCCACAGAGGCAGAATTCACAAATTCCTCTGCTACTTTAACGCCCCCTCACTCGCTAACGAGGCAAGAGCAATCGATCCAACGTTTGATGCCACCGTTACCCCGGCGCTCCAAACCGAACTTAGGGCGATCGTCAAAGCTGCACTGATCGAAACTTGGAACCGTCACCGTTTTGCCATCATTCGCCAAGCTGCTTAATCTCTCACAAAAAAACAACAATCTAAAATCATGAAAAAGAATGTAGAACTTTATCTGCAAATGTGTTGTAAACCTGCAATGGAAGATAAGCTTGTTCTTATTCCGGAACCCGGACAACTTTGCTGGATTGTAGAAAAGTTTAACTGGCCGTTGTTAGACGATTATTTTCAATCAATTACCTTGTCTGACAATGAAGATTCTTTTATGTTGCAAGTTTGGAACACTTACACCGATCCCGATTGTCCTGAATGCACCAGTGTTGTATCTAGCGACATAACACTCAAAGAATTGCATCTTAATTTGCAACGCATGGCTAAAGCAGAGTCTATAAAGAAAATTGCAAAATGGATACCGCATTGGGAAAAAGAAATAGGAGCTATCATTAGTGACTTGTCGCAACAAGGAATAGGAATTCTAGATCCAAGACTAAAATCGGTTTCAGAGAAATTATACAAGATTCGGTCATTGGTAAACAACCATGACAAAGATTCTGAGATAAAAGAATTGCTCCACCTACAAAGGAAGCTGGGTGCAGAAATTGAAAGATTTGATTGAATGGATTATTGCGTCTTTGAAATCCGCCATTTCTCCATTAGCAGAATTAGCAGAGCTAGAAGTCTCGAACAAGTAGGCACTTAAAAAACTTTAAGAAAGGCAAAATTATGAACACTTTTGATTACAAGGTAGGGGATGTCTGGGAGTATCAGTATCAAGAAAAGCAAAAATGGATTATTGAAGAAAAATGTCTGGATTTTTGGGGCGAGGAAACAGGACATTTTCGTTGTCGTCCTCTTGCTCCACTACTTTATGATGATGTCCAAACTTGCTACTGACACGAAAATCAAATTCATATGTGGGGAAAATTAATTGAAAACCAAACAGAAAAACGGTTGTGTTTTTTACGGCCTCACAAGTCTGCTTGAGGAAATTGCAGGCAATTCAGAAAGTTTGGTGGCTCAAAAAAGCGCGGGTCGCTGCTACCGCTGTTATTTTTTAGAAACTGTCATTCCTGCACAAACCAAACTAGCCAACTCAAAACTACTGGCAAAACTATCTTTTTAGCTTTACTCAACCTGAAGCTCATTTTTGATCAAGTAAACTTTCTGCAATATGAAAAAGTTATTACTTTCTCTCTTTGACTACAGTGGCAACAGTTCCGACCCTTACCGTCAAGACCCTGATTGGGATGTCTTGCAAATAGACATCAAGCACGGAGGAGATATTTTGAAGTGGGATCATGAAAAAACGTATAAGTACCACAACCCCTCTGAAGTGGGAATTATTTTGATGCCCCCTTGTACTGATTACGCCCTTTCAGGAGCTAGGTATTTTGCAGTTAAAGATGCAGACGGCCGAACTGAAAAGTCACAAGAAATTTTGATGAGGTGTAAAACTATCATAGACTTTTTTAATAACCTAGGCATCTTAACCTTTTGGCAATTAGAAAACCCAATGAGCCGAATTCATACCTTAAACCCTTGGTTGGGTAAACCACTTTTAAAATTCAATCCGTGCGATTTTGCAGGCTATCTATCAGAACCTGAGTCTGATTGTTACAATAAAGCTACATGGTTGTGGGGGAAATTTAACATACCGAAAAAGAAACGTCTAGAACCCTTGTATAAAGAAAACCCGGGCTGGAAAAATTCAGGAGGGAAAAGCGAACGCACTAAAGAGTTAAGGTCTGTTACCCCCAAAGGATTTTGTACCGCCTTTTACTTGTTTAACAATTAACTTATTGAGGTCTTGTTTTTCTGGATCACAACTGGAATTGAACCAATATCGTTTTATTATTACCCGCTAAGCGGTCTAATATCGAAAACTAGATATTATTTAAGTGTCTTTTATTGACAAACATAGGATAACAACTATGGCTATGAATAAAGAAATCTGGGCAGCCATCCAAACTTGTCAGAAATTCTCTGCTCGAGTTCGTAGGTTGGTTTGCAGATTTCAAATCTTATCTGACAAAGCTGAATTAAGCGGGTTTGATGACTTATCGTTACAACTCAATCATTTCTCAGAAGATATCAAAGCTCTTCGGGACTGCTCAGATATTGAGATTCACAGCCTTCAGAGCAGACTTTATTCCTGATAGTAGTAGCGATAGGTTTGTCGGCTGCAGTATCCAAATATCTTTATTGAGTAAAGTCGGGGGGTGGAGTCGAACCACCAAATTTCACCTTATGAGAGTGACGAGCGACCGCTGCTCAACCCCGGCACAACCGAAGGGCGTGAGTCATTAGCATCGTGCCTTCGGTATTAGCAACTATCTCTTTCACGAGATTTCACTGGTTGGGAGTGATTGCTCCCAGTGCCAGCGCTGGTGCTGCCCCAGTTCATTGCCAGTAACATTTTAGCGTGAAATCAAAAGCCGAGACGTGGAGTCGAACCACCTAATTGCTGATCAGGCAACAACCACTTTCACGGTGGCGCGTAACCGCTACGCTCTCCCGGCTTGGCCCCATATTTAACGTCATGGGCTAGACGGATTGACAGGGTTTTGCTATCCCTCTGCAATTTTTGATTAATCGCCTTGCAGGGCGATCTACCTAAATGAAAGCCGATTGCCATGAAATTTTATTTTACGATTGAAAAATTAGCATTGCTGCCAATATCAACATCAAATTCTTGCAAAAAGCGCATAAACTACCTCATTGTTATTCAGTAAGGAGGCATACGTTTTAGCCCTGGTATGCCAGCAGGTGCCATTTATACTCTCACATTAGGTTAGCCTTAAGTCGGGTTAGCAACTAGCGTCACGGCTTGATATTGAGTGGCTTGCTTCTGCTATTCTAGCAACAACAAGATTAGATGTCAACAAATTCAATTATCAAAAGCCGCAAGCTGGAATCAAACTAGCACCCACCCCCGCACATTTAGAGCGGTGGTCGAACTATCATTATTTCGATTGCGGCACAATGAGCGGGTTTGCAGTCCCCGCTTTATTTTTTAGCACACCCGCTATCAAGCATAGATCGGACGTGTTTAATAAAAACAGTTGTAGCGTGTCACATGGCTTTTTCCTCTCGACGAGTTTCAGGACTATAATACCTGTGAATATAAACTGGGAAATTTACGAACCAGCGATACATTGGTTAAACTGAGATTTTAACAAATTAGAGTCAATCGTGTCAACTTTTTTGTAGCAAGAACTAAAATATTTTTGATAATCTGTTGCTGTCCATTGAAGTCAGACTAGACAATCTCAACCTAGTCTTAGCAGTTTGCAACAATAACTCAACGCAATCACATGATTGCCCAGTACAAAACAGAAGTTGACCAAAAATCTGTCGCTACCGGGTCGGTATACTAGAGACGAACTAAGTAAATGACGGGCGATCGCCCAACTGGTTGAGCAAAAACTTCATTTGCAGCAGCGTGGCAAAGCTGCTTATCTTAATAAAAAATCCCCAGCAGCTACCAACTGACTAGGGAAACTCACAACAATTATGACACTACTTATTGTACAATAAATTAAAGTAATTAGAGGAACTTGTTATGGGAAAAGTGAAATTTAAGAATCTTCAAAGACATTTAAAACTGGTTCAAAATCTAAATACACATATTGCTAGCAAGCAAACAGAACGAAAAGAGATATTCAGAAATATAGCTCAACACGCTACTCGCGAGCAAGTAGCTTTAGCAACAGAGCGGGTAGGTTATAAAATGCCTCAAGGGTATTTAACACAAGCAGCGTTGGTTGAAATGTATACTGCTTGTAGGTTTACTCGATCGGTAGCTACGAAGAATCCGGCACTGTATGCTAAATGTTTCAATTATAAGCCTGATAATTTTATCATGGACTTAGCCTTTAACGAGTGCATGAACTGGTGGGCGGAAAACAGCAGCCCACTGTATTGCGTGACGGCAGAAATGGCTGAGGCATTTTTTGAAACAGACGTTTTATGTAAAGATGGCATATTTAAAGAGTTAAATCTACCTTTTCAACAATTTATTTTTGCGTTACCCAATGGTTTGATTTGTCCTCCTGACACTACGGGTATTTTTGTTGATTTTTTATTAGCAACTTGCTTTAAGAAACCAGGAACTGACACTCAGTGGATAAACTTGTTCTTTATAGACACAAGCGGATACAACTGGACTTGTGGTATTGGAATCAATCAAAATGGAAACACAGACATTAGTAATGGAGATACTTTAAACGTAAAAGACAGTATGTTTTGCAACAAGATTATTTCATTGGTTCTTAATATCTTATTGCTTTTAGACAACCCACAAAATCCTCTTTTTAGCGATGTACTGCCGTCAGAAGTTGCTACAGAACTTACGCGAGCCAAAGGATTTAGCAAAAAGTCTGAAGTATTGCCACCTAAATACCCGCGATGGATTGGGAAAAATTATCGAATCAAGCAGGAGCGATCGCCCACATCAGAGACTTGTGGTACTCACTCATCGCCTCGCACTCACTGGCGACGAGGACACTGGCGGTGCATTAAACCGGGTGAGGGAAAGAAGTGGAAGAAAAGCAAGCGGCTATGGATTGAACCCGTACTGATTAACGCAGGTATTGAATAAAAACATTTATATATGCCAAAAGAAAAAGCCTTATTATTTTTGCTGATAAGATGGATAAACCAAACTTACACTTATACACCTAATTAGAACAGATACACATTTGCTCAAAAAATTTGCTATACTGTAGTTTAACATTCAAATTCAAAACAATGAAAAACTTTAGTAAAGAACAAAACCTGCTTGCAAGGCTCAGAACAACAGATGTATATGATTGGCAGGAGTTTAACCGATACTATCAGAATGAAGAATATGGTGATAGTATTTTAGAAATTTACAGATATTTATCAAAATGTAGTCAACTGACTTTTGAAGAACTGGAAAAGCACATTAATAATTTACCAGATTTTTGTTTAAAAAACTACCAACAAACGGATAGTAGTCGCGTCTTGACAGCAAGTGAACAAGTAGTTGTCGATATTTTTAGAACTATGCAAGAATAGCTAAAATAGTAAGATATTAAAAAGTTAAAAACGTGACTGAGAAAATGAGTAAAAAGACAGAGTTGATTTGGCTCTGGGGCAACTAACTTAATCTTTTATAAACAAAATAACATCTGGCTTGAGAGACGCATTAATTTTAGGTAATTGAAAAATCTTGCCATCCCCATCTAGTCACGTAACCGTCACAAAAGAATCAGTTGATTGACGGCTTTCAAAAGTTTTTCCGTGTTTTTGACTCAAAAATTTCTGGGTTAAGAATGGTTCTTGTTCGACTTCGCAAACATTCAAACCATTCGTTTGATTGCAATGATTGGTCTTCTGTTAATTGAAGTTTTTGTATTTCTGGTTTAATTGGTTGTTTTTGTTGCGATTCTTCGGGCGCATTGGCGTCTTCCGATCTCATACTTTTAGTTTTCATTTTTTATTTTGTTAAGCGATCTTTTCTACTTGTGATAGTATAACAAACAAATAACACAATTGCTTACCAATCTCACCGCCACTACATCCCAGCACGTTACATACCGCAACAGCTAAGTTGTTGGCGACTGAATGTCTTGTTGATTGTTAAGCCCACAAACCCATCCTGTACCCACGAGACGGTGTTCTTGAATATTTCTACCAACTGCGGCGACAGTGCAAATCGAGCAGTGTTAACTTCAATGCTTTTGTTGATGTCGCCGTCGGCGTGTCTCTGGCAAGCGGCAGTCCAATCAACAAACATCTCGATCAAATCGAACAAGTTCATCCTATTGACAGAACTTTGGTGTTCAGCCTGTTTGGTGTCTAAAAAATCAACTACTCTTTGACAGTCAACTTTTTGATATTCAATCATATCAAAATCATGACCCAACCAATTATGAACCAACCATCGCCTAACGATGTCTCTGTAGTCGGAAATATCTGAGCTTATGTTCCGTTCGTTGAAAAACTCTGGGTGATGCCGATTGTGGCTGTAATGATGTCCCAGCGCTTGTCCTTTCATTTGCTCTAGACATTCTTTGTATTCCGGCGATCCGTAAGTCAAACCCCGGAGTTTGCTTGTCATCTCAGCGAACATTTCCCGCTCCGGGCTAATCAACTTTGTCCGATCGTGCGTCACAGCGCGACGCATCAATTCAATTTGCGCGGACATCAACAGCCGCATTACAAGGTCAATGTGTCGCCAAGTCTGTTCTTGAGCTTTGAAGGCTTCTGTTTGAACGCTATTCTCAGGAGTTTCGTTTGTCATTTGTTTTTTCGATTTCATTGTAATTGCCTAGAATTTAACTCTTGCGCCAATTTTGCATAGCTACTGAAATTGGCGCATCACATTATTTCACTAGGTAGTTCGCCTGTTGCATCATTAGACACAATTACCAGTCAGTGAGAACCGTTTAAAAATGCTGTAGATTCTTTCTTTTTCGAGAGAGGATTGGCTAATTCTTCGCGGATAGAAGTCAGCCGTTCCAATCTGTAAAGATAATTGTCTAATTCATCTTCACTTAAAGAAGTTTTAGCGCTTTCCAAGCCATCTTTGCATTGCTGAAGTAAAGAATCTATCTCAGTCTGTAAGAAAACATAATCTTGAAGTTTCATGACAGTAGAAACTACTTAATTAGTTGGTTTGTCAGTTCAATTCCAAGCCACCTGATCGCCTTGCAAGCAATTGCTGCACACAAGCACCAAATTGCGCGCTTTGCCATTTTTGCCCTAAAATCGCGCAAAACAGTAAGCGAATCAAGGTTTTCCATTGCTGCGCCTGTCAAAGTCAAGAAGAAAGAATCCTCAGAGTCATAGTAATGTTCATCATACAAATGCTTTGCAAGTATCAATACTCCGCCAAATTTTGACTGAAACCCAGCAAGGCAAAAACCAAGAGCAACTAAAGAGAGTATCACTACCAACACATCAAAAAATAAAAAATGATTCTTGATAGAGTGTTCCGCTGTTTGGAAAATCATCAAGCCTGTCGTCAAGCCAAGCGTAAAACCGAGTTTTGTTACCGAAATATCAATACTCCGATTTACTATGGCTATTTGATATTCTACGTGTTCATAGATTAGTTTTGTATTGTTGTGTTCGGCTTTTTGACTCTCAGGTTCTTGGAGTTGTTCGGTATTTGTCATGTTTTATTCCTAATACAACACTTACTTTAGTCTATTATAATCTATTAGGAGTGTTTGACGGAAAATCTTATCACTTTAAGAACAAAGGAGAGAGTCACAATGTCGCTAGCGCAAACTGAACCAAGTCTATCAAGGAACCAAAGAAAAAAGGAGAATGTTTACCGATTTAATCCCGATTTTTTTTGGGAGGGAGAATGGGTGTCAGGAAAAATAACAGAAGAGGTAGAGAGCGGTTTTATAAGGATAACTGGGAAAGAATATTTAAAGATTTGGACGAAAGTGCCTAAATCTGGCTGCGTTAATATTTGTCCAAAATTACACGACGCTCTTTATAAAATGTTATTAGCAAGAGCTTATCCTCATTTTGGAGTTACTGGGATTAAAGCTGTCTATTTGATTAAGTGTGTTGAGGGGGATTTTGGCAAAAAATATGTCAAGACAACCTCACACGAGGAGATAAGAAAACTAATAGGAGGACGTGCAGACGTTTCTCACGCTTCAGACAGATTTTGGGAAGCTTGTTATGAAAGGATAAGACAAGAAGATGTTATAGACAGACCAAAACCTTTAAAAGATTTTACGGCGGCAGAACGGAAAATTTGGAGAGCATTTATGATGCGCGCTTCAAAGTCATGCAACAGAAAGAAGCTGAAAAAATCTGATAATTGACAATAGAGCGTGGCAGCGGACGGTGTAATTGCTTTCTGAACCAACCACCTCAAACTGGTCAACGAAGGAATCAGGCTTTGAGGTTGACCCAAATAACGAGGTTAAATCCTTGCAAGTCCCGTCTGGCAAGCTCTTTAATAATCGGATCGGGGCGATCACACTTGTGGCAATTCAACAACCGTCCATCCGGCGCGGCGTGTCTGTGGCGGTGCTTGTGATAGCAGTGCAGTGTGGCGGCTGCTGGTTTGTCGGGTTTGGCGATCGGCTGCACTGGCACGGCTGGCAAGCAAGGTGGCGGTACGGGTTTGCACTAGACGACTTGATGGCTCAACCTAACCCAACGTACTCCCCGACTTAGAAGCGAGACAGAAATTAGTCCTTTCTATTCTTGAGTTCGTCACTCAATTTATTCTATGTTATAGATCAACTCGATTGACAAACTCATCTATTCTATGCCCGCTTCTATATATGACTTATCTGTTAAGTTTGCTTAAATTTTGTTTTTGAAAAACCGCCAAAAAACCCGGCGGCTTGGGGTACTGCCGGGTTTAGTTTTGGTGTGTGGGGGCAACCGCTAGAGGGGTTTTTGCTGATCTGATGTCAGTCGCCGTTACAGATTCTCTCAAGAAATGAACCAGTAAATTTTTAGGCTTCTATTTCTTCTTGATAGAGTTCACTAAAGTATGAGAATTTGATATTGCTAGGGAGACTTGCAGCCAAAGCGACCGCTAACGCCAATCCTTGTCTTTCAAAATCCACCTTAGAACTAAAAGCTCGTTCGTTGTAAGAAGTTCCTTGTTCATAATCTTCTTGCCAACTAATAAGATCTGCAATCAATTGGCTATTTAGATATTTTTCTAAAGTAGTCCTATGCACAACATCTCCGTTTTCATCTTCTAAAGGATAATTATCCCACGACTTTTTACAGACTTTGAGTGTGATTTTCTTAGACATGATTTTCTCCTAAGATTTAATGTTAACCTGTAACTAACTAGAACAAATGTGGTTCTTCTTCAGGGACTTTTTCTATTACGCGATAAGCTTTGCGCTCGATCCGACAAACAAACGGTTCAAATTCAATTGCTAAGTGCTTTTGACTGCCACAAGTTCGACATAATTTGGCACAATATCCTTGTTTGTTGTGCCAGCGCTCGCTGGTGAATCCGAATCGATTAGGTTCGCTAAGCGTAATCTGGCGTTGAAAGAAATACAGTTCTCCAGTTTTTAGTGGTTTGTCACATCCGTGACAATCATAAAATCCTACTGCACTTACACGCATTTCTGGCTTTTCAGCAAGGTGCTGGCAGTAAGAATTTTCTGATGTTACGCGCATTTTCGTTGTGTCCATATTTTTGATTTACAAAGAGTAAACTAGAGTAACTATTTTCGCTTTTAAACTAAGAACCGCCCCGGCAAAGGCGATTCTTAGGCGTTAAAGGTAACTAGAAATTTGCAATTCGTCCTGTATTCAGTGACTTTGTTTTCGCTAATTTGTTTTCCTGGTTAACAAGCCAATCTGTTTTTGGTATCCAATTAGCTGAATTGATCACGTATTCTAAAGTCTCAATGTCTTGGGTATAAGTTGGATCGGAGGCCTTAAACAAGATGCGACTATTATCATCAAGCGAACCTGATGTGACAAGCTCGCCATCAACGGGGCTTTTAAAATTCCAATTAATCCATTTAATGTCAATCGGGCGTAACGACCAATGACCAACGCGGATTGATAATGTTGGGTCTATTTTTTCTTGTAAATTCATTGACTAATCCTCTTTTTTCTTTTTCAGTATGTCACACGTCAATAGCAGATGTCAAGAGACTGTTTGAGGTCAATTAAAAACAAATAAGTAAGCGTTACATTTTTGGTGGTGGTTTGGGCTGTTTTTCAACCTTGCGGTTGCCATTTTATTACCTCTTGATTAACAGCTTAACCTATTTAACAACAAAAACCGAGTATAGTTAACTCGGTTCTTTGTCTGCCTTTAAAAACGATGTTCAGCTAGGTAGTGCGAATCTCAATAGTAAATACAGATTGATCAACGATCACTGCGAATTGCTCAAAGTTTTCGAGATCCGGCATCTTGACTAAGTTGAACCCGGAGATTTCTGCTTTTCCCGTATCAGCCAGCGGATTTAATTCCGTTGACTTTGGTTTAGTCAGAAGAATCACGAGTTGAGGTTGCTCAACTTGTTCCGGCTCCGGTTGCTCGACTTTTTTAGGTTCATAAATCTTCCATTCCCAACCTGGTGGAACACTTGGATCGGGGTGAGTTTTGTCATCGCATGAACTAGGATCGAAACTAATTAAATATTGCCACTGCCCTTGTTCATTCGTACCAAAAGGCATTATCAACCGCCCATCAGCGGAGTGCGGATGCGAGCTGTCGTTTCTATTATACCCGTAACCAGAATTGGGGTCTGTTTCCGTTAAAATAAGCAAGATCCGATCATCGCTGTGAATTCCGCTGTTGATAGCTTTAGCGATGACTTTGCTTACTATCTCATTGAACGCTTGAACTGCTTGAATTATGTCTGATCTTTTATGAAAAGCTTGGACTACTGTTGGTTTGTCTAACATTTTCTTTTTTAGATTTTGGTGGGCTGATTTGATACAAAATCGAGGGGTTTAACCCCCTCTTTAGCAATCAACTGACTTTAGAAAGGAATCGGATCGTATGCTTCCCCTTTCTCGTCAACCCCAGCTATCGTTGCTTTGACCTCTACCGCTTCAGTGTCAACCGGGTTCATCCGCTGCATAAATTCTGCTGCTGTTTGAGCGGGTAGAACTTTTTGCGGTGGCAGTTGTGGGTCGGCAACTGCTGCTGATTTCATACCAACGGCTGCTGTTGTCGGTGCTAACAACTGTATTGTGGCTTTGGCAGCATCGTACTGTCCATGTTTGTAGACGCTAGTGATTTTCAGTTTTAGCTCTCGCCCTTGCGAGATATAACTGCGAAAAACCTTAGACATTGCATTAAGTTGATCGGAAATTGCTTTGTTGCTGTAGTAAGGTACATCCAAAGCCACACCGTCAAAAGTTTCTAAAAAAAGTTGGTAATTAGGAGGATAGGGAGTTTCACCTTCTTTGACTTTTTTGGCTTCTTGTTTTACCCAGTCAACCAACTTCCATTCTCCTACGCCTAAGTCGGGAAGCTTGCCACTACTGCTACTGCTACTACTGAGAGTTTGCAACAACATTTGAGAAAGCCATTTAATGCCTTGCCCCTGTTTCTCTTCATTTTCTACCCATTCATCGCTTAATACCCATTCAAATAGTTCTTGGCTAACGATCGCACCCTCTGGTAATTTGTCGGCAATATCTTCCCATTTTTTCAGAACTAAAGGGATATCGTAAATAACCTTCAAGTCTGGATTGTTAGGCGTGAATTGGATAGAAACAGCTTTGCCTGTAGATTCATCGGCGCGTTTGTAGTCGCGCTCTGTCAGCCTTCCTTTCAAATTGCCAACTAAAAACCGCTGCGAGTCTGCGTCGTACTCAATCGGGAAGCGATTGTCGCCACTCACTAGATAAAGTTGACCTTCAGCGCCCATTACTCCGGGCGTGTAGATTGCATCTACCACGCCGTCAATAACGCGACACTTTAGCAGGGCGTCGTAATCAATTTCACTTTCACTTTCCCCTGCTGCCTCTACAACAAAAGAGACAAGCTCGCCACCCTCGTTAACTTGACTGTCGCCTTCACCTTGAATTAAATAGTCAAGAGGGATTAAATGCCAGCCGTCGGAGGGAAACTCCATCGATAAAACAGTCTGAAAATTTGTCTTACTGAAACGAACTGTCCTAGTCGGTACGAATTGAGCCTTTGGGTTTGCCATGATGTGTTCCTTAGTTTTTGCCGTGTTTTTAACCGTGTATAGAATCAAAGGGCAAGAAATAAATTTGCCCTTTGATAAGCTTTACGGGAGTTGAACCCGCCGGATGAGCAACAGGAATGAGTTTTATATTCAACCCTTACCCTGTTCTTGCCCAACTTGTACTGACAAGCTCTTATTTTCTATATTTAAATACTCGCACATATAAACCTTAGATGTCAAGCTACTCTGAAAAGATTTTTTGACGGCGGTAAGAAGCGAGAGTAATTTATCTATTCATCTGTTGAGAGCGCTTTGGCTTCTGTTTTCAAAACTGATACAAGCTCTACAGGTGGAGCATAAGAACAGTATATAAGGTAATAGATGAGTTTGTTACGTAGAAAGATTATAAAATATAAAAAACTGAGCGACAAACTCATCTATAGGAGTGGCTAATTTGTGTCTCGCCTCTCTGCCAAAAAGCTACGCCCCAGAAATCGCGGTCTAGGAGCGTTAGTCGATTAATGGTAGGATTGCTCGTTTCTATTCGATCAAGCGTCTTCCCCGCGTTGCTATCCACAAGGGGAAGCCTGTAAACTTTTCAGATGGTGGCATTCTTCCTAATTCGGTCGCTATCTAGGTAGTCCCCCAGATTTCCTCTTCTTTGTGTTCAAGAAATCGATCAAGCACCGCCATTGCTTGAGGGTTCAGATTTAGCCATTCCTCAAAGCTAAGATTGAACCATGCTTTTAGGCTGATCTTGAGCCATTTTTCAAGGCTGAACGGTTCCCCGTCTGTCGCCGGGTACATTGCTGCCATATAGGTCAAACAGATCCACCAGCCGCGATCGCCCTTTTCGGCTTTCTTGAACCTGACAATTCCCAACTCTCCATAGGTTTCGCTCAATATTTCTGTTTCGATTACTGTCTGACTCATTAGTTTATGGTTTAAATTTCTAATAATATAACATAATTAAAACAGGTCAAATTGTCAATATAATTTTGCGTGTTTGAGGTAGTATGAAGAACTATTTTATGGGATTCAAAAACATCATAAGAGAAGCGCTGATACAGCGAGGATCGACCGTTTGGACAATTGACAGAAACGACTTACCAACTGATGAATCTATGGGAATTTTCTGTGACTCCTTGATTGAAAATAAGCGCGTTAGCTGGGAAGTAGAGGGCGGATCTGGCTTGAGTCGAGGAATGGTCAAAGTTACTTTTAGAGTAGATGCGTGGGAAAAGCCAGATCGCCCTGTAATGCTTGCTCTAAGACCCGAGAACCGACAGTCCTAGGCATAACCCCATTTTGCTCTCTACTCCCTTCACGCCACCATTATCGAATAAAAAGCGAAAGATGCTTAATCCTATTTATAGATGAGTTCGTTACTCAGTTTTTTATATTCTATAATCTTTCTGTGTAACAAACTCATCCATTATATTCTCGATTCTATAGCCCTCTTGACTGTAGAGCTTGATTAATCTCTGTTTGTAATTTCTAGAGGAAGAAAAACCGTTTGGTTTGGTGGTGGGGTGGCGATTGGATGACTACTCTGTCCCGATGCCACCACTGTCGCCCCGTCAACCTTGCCCTGCCATTTCCAACGGCAGCGATCGGGTTTGATTTTCTGTGACGGTATTTGAGGTTGGTTCGAGTGGTTGAAAGATTAAATGCCGATCGCCTGCGCTTAAATTTCTCAGAGTGTTAATATATGCAAACTCTTTATGTTAATATATAAAAAGAGTCGCAACGAAAGGATCGAGTATGAATATTGATTGGGGCAAGTATCGTCAAATAGCAAAAGCGGTGCTTAGAGCAGAAAGAAGTGCTGAGGGATTGTCAGTGCCAGAACCGAAGCCAGAACAAAAAAGAATAAATGTTTGTGAAGAGATTAAATGTCCGTGTGCTTATAGAACTTCTCTGAGAGCGTCGTCAGGATGCAACAGATACCCGACCCCGCACCAGTGTCATTTAGTTCGTACTTGGCCAGACCTTCGGAAAGGAGCAACTGCATACTTTTTGCATTCGGACGCTGACTTGGTAAATGTTCCTGGGCTAAAAAGAGAAAATGATTCTTTCTTTTTAGATAATCCAAAAAATAGAGAGGCGCTAGAACTTCAAGTTGAACTTGGTGAAGGAACTTTGTATGCACCTTTTGGCGAAGAGACCTTTGACTTGGCTGCATACTTGAATTAATAAACCTTAGCAAACGGCAAAAGGGCAGTCTGTTTGTCTAGACTGCCCTTTTTATTGAACCATTTCCACTAATTTGCTCTTAAAGAGTCAAACCTATACCCAGTAACAACTCTAGCTCGCTTTTAAGATTATTTTTCAAAACCTCTTGACAAGTGTTGCACCGTGTATTATATTTAAAGAGTCACGGAAACAAGAGAGAGAAAAACATGGACATCAAAGAAGTCGCCAAAGAAATCAGAAATATTCTTAAGAAAAAATTTCCCCAGACCAAATTCAGCGTAACAATCAAACGCTTCAGTATGGGCGAATCGGTTGAAATCTCTTGGACAGACGGCCCTACTAAAACCCAAGTGAATGACTTGATTGGTAAATACGGCGATACCCGCTTCCGTTTTGTCAATACAAGTAGAAAGCACAGCATTGAGTTTGCAGACGCGGCTATCAAGGTATGGAAAGAGCAAAACCCAGAATATGCTCACTTCACAATCACTAGCCAAGGAAAGGTAGATTGCTATGGCATTAAAGTTGGCGACGAACTTTATGGCAGCAACGACATACGACAGAATTGTGAAGACTCTATTTACAAGTTTCTTCGTAATTCAACCTTAGACAGTTTAACTCTTGCTGCGTTGCCAGAGAAGACAGACTGTGAACCGGAAACCGTTGCCGATCCTAAGCCTGAATTAGTAGAAGTAGTAGCACAGCCACAGCCACAGTCACAGTCACAGCCACAGTCACAGCCACAGTCACAGCCAAACCAGTTGGGTCAAACAGAATTGGACGTACTTGAAGCCGATCGCCAGCAAGCCTATGCTCAATATCTTGCTAGTCAGCAAGAAGGAGATGAACTCGAAGCTAAGCTTGCAATCAAAAAGACAGAGGCTCAAGTCTATTTTGCAATGATGAAAGAAATTGAGGAAAAAATTGAAGAGAAAAAACGCGAGGCAGAAGTCGTTACTCCGCAAGCTCAACCTGATTTTGATGTCAGAACACTTGAAAGCAAGAAGGTTACCTTAATATTGATTAATGCAATAGGTTTTCCCGTTTGTCGCCACATTACAGTAATAGCGGCTGATATTGTTTCCGCTAAGCGCTATTACGGTGAAATGACAGACAAAAAATGTCTTGAACTTCAGTACGTAGAGAAAGGCAAGCGAAAGCCTAAAGGAACTCGTTACACAGAAGCTAGTTTAGCTGTTGCCTTAGGTTGGCAAAATATTGAAATACCTACTAACAAGGGGTATATTGATGCTTTCGACAGTGGGTTGCTTGACACAATGGTGCGGCAAGCCAAAGATGTTGTTTACACTCAGCAAGGTTTGTAAAACTCAAAAGCTGGCGACAGCAATACAGCTCTGACATCAATAAAGAAGCCCCTCCGTGCTAAGGGGCTTTCGCAGTTGCAACTTGTCACGGAAAGAACCACCTAAAATTATACCAGCTATGTCACCAACACCAGAGCCACAAAAAAAATACAACGCATCAGAGCGGGGGCGCAAAGTCCGATCAGAATGGAACAAACAGAACAGGCAGTACCTTGAAAAAGTAAGGGGCGATCGCAGGGGTGAATGCTCTATCTGCGGACAATTGAAATGGCTGTTTCGCAAGCATCCGCCAACTTGCCGAAAATGCAATCAGAAAATTGTCTGATTGGGTTGCCAGAGGATTAAATCTTGGGTAATAGTGGCAGGTTTGAAAGATAACAGTGCTAAATTTGAAGTATAATTGACTGATGTGCTTACTTGACAAATTGAAATAGACGTGATATGAGCTATCTAGAAGAAGGAAAAAGTTTACTAGAAGCGGAAAAGACAACTTTCTCGCTTCTTTTAGACAAGCTCTGCGAACTAAAACGCGAACATGGCAATTTAAAAACCGAAATAAAATTAGGTTTGAGTGAAGACATGAAAACATTGTGGCAAATTTTTGAGGTAGAAGATAAACTCAAGTCTAGAATAGTACAAAGTGTTAACAAACTAGCAGAAAGTAAATTAAGGACAAAAAATTTAGCAAAAAAGAAAGAGACTCATTTCTCAATTCTTTTAGACGAACTTTGCGAATTAGAATATCAATATGGTGTCTCGAAAGCTAAAGTAAGACAAGCCTTTAGGGTCGGCTATGGTGCAGGTCTTAGTGTAGGATTTAGAGAAAATATAGAAGCTTTGTCTGAAATACCTGTGGCGGCAGATAAAATTAAATCAAGAATTAAGCGGAGAGTTAAAGAGTTGGCTGCTAGCAAAATTGATTAATAGCAACTATTACTTACACGCAGTTTTACTAGATAAAACCCAGCGCTGGTGCTGCTTTGGTTCGTCGTTAATCTGATTTTACCAAAGTTTGTGCGATCATCCGCAATCTCAATTAGCTCTACGCGAGTAGAGTTAAGAGCCATAATCTACAGCGACTACTTTCCCATACAAAATTCCAAAGCTATCTCTCTTTTTTTCTACTGGTACTACATAGTGTTCTTGCTCTACGAAAGTATCATAGTCAAAACTTTCCCATTCGTCATCAGTCAAGGGACGAGCGTAGGGCATAACAAGCCATAGACCTGATTTGCCTGCTATTGTCACCGGGCATAACTCTGTCCATTTAGCAGCCGAGAAAAATTTTTCCTGTAGATTAGCTAATATACCGTGTAAAAATTGACTGTAACTGGAGCAGTTGGGAATTTTGAAGACGTATATATCCCGCAATGATATAGCTATTCTGTTACTACCCCGCATTATTCTGAACATGGACGAGTAATTAAATAAGGTATGATATAATGTTAACATTAATTTTATTGAGAAAGGTTTAATGAGTTGGAACGACGTTCACAAATTAAGACCGAAAAAACTAAAGCCAGAATTCGAGCAAAGTTTAGCTTCAACTGAGTTTTTGGTATGGGATACGCAGTTTAATTTGAATAGCCCATCTGACAACCCTACGGTTACTCCATCGCAAGGTACCTCGATTGACAACACAGCGTTATCACAACTTTCGGATACACCGGAGACGTAATTTACAAATTAAAACTTTGGGAACCAAATAAAAATATGTCATCAGCTTTTGAATGTCCTTATTGCGCCAGTAGCGAAAATAAACTGATAAGTAGTTTTTACAGCGCCGTCTTAAGTGCAAAAACTACCGTATACCAGTGCGAGCAATGTCTGAATCTGTTCGATTTGCCACGCCAAATAGCGAAGCAGGAATTGCAAAACAAATTAAGTGAGTTACGAGAAGACGCTGAAGAACGAACCGCAGTTGCCACCGCCGCTAATGCTATGGGTATAATTAGCAACCCAGAATTAGCTGCTACAATCGCGCAGATCCAGCAAAATTCTTTAACTGTTCAACTTACTCTAATTTGTCAAGAGATTGCAATCGTTAGTCCTACAAACAAGGAACTGCTTAACAAATTAAACAAGCAGAAAACCGATACTCAGCTCAAAATTATTGAAATACAGAAACAGCAATTACAAAACAGACTAAACGATTTACGGGAGGATGTTGAAGAACGAGAGTTACAGCAGAGATTAAGTGAGTTGCGACAAGATGCTATTGAACGGATCTCAGTAACTTCTGGCTCGGAGCTTTCTCTAGCTCTAGGAGATGAATCGCTGGTGCTGGTAGTTATCTATGCTCGCGACAACTTAGGTAACAGTGTACCAGTTGATTCATATTGGGCTACCCCTAGTAGTATTCGATCATCTAATTTTGAACTTGAAGCGCCAACAACTCTTGACACTGATGACAATTCAGTCTCACACTTGCTGAAATTGCTTTTTGCCGTGTTTCAGATAATTTTTGGTTTTTGGCTTTTATGCTTAGCTTTTGGTTTTTGATTTTTAAGCCAGTCAGCGCGATCGCTCGCAACCATACGCTTGGCTTTATCAATTCTTCAGCGCTCGGTTCTGTTTTCTCTGTCATATCTAGGCAGTCAAACTAATTTCCAATTGTACGTTCATCTGCCCCGACGTTAAACCCCATTGCTGGCGGCGGATGTTTAAAACCTGATAGAATAAGTTTAAATTAGTCTTGTTCATACAATGAAATACTTTTTTGATACCGAATTCATAGAATCTAGCGAACGCAAGACAATTGACTTAATCTCGATCGGGATTGTAGCTGAAGACGGGCGCAAGTATTATGTAATCAGCACAGAATTTGATGCAAGTCTGGCTTCTGAGTGGGTCAAAGAAAATGTGTTGAGCAAACTGCCACCGCGCCCCGGTTCTTTTAATCCAGCAGAAGCTTCACCCCGGATAGTGTCTGAATCAAAAGCGTGGAAGTCACGGGCGCAAATCAAACAAGAACTCTTAAACTTTGTTACGCCTGACGAAAATGGGATTGAATTTTGGGCCGCGTGGGCTGCCTATGACTGGGTAGTGTTTTGTTGGATTTTTGGCGACATGATCGACTTACCTGACGGCTATCCGTATAACTGCAACGACATTATTCAATGGATGAACCAGCTAGGACTGACACGAGACTTTCTGTCGCCAGATCCAGAGAACGCTCACAATGCGCTAGTCGATGCTCAGTGGACTAAAGAAGCTTACGACGCGCTCAAGAAATATTCCGACAACCAGAACCGCAGGCGATCAGACGGCAAGCCTGTTGAATTTAAAGACGGTTCTCATTAACTACGGAGTTACAAAAATGATACAACTTGGGGACAAAGTAATAGTCAAAAATTACCATTCGCCTCCTGTCGAGGGAGAGGTTTTTAGTAGTGGTGATGACTTGGCAACCAATCAACCAATATGGTGGGTTAAATTTCAGTCATCAGCGTCGCAATTTTCAGAAATGGCATTTTATCAACGATGCCGTCTTAATGTTGGCAAAAATCTCTTTTGGATAGAAGAGATTTAAATTATTTGAATTGTATTTCTTACTATTGACCGCAGATTAAATCAAGATTACATCGTCTTCGTCAGACCACCAGATTTCTTGACCGACTGCTTTTCCCCAGTCTGTTTCCTCATGCTGGTTGTCTGGGGTGATTTTTTCTACTAATTCCTCTAAACTAATCTGTCGTTGTTTACGACAAGCAACGGCAAAACCCTGATTTATTGCTTTATGTTTTTCTGGTGTAATTGTACTTGTCCACGCCTCTAAAGCATTTTTGGCATATCGCCGAATGTATTCGTCTGATTCAGTGTCAGTTAAGAAAGTAGCTAAATGATCTGTCAGTATATTTAGTTCAAGCTCATCTTTCAGGTAGTCTAAAGCGTCAATTATTGCTGTTTTAATTAACCGCCGAGAGATTGACTTTAACTGTGCAATAGCCTCCAATCTTTTTAGGGCGGGAATACGATCAGCAAGAGAAATACCTGTAATCAATATTTCTAACTTATTTTCGTAAGCGATCACATTTTGTTCAAGCAGATTGGCAATATATTGACTGGTAATAGCTTGAATAATAATTTCATTGCACTGTCCCAGTAGGTCGGTAGCGCTGTCGTAATAGTCCTCTGTTTTGGTTGCGCCCCAATCTAAAACCAGTACAACGTCGTCTACCGTAACAATATGGCTGGCAACAGATTCGCATTGAGCGGGGCGATCGGCAGGAGCAGAAAGAAAATAGTCTTTGATTAATAATTTAGTGCTTGGTGCGTTCATATCAGTATGCTGGTTGTTAGGGATAATTTTCTTTGCTAACGATTTTAAGTTAGTCTCATTTTTTCTGCTATAGCTTGAATTAGTTTCTCAAAAGTCAAGTTTAAATTTGCTCTTGCTTCTTCCTCACAATCTCCAGATCCAGTTAAGTACAAAGTTCCATACCCTTGACAATCAAAAATACCACCGCCTGAAACAGGATCGAAAGAGACAGAAGCTTCCCATGATTGATCTTTTTCTTTTTTGTCGTCTGTTACTGTCACTAACTCTGGTTTGATTCTTAGTATTGTTTATTTGGATTGATGAATAATGAAACTACATATTTTAGGCGATCAGGTAAATATTCCGATTGTTCAAAATATGTAGTTTTAATTTACGGCACTTTAGTCAGTCAGCCTATCTATCAGTCGTTTGACTTTGTAATCTAAAGCTTTTCTTGCTGATTGTTCCGTCCAGTGTTTTGAGCAAACTACTTCTAGTGGAGTATTCCCAAAATACAGTGTAGTACGAGCTTCCCATTGAGCATACCCTGTTACATTACGATCTATTCTTGATGCTACTCTATTTGGGTTAAGCTTAAAAGTTTGGTTCTTTCCTTCTGTTTTTGATAGCTCAGTCTTTTCAACTTTTGACGCAGGCGTATCATCTACTTCTTCCGAATTATCTGGATTGGGCATAGCGTTTGATGTTCGTAGTTTAGTTTCCTCCATGTCAGCACATCGTAAAACCAATGCTTCAAATTGTTCGTCTAAAATAGCTCTAGCTTCTTCCTCCGAATTCCCTAATGCGTACAAACTAATATCACCTTTGCCGCCATCGTCTGAGCTACACCATTCACTTGTCTTAGCGCTGTATGGTTTAGATGGTATTTCATTACTTTGTTCAATCCATACCAATTTAGGCTTAATTTTCAATTTTTGCTTTTGTTCAGTCTCTTCGTTTTCCGATGCAGGTGTATCATCTACTTTTTCTAAATTATCCGCAGATGTAGCGGTCGATATTTCTAAACCAGTTGTCTCAATATCAACAAACCGTAAAACCAAAGCTTCAAATTGTGCGTTTAATTTTGCCCTAGCTTCTTCCTCTGAGAAACCTAAACCGTATAAATAAATATAACCTGCGCGATTATCGGTTAAGTTGCGCCAATCGTCAATACTGGCCCGGTATAATCCAGATGATGCTTCGTCAACACTTTGCTCTATCTTTACCAATTCCGGGTTGATTTTCCATTTTTGCTTTTGCTCAGTATTTTTATTCTCCGACGCAGGCATATCATCTGATTTTTTCGAATTTTTGGGATTAGGTGTGGCGTCACTATTTTGTTCTGCTTCCTCTAATGGATCAATACCAGTTAGTGCTTTCATTATTGCTCGAATTTTAGGATTAGAAAACAGGTCTTCTCGAATTTTTTGCCTAAGTTCATTTAACTGATAGTTAAAAGTAGTATCTAATACTTCTAGTTTAGTTAATTTAGTATCAACACATCGTAAAACCAATGCTTCAAATTGTGCATCTAAAGTAGCTCTAGCTTCTTCTTCTGAACTACCTAATGCGTACAAACTAATAGAACCTCTATCACCGTCGCCTGGATTACACCATTCGCTGATTTTAGCGCAGTATGGTTTAGATGGTATTTCATCACTTTGTTCCATCCATACCAACTTGGAGTTAATTTTTAATTTTTGCTTTTGCTCAGCATCATTGCTTCCTAATGCAGGTGTATCATCTACTTTCCCAAAATTGCTTGGATTGAGCGTAGCGTTTGATGTTCCTGATTTAGCTGCCTCCGCTTCTCCAAATACTTTAGACCAATTTCTGAGTTTCCAGGCAAGGTGAGTTTCTGAACCATCTATTTCTGTGCTAGCGTTAACTTCAGTAGTTATGGCATCAGCTTCCGGTTTTTGTTTGCTGTCCGCAATTCCCAGTTTTGACTGACTCTCCGCTGTCTTCTGCAAATAGTTGTCAATTTCGTTCCGAATTTGTTCTAATTGCGATCGGGTAACATAAATACCCTGTAACTGTTCTCCGCTACCGTCACTACAAACAGTTGTCAAGCTTAAGGTTGCCGTTGCCGTGTATTCCCCTCGTATGTCTACTCCATGCGTAGAGCTAGTGGAACTTCCTACCAAAATAGCGCTTTCTGGTTTCAAGTATTTCATGTTCATATTTTCAATTTTTTGATTGGAGTTAGGTTGTTACTTGAGTTATCAGTGCTTGTCACAAGTTTACTATTCTTTTTGCTTGAACAAGTTAGCATTTCTGACGGCTAAATTTGGATCTACTATGTACCCAACGCTTACATGGATTTCTTTACCCTTTAGATAACTTTCCGCTTGTTCAGGCGAAACAGGTATTTTTGCTACAGGCGTTTTGTTGGCTTCGTCTGTATGTAATGAAAACTCAGAAGGATGAGAAACCGTGATATACCCTAAACTAGCGTTTAAATCATTTTCGCCTGTTGTGTTTAGTTTATCATCGGGAAGTTCATTATTTGTCATGCGTTCTATGTTTCTTGTTGTGCAGATACAGGCGCTGGTGGGACTGGTGCTGGTGAGACTGGTGCAGATGCTGTTGGCGGAGGCTCTGGTTCAACCTTAGATGGGACACATATAGCTGAGATAAAATTTTCAACTTTCATATTCAAAGCAGATCTTGCCTCTTCTTCCGTGTTACCCGTAGCGAATGATTTTATAAATCCTACCTGGGTATATAGTTCTAGTCCTGCTTCCCAATAAATTGTTTTATCAACTCTTTGTTTTTGAACGGTTACAACTAATTCTGGATCTAATTGTAACCGTCTTTGTTTTGTATTAGGGCTATCCTTATATCTTTGTTCGTAATCAGCCCGTTCAGATTCTTTCCTAGCAAGTTTGTACCCGTTTCGGTGTGCTACTTGTTGCAGAAGTTCAGTCTTACTTGTTTCCGCTACCTCTTCTCCAGCATAACTAGATCTAAAAGTCTTCAAATAAAGAGCAATATTGTTTGCAATTTGCTCTAACTGTTCAGGATTAGTCCAAAATTCTTTGTAGTTTATATTTTTACCTTGTTCTTTTTCACTCTCGACAATTAGGCTTGTCGCGTCTCCATAAGGATTTCCGAACCAAAGATTTAATAATTTCATGTTTTGATCATTGTGAAACGATAGTTCATTATATTATAATAGTTAACAAGATGTCAACAGGTATTACTAAATGCTTCAAGACAAACCCAAGCAAATTATTTTCCGTGATCGCACGCTAGAAGCAACCGTGTTTGAGGAAAACGGTCAAACGTTCGTAATTGCGTTTATCCCACCGGAAGGAGCAAAGCGAGTTACCGTCTACAATCTAGACAGGCTGAGCAAACCTGTACCGCTTACAACCTATTGGCGTCCCCCGATTGACGCCTGCAACAAAGTCCAACCAACAAAAGAGGCAAACCAATGTCTAAACGCCGAACCGCTGACCCCGCCGATAGAGCGCCTGAAGCAGATACTTGCGAGTGCGCTGAGCAAAATATAACAGCGCTACTTTCAGTTTCGCCGGAGCAACAAAAAACAATTGAACAATTCAAGATTTCAGTAGACAGCATATATGAGGCTTCTTCACACCGCATAGGAATCTACGGCTCAAAAATATTGCGAGAAATTAATTTGAGTCTAATTCGCTAGAAAACAATTATGCGATTTACCATTTTTGATGCTAAAGAGCTAGTAGCTAAATACGATGAACTTAAGTCTTGCCCGGTAGACAAAGCCAAAGTTTACTTAGAATTGACTGAGCGTTGTTTATTTGGTAGCGCTAGCACTCACACAACAGGATTTCTTTATGTTGATAAGGAATCGCAAGAATGTAAAAGCTGTGCGTGGGAAGGACGCGACAAAGAGAAGAAAGCTGCAATATTTTTAGCAACTGCACATAAATTGCTGACTGGGGAATGTCCTTACAAGTACAAATATAACGATTACAACTCAACTGAGCCAGGTCGCGAATTTTTTGCTTTCAAAGCTCTTTTTGAAGGAGTCACTCCTGAAAGCGCTGAACAAAAAGCTATTCAGAAGGAGAGAGAGCTTCTAATAAATCCGAGTTATCTGGTTAACGCGAAGCAAGAGCTGATTGATTTTTTGGAACAGGAGCAGATTGGGGTTGACCCAAAAATCAGTTGGGCTACTTTGAGAAAACGAGTTGGTGACACTGATGACTTTTGCTTTATTGATTTAGTGTCTGAGTATACAGAACAAGACTATGCAAGATTTTTTGACTTGTTGAATTTTGAATACGAGTCAAATGCTGGTCGTAGCTGTCAAAATCTTTTTGGAATTGTTGTTCTTACTGACGGAACCTGGATAGGGAGAGGTACAAATACTCTTCTAAAAAATAAGCTAACACATGAATATTTTAAAGATGAAAGAACGGAGCGTTGGCAATATCATAAACTGATTAGGTAGGGCAAATTGAACTGTCGCTCAATGTTATGGTATATTAGAGTAATGACAATTCAGCGTACAATAACGCGATTTTTTCACATTTCTCAAAATAATTGCAAAGGAGTATCATCAGCCAATGAACACTACTACCGAAAAAACTGTTCAGCAAACGACTAATTTATTTGTTGGCGGCTTAAGTCCCATTCATTTTGACGATCCAAGTTTAGAACCAAGTGTTATGCTGCATCATTTAAACTCGTGGTCAAACTTGCTTTACGTTGATTCAGTAATACTTCCATCGCAAGTGCGTGGTATATTATCTACGACTTTCAGGAACGCGAATTCAGACATAACGGTTATGGATCTTTGGCGAAAAGCAAATCCACACATTGTCTATGTAGATAGTGTTTTTGAGCGCGATGAAGTCAAATTGTTTGGAAATAGTTCTTCAGCTATTATCTTTTACGAAAGAGATCCGGGGAAGCGCTTTGTCCCAGAATTAATCAAAGAATTATCACCTCAATCTCGGAATGAAACGCTTTTTGATAAATTAAGTCGTGTAATTATTGAAGGAGTTTTAGTTAACCAATAATTCTAGTTTGTGTTTGTCAGAAAAACTGCCCTAGTATAAATGCTGGGCGGTTTTTGTTACCGGGCAGTCAAGTTAGCTTTGTTGCATCTTGCTACAGTGTTGCCCAGGTTTTTGCTTATCTAATTTTAGTCAATAATCTATTTCTTCCAAACATCCGGGACACTCTTCTGAAGAATAAGAATGTGTTTCCCAGCAATTGCTTGAAGGTTTGCTTGATTCCCAGGTATTAGAGTTCAATTTTCTGGCTAGCATTCCGCACTTACGACAAGCAACTAAAACAAAAAATCCATTGCGGGTCGCCTCATCAATAACAGCAACCCAGTGATGGTTTGATATGGATTCTGATTCTGGAAGACTTCCGTACAAATTTAAATTGGACAAAATTGAAAGCATTTAAACTCCTTTATTGACAATATTTTTGATTTTATACCGCCCCGTCTTTTCGTTGGGGCGGTAAGGTTTTACCGGGGAGCCGAATTAGCTTTGCTGCATCTTGCGACGGTTGATTTTGGAACCGTCAGAGCCGATTGACTTTTTGACCGTCACTTCTACCGTCTCAGGCAAGTAACGCGCCTGCACTCCTTTCTTAGATCGAAAATTGAGCAACATTTGCAAAGCGGCGTAAGGGGTCAGCTTGAGTGTTCCCTTGCGAGCGCCGTTAATGTAGTCAACGCCGTATTTCAAGTCTTCACGACAGCGACCAACGAAATAGGACTTTGACGCAATACCAGATATCAGCCAGAGCAATTCTGAATCTTCAGAGAATGCCTCTGGTTTCTCTTTCAGTCGAACCAGCATATCGTTGCCCATAGCGCGGGCTTGGTGGTACTGCATCCGGTCGTAGACCTGCTTGTACTTCGTTTCCCAGTCCTTTAATAAGTCCGTCAACTCCGCAATCTTTTTCGATTCGGTTTCAGCAACCACTGATACAACATTTTGAGCTTTGCGAGATTCAACGAAATACAGAGCGGACGATCGCCGCAATTGCTGTGAATAATCACCCGTTGCCATGTAAGCGATATAAACCAACCCAAATAGGCTGGTAGCGGGTGATTCAGTGTTTGCTAATTTCCCGTCTTTACGGTCAAATTTGACACTGTGGCAAAATGCCACGGTGTTAGAATCGGTTTCTACAAAGCGTTTCCATGTTTTACGTTCAGCTTTGTCTCCCAGCAAAACTCGGATAAAGTCAAAGATCGAGTATTGGTCATCCTTACTCCGAATCAATCCCCCAGCGATCGCCTGTTCAATCTCTCCAATCAGCACCTCAACTGTCCGTTTGTGCAGAGAAATCCCAAAGCTGCTTAACTCCTGATTCAATGCTATTATGTCTTTCATGGTGTTCGCCTAGTCGCTATAGGTGGATACAATTTCCGATGGGGTTCGCTAGTTAGCCGCTAGCACCCGCGATCGGTTTAAACCATTATAACATTTCAACACTAGAACAACACATCTTAATAGAGAATGTACTGTTTTATTACCATTAAAAAACCGCCCGGGCGTGAATGCAGGCGGTGAGGATTTACCAAACAGTTAATTCTAATGTAGCTATATTCTAGTCCAAAATCCATTTACACAACTTCGGAAAGTCTTGTTCATTTTGAAGCATTCCAAAATGAACAAGGTGATATATACCGTCATGGTAAGCATATTGACTGATCTCACTCATGGTTAAGCTTTCATGCAACTTTTCGCCAGCATCATCACCATCTATTTCAAACCCTTGTTCAAAAGGTAAAAAATCATCAACACCAGCAGCCTGTGCTGCCACATAACTCCAAACAATCGCTGCTACCTCATCCCCATAACACCCAAAACAAGGATCGTCTTTATGTTGTTCTGCTAGAATGCAAATTTCCTGAGAATCGTCCCAATCTTCAATATCCCCACTGACGTATGGGCGCAACCAACTAGGGGTAACAGCAAGATGCCCTAATTCGTGCAGCAAATCACCCGGATGTGTCTTTTGGTTATAGTAGACAATGCCACAGTCTATCCATATATTTGAAAAAAAAGGCTTGATATCGCTGTTAGGGAAACAGGTAACAGTAACTTCTCTAACATCTAAACCAATTGTTTGCGCCCAAGTTGCAATTTTTACACAATCCTCTATTAACCGAGAATCTACAGCTAGAGTGTCATTCTGTTGTGCTAAAATATTAGTCATGGTGAATCCTAGGGAAGTAGGGTTTACAATCCGATGGGGGTTCACTAGCTGGTAACTAGCCCCCGCGATCGGTTACACACCTATTTTATCACTCTACACACAATAAATCAACACATATTGTATAAAGATATGTGTTGATTCTCAATTATGAAATAGCCGAAAAACTTGTATTGCTTTCGGCTATAAAAACACTTCAGCATTGAAATATGATATTCACCCCGATACAGGTGAACGTTCTTATTATAAGCGATTACGGCAAAATTTGTTTTTTAAAGATTCAAGATGATTTTCACAAACAAACTGCTTCTCTTTCATATAGAGAAACAAAATCATTTTGAGCAGGCGGATCGGGTTGATACGGAACCATTCAGTTCGTCCGCTGCCTCTCTCTTCATGTTCGCGATAGCTTTCAAAACGACGATGTGCAGCTTGTTCAAGCCGGATCATGTTGTTGGTCGAAATCACGAACACTGGAAAGATAAATTTGCCAAAGTCATCTTTAAGGTAAGCTAGCCGCCGTTTATGGTTGCGGCTAAGTCCTATTTTTACTCGGACTCTGAACCCTCGCAGCAAACCTAGCATGAGGTAGACCTCCCCGGGTTCGGCGTGTTTCTCATCATAGCCCGCGCTCCAGCGGCTCTTCCCGCCGAAACAGTGGAGCTGTCGCCATTGGTTCCCGTTACAACTACCGATCACCCCGTAGCCGACATCGTTTTGTCTATTGCGTTTCATAGCTTGCAGCCTCTCTCGTGTTTGTATCGGGATATCGCTATATTACACGTCCAACGTCAAAAGTTGTTGTCAGGTGCAGTCTAGTAGGTGATCGCCAGTTGTCTCAGAAGCGAGAAAGATTTAGGTTGCTCTTATGGTTGAGTCTGTTACTCAGTTTTTTATGTTTTATAATCTTTCTGATTGACAAACTCATCTATTGTATTGTTAATCCTGTATAACTTCTGACTGTAGAGACTGCTTTAATCTTGCAACCCGCAAAATAACCGACTTCAGCAAACAGAACTAACAAATTGTTTTTGCTTCTAGCCCTCTAAAAAGCTTTTTTATAAACTTCTTGACGACATAAAGGGTTTATGTAATAATAGAAAGTGTTAAAACAATAAAGCAAAAGAGACAATTATGACACTCAACGACATGACAGACAATACTCAGTTAGACGCCCCCTTGTTCGGCACAATAGACGAGATTGAGAAATCTCTCGAACTCAAGACACGCTGCGGCAACGATATCAGAACAGAAGTAGAACTAAAGGCAGCAAGCGATATTAAGTTGTGGATGATAGAAGACCCTTTGAATACTGCGATCGTGTTGGCAACTTTGGATCAAACACCATTTGATCTTAAATTTTCCCGACGGTTTGAAACGGAACGGACTGTTGTTTGCAGCAAGTATCAAGAGCTAGTCAGGATGATCGATGTTGGCACAAATTATAAGAGAACTAAGACAATCCGAGAAACATTGATTCGTATTTTGAGAACTAAAGACTCAGAATATTAAGCTAAAACCTATAGCCCCGCCCTCGCGGGGTGAACAGTAAAAATTTTTAAATAGTAAAATAAATGAAAACAACGTCAGATTATCACGGTTTTCAAATCCAAATCATCACAGCCGAAACTGAATATTTCTGGAACAAAAGCAAAGTATACAGATCGAGAGCAACCGCAGAAAAAATTGTCGGAAAAATTACTTCTGGTCTTGATGATGGCAAATACGAAATTCCTGATTTTAGATACTGCAAAATTGTCGAATTGTTTGCCTAATATTCAATAATGTTGTAAAATAAATTTTGAACAACACCATGACAAAACCCCCGACGGTACAACCGGGGGTTTTTCTTTCAATAAAAAAACGAGAGCTAGATTCCCGCCGGTAAAATTTTTGTCCTACATTAGATTTCCCTCGTAGCCGTTCTAGAAAAAGCCGCCCCAAAAAACGTAGAGGCGGCGGCGAACCGTAAAGGCAATTATTATTTTGAATTTAAATTTTGAATTTAAAGGTTGAGTACGCTGTCGAATTTGACGGTGATGGTGACAACATCGGGGTGATCGGGTGATCGAGCAGTCAATCACTAATAGGGAGCAAGGGCAACTGACTAACTGACAGATGGTGAATCGTCTGATAGAACTTTCAATCCCTGATAGGGGATTTTGAGCGCTTAAGCCCTGCCGCCCTATTGATTCCACAATATACCTCTCTCCCTCTGTTGTCAATCCCTGTTGCTCAATTTTAATGGAAGGGCAGCGGCGGTTTGATAGAGAGTCGAAGCGAAAGATAGTTTGTTCGTTTTTATTGTTGAGTCTGTTACTTAGTTTTTGATATTATATAATCTTTTTGCGTGACAAACTCATCTATTACGTTTTCGATTCTATATACTGCCTGACTGTAGAGTTCGGTCAACTTTGGTCTTCGAAAAGCCAGCAAACTCAGCGGGTGAAATGGATAAAAGGTTGTAACCTAAAACGCTCTCAACCTTATTCTTTTTCCTTAGGCAAAAACCGGGTGTCCGTCTTTTACAGACACCCGGTTTTTATCGGTAGGGCAGCGTCAGACGCGAGAGAGGATGAGGAGTTCTCCAACTTTTGAACGATCGCCGCCAACTTTTCGATCGGCTTGAATCTCAATAAATTTGCATCCCGCGTACCGCTCGCGAACCGCCGGAATATCGATCTCTGAAACGGCGAAGTCGCAGCCGGACGTTTTCAGAACTTCTGCCAGCCGATCGGCGTCGCTTTCTTTCCAGTCAGCCGGACTGTACGATTGAAATCCTTTCCCCTCTTTCTGACTGTACGGAGGATCGCAGTAAAAGAACACATTCTGATGCTCGTCAGAATAGTATTTGATAGCTTGCTCGAAATCGAAAACTTCAAAGTAACATTCCTGTATTTTTTGTGAAATCATTAACACTTTTTCTCTGATGGCTTCTACTGTCGGAAGCCTAGTACCGCCATCTCCGATAGGGACGTTAAATTCTTTCTTCTTGTTATAACGGCAGACTCCTCTATGGCAAGTATTCATTAAGTAAAAAAAGACTCCTGCTATGTCTTTTTTTGTCTCTTTTAATGCCCGACAGGGATCGTGACTTCTCATTAAATCATTATATGTCTCTCTCGCTACATCGTAAGTGTTGGGAGTGTGTACGCCGTGATAATAGTCATAATGAGATACTAACTCTTCCGGTTCATCTCGTACCATTTGCCATAAATAAATCAAAGACTCATTAACATCGCAACCTGCCGACTTCTTTTGTTTCAAACCCAAGAAACTGCCTCCGCCACCAAGGAAAGGCTCAACATAAAACGATTCTTTTGAGAATAAATATTGACGCTTGTATTCTTCCACCAATAACCGTTTACCGCCAGCCCACCTGATTAAACTGTCCATTTTCCTACTGCCTTTTTGCAACTATTTTAGTATCGCACATATCAACCGTTTATGTCAATAGGTAAAAAGAAACAAGAAAAATAGTTAGACTCAACTTTGCCAATAGACTGAGCTGATTAATTTGATCTACTTCTATCGCTGGTGTTATACTGTCACCAGTTCCGGTTCAACCTCAATTTCGCTTTGGCAGGCTGTTTTTACTTCTTCCCAATCCACCTGCTTTAGATTCTCAAACCGCTTGTCAAATGATTCAAGGATTGCCAACCGGGTCGGGTCATTTAGAGAACCAAAACTGATTCGCCTTTTTTTGATTTTTTGCCCCGTTTTAGGCTCTCCCGATTTCCGTTTAATAACCCTGAGTTCGCAACCAACTAAAGCCAACAGTTTATAAACAGTTTTAATCGGATCTTTTTTGTCCCATTCAAAACCCATTATGTACCGCAGATTCGAGTAAGTTTTTCGTAAACTGTCCCACCGCTGCTTTAATGTCTTAACCTCGTCCCCATTCTCTAGCCATTCCCGATCGTCAAGGAATTCAAGCAATCCTAGCTTATTAAGGCAGTCAGTTCTTACTGCTAGTCGCGATCTCATATCCGAGCTAACAAATTCACGTCTAGATAGTGCATTCCCCCACTTTAACTGAGCCATTTCTATGGAAATCTCAGGATGAGAGAGATAGTATCTTTGCTCCAATCCTTTTAAGAACTCTCGATCGTAAAGCAAAGTTTTAGCAAGAGCTTGGTCAATTTCTACCCCTGGTATTCGGTGCTGCAAGTCGAATTTTTTCAACTGCATAGCCTGTTCGGGGTTTAGCTCTTTTCTTCTTAGCGATTCGGCTTGTATCTCGCTGATTTCTTCAGCAGACACCAATTTAGCAGCCTCTGCGTATTTGACTTGCAGCGAAGCTTCTTGATAACTCTTCTTAGTTTCTGGGTCTCCCTCCTCATAGACAAATTCGATCTCGTCCCCCAGTTTCTCTAACCGTTCTATGAATAAATCCCTGTAATACAACTTCTCAAAATTTGCTTTAGCCAACATTAAGCCAACAGCATCAGAAATTTTATCCGCTCTCTCTCTTTCTTGCCATTGCTCCACCGCTGCAAGTAATAGACTTTTTAAGTCCTCTGAATTCTCTGCACCGTCAGCAATCAATCTTAGTTGACTGTCGATTGACAGGCTCATCTCGCTTTGCACTTCTGCTTTCGTGAACCCTCCATCTATTTTGTGCCGTGCGTCTCTTGCACAGAATACCGTTCGAGGGACGTTTCGATCTCTCACTCTGCCGTACATCTGAAGGGCAGAGTCAATCGTTAGTGTACCGGACAGAATAAGGTAGACGTGCTGAAAATACACCCGGCTTAAATCCAGTCCCGAATCGCCAGTAGGCGACACCAGTAAAATTTTAATTTCTGGATGTTTCTCTGTATAAAGATCGATATTTTTTAATAATTCTATACACCATTCCTCACCAGATGTTTTGCTGTCAACCCGGGCAATCGATCTGTGATCAATCCCTTGTTTGATCATTTGTTCGTGCAAACTTTCAAGCTGATGCTGTGAATCGCTAAAGACTGCGATCGGCTTGCCCTCTTTTGCGTCTGCCATAATGTCTGATCGAATTGCTGTTTTGTCGTTGGGGTTCGTTTCTGTCCCCATTAGCATTTTGACTTTGCGCGGCTGACCTTGCCATTTGTTCTCCATTACTCTTTTATCCTTCTTCGAGAGGTGTGTCAGCAGATCCACGCACCAGTTCGCAAGGTAAGCATCTAGACAGATAACCATGTCAGCCTGTTGCAACATCTCTGTAAAAATGGTTAGCCTTTTTCTGCGATCGCTGGAACAAGTCGAGCCTAAAAACAGACTATTGATAAGGCTCATCACTTCATCAATGACGAGGATTTTATTGCAAGCATAATTGCTTTGCACTTTATGTAAACTTGCATCACAAAATGCAACCCGATAACTCGGATCGAAAAATCTCACCTTTCTGTATTCTTCGTGTAAGGCTTCAACAGCAGCATTATCTCGCAAGTGTTCTAGCTCATTAACTTTCTCGCATTGCTGGTGCAATAACCCGTTTCTGTATCCAAGAAAAATACAACCCTGTGTGAAATATTCGTTCATCCAATACGCTAACAGGTGGGATTTACCCTCGCCTGTTCCAGCTTTCAAGAAGAGGATCTCACCGGGGCGAGGCGGGTAGAATTCCCACCCCGCCTCATAAGGAACGTCATCATCGGAGCCTAAAGCGTCCCAATCTGTCGCCAGCTTGGGCTGGCTGGTTAGGATATTCCCAAACTTTGTAATATCGGGACTATCAAAGTCGCAATACTTCTGATAGGTCTTATAGGCTTTGTCGCTAACCGCCTTTGACTGCCAAATTTTAGGACGTGGCTCGAACGGGATAACTTCTGACGCGGCGGTAGCCTCGTTTTTTTTTATTGTTTCAGATAAGTTAGCTGGCGCTACCAACGAGACAAATTGGGAAGTGGTCAGCCACGTAATCTCAGAATAATCCCCATTCTTGGCTATCAAATAATCGTCAATATCTGGCGAACTCCCTTTTTCCCACTGTTCCCACCATCCGATCTGAGGTATGTAGCCGCTGTGCCTGACTTGTTCGATCGTCATTAGAACCCCAGACAAAATGCTCAGGTTTTCAACCGTGCCAGCGTCGGGAAGAATCCTAACCCCGTTTTCCGGTTTGAGTTCTGCAAGGATTTCGATAAGCTGATCGGAGAACCTAGCAGACATTGCCGTGCCGATCACGACAATGTTGATATCTGTCTCCCAAGCTTTGAGCGCTACGATCGCACTCTTCAATCCGCCTTCACTGAGCCACACCTGAGACGTTTTGGTGCTGTCTAAATGCCTGCGAACAAACAGCGGCATTGAGTTGGTAAACTGCATATGACAGCCGTATCCACCAACTTTAAGGCTAGATACCCAGAAATACTTGCCGACTACTTCGGTGTTATCCGCTGCAATTTGCCCGCCGAGTATTTTCCCGTGATGGTCGATTGCCGAGATAAACATTCCCCCCAGCCATCGGGTAGTCTCGGTTGCCGGATCGATTCCTGCAATGTTTTCCGAGCAATCTATGTCGCTCTGCCAAGTCTTGAACCACAGCAATTGTTCTGCAAACTTGACCTGTTCTCGACTCAAACCGCGCTTTTCTTTGAGGGTGAAACAATGCTTTGCCGAGAGCGCCATTGCCCCCAGAATTTGTCTGTAGCCTTTGTCTCGACTCTCTACCGATGGCAATGCTGCCAATTCTAACGAGCGCTTTTGTCGAGCTTGTTGCCGTTTGTATTCTAGGATTTCCGGATCTTCTCTTTCCTCCCCTGAATTTTTCCGGGGTGCAACCATTACTCCCCGCATTCCCGAATTGCCTGCATCAATATCGGCAATTATGAACCAAGTGTCCTCATCTACTTCTGAGGCGGTAGTATTCCAGCATAAAATCGAGTCGCCGTGAGATGGTTTACAACGTGCGTCGTTATTGTTGCAAACTGGGCAACTTTCGTGCCGGAAATTCTTGACAGAATAGAAATTATTTGTTAGTATTGACATAACTTTGAAGAACAAGTGATTGAGTTTGGTGGAAGAAGTGATCGGTTGACTTAAAAAGTAATTGATTTATATTCTTGAGTCGGCTTGTTCCAGCTATGACTCGAACCCTATTCCTAAAATACCATCGGCGACAGCCAATCGCTCTGGTATTTTTTTTGATTGTTTCATATTATAACAACCGTTTACGTTGAATATACTTTTTTACTTCACTGTGCTATTGTAATTTTATACGTAATTTATTTTGGTGTCAAGATGGGAAGGAAAAAAATTTATAGTGAGAGCAAAAGCAAGCTCAACCTTAGTCTTACTGAAACCGCGATTAAATGGCTGGAAGCAAAGCAAGCTCAACTTACGGCAAGAAGTCTCAGTGATGCGATTGAACGAATGGCGAGGGAGCAAAACGAAACCTCCGATCCTCCCGGCGATGAACAGACTCAAACCCTTACACTCAATCAAGAGGACAGTGAAGCCCTGGTCAAGGTATTGCTTAATCCGCCTTCGCCTAATGAAGCACTTTTGGTGGCAGCGGCGCTGTCCAGCAAACTATAAGCGTTTGAGGATTCTCAAAATGCAATTTTATTGTTTTTTAAAAGAAACCCCGGCAAATTCAAACTACCGGGTTTTTCTTTGACAAGTTTTTAGAATCAAAATTTAAACAACCTCTACAGGTAGGACGTAGACAGAAGGGTAGACAGAATAGATGAGTTTGTCAATCAGAAAGTATATAGAATATAAAAAATTGAGTGACAGACTCAGCCATAATCAGATCCTCGTCTCTATGAAAAACGGATGTGGAAAACTGCACCACGGATTATCGGTTTCGCCACAGGTCACTGTGTAAGCGCGAACCCATGCTTAGATTTTTTTAGTTGCTTCACCAACATCGTTACAATAACAATGTACCGTATACGGTTTATTGGTCATGAAATTTTATATTGTTTTGGGTCAATCCAACCATCCTACCGCCAACCAGCTCTACACCGAGAAAGATATTGATCAGATGCGGAATCTGCCACAGTTTGAGAAATGGACAATCGTTCCGGTAAAAGTGCCGTGGAGTAATATTGAGTGGGTGCGATCAGGTGGCAGACAGAAGGGTGGCAAAGGTATTTCACCGTATCCGGTTGGCACAAATACAGGAATGATTCGAGTGCCGAAGGATATTGCGTATCAAGTGCAGCAATATGCGGTGTGGCTAGCGAATCAATAAACTTTTAAGCATGAATTGACAAACTGTATACAGTTTATTATACTAGCTATTGTGATCAAATAGAACTCATAAACAAAAGGAAAAACCAAAATGAACGAGTATGAACGGTCAGACTGTTATGAACTGCTGAGAAAAATAGTAAACTGGGATTCTATGCTAAGAGACAACCAAAAAGATATGGATGAATTGATTTCTTATCTTAGAACTCTAGAAGAAAGACAATATAGGAAGTATCTTCAAGCCTTAAACGAAGAATACAAAGATTTAGGGAACGAAGATGAAGACTAATTTACAGGTAATTAAATGCCAGCACACAAAAAACTCAACTAACGGCAATTAGCCTCAGTGATGCGATCAGACGAATGGCTAGAGGGCAAAAATAAGCCCTTTATTTTTCAACACCGAACCCGACATATTCAAAATGTCGGGTTTTCTTTTGGTAAAATATTAATATGAAAAGTCAAGCAAGCTTAACAACTAGAGTGCTTGTCAAAACGAGGTTATAATAGATGAGTTTGTTACGTAGAAATATTATAAAACATAAAAATCTGAGTGACAAACTCATCTATAAGGATCTTGCTTGTGTGAGAATCTGAATCGGGCGATCGGGATCACCTACGATTAACAACTAGATCAAGTACGTCTCGCCTTCGGTCTATATTACCCTGTTGGCAGCTTTCACCTCATCTGACCCCCGTTGTACGATCAACGATTCTACCCAGTCGCGCAAGTTCTCCGGTGCGTCCGTTGCCTCAAGGTAAGCAAGCAGTTCTGCCGCCAGCGGGGATTGACCTAACAGGCGATCGGCTTCACCTCGAACCATCGGGTATGCCCGCACCCACTGCTCAATCTGTTTCTTGGCGGCGGTCAAGCTCCCCATAACTGCAACAAAATCTGCAAAGTCACCCGCTTGGAAGCTGATCACCTGTTTTTCCCGTTTTAGCCTTTTAGGTAATTCCGGGCGGCGCGCACCTTTACGATACCCGCCCCGTCCAACTCCTGTGGATTTTGTCATTTATTTTTCCAAACCCCTTGACATATCTTTTTGATTATATGATACTGGTATTCATAGAGCAATAGGAGACGACGCAAATGGCAACTTTAAAGACCTATCTTACCGGATCTTTCTCTTACGATTCTTCGTGGGGTGTTTGGGCAGAAAGAATTAACGGAAAATTTGAGCTAGAATCTGATGCCCGTTTGGGACAATTCGTTTTTGAGAATGGTGGTATGGCGGATGGTTATGAATTAGTCGGAGACAATGTATCACTTACTGACTCACGCGACAATTACTGCGGAACCGATGCTGTTGAAGTTGAGTTTTATGAAGATTGGGCAGAACAGTTTGTTGAAAAATTGAACTTTGTAAACTGTTTGGGTAAATTTTCTGCAAACAGTAACTATTGCGATTAGTTATAATCTAAGATTTAGCGGGAGTCTCTTCCCGCTCTACTAATCCCTATTAGGGATGCCCTACTTTGTTTATGGGCTGTTAAGGAAAAATCATGTTTAGAGTTACGGACACTTTACCGATTATGTCCGAGTTTGCTATTGCTGCTCCATCCTTTAGAGAAAGAGATGGTTTTGTGACCATCACAGATTCAAATCAGTATCCAAGATTACGCTTGCCTCGTTGGGAAGAGTGTCCAACGCGATATATAATCGATAAAGAAAGAAAAGTTTGGAGTCGAGGAGCTGGTCAAACCAAACGATATATTGCTTTTAATTCAGTGGAAGAATTTATTGCAAAACGTTCTGAATGGAACGAAGAATATTTAAAACGAAACGGATTTTCTGTTTCTGATGTACACGATTAATTAATAGCCGAAACGCCCCAAAGGGCGTCTGCCAGGTGGTTGTAACCCCGGTGCTGAAGATGGCAAACTAATGAAAAGAATTCAAATTATTGATAGAAAGACTTTTAACTTTCAAACAGTAGACTATATCGCGACAATTACTGTTGCACTAGAAAAAGGCAAAGAGTACGGATTCATTGAAAATCTAGGTAATTGTCCGCAAACAGTTTATAGCTTGACTAAAAATACTTTACGCACTTTGTGGGAAGAAACTAATGAGCAAACAGTTTTAGAAGATGTAGAACTCTATACTAGGCGAGAGTTTGGCGTTAGTTTTGCAACAATGCAATCAGCTATTGCAAAACTTAAAATTAGAGATTACTTTGGAATTGAATCTAATTATTTGCAAGAAGAACGTCAGCACTTGTTTAGTTTGTGGTATTCACCAGAGGCAAGAGCATTGACCCATAGATTTCAATTTCCTTTGTTAAGAACTCAGCTATCTACTCGTTTCCCAAACGGAAAAGAATTAGTCTTTGAAAAGCCAGGGTATAAAAAATGGGTAGATAAATTGTTACGAGTCTAATTCATGCCTGAGCGCACAGCGGGAGCCGTCTTCCGCTTCACAATCCCTACTAGGGATGCCCTGCTTTGTTTTATGGGCAGATGAGGCAAACTAATGAAGGTAAATTTGTCTGTAGTTAAAGATAAGGACGAGCTTCTCGTTACCGATTCTAATTACTGGGGGAATAATATTCCTCATACAATGCTTTTTGTAGATCGCTGCGATCTGTCGCGACCAAAATTGAACGAGGAAGAAAAATCGTTAGCAGAAAGAATATCTGCCAAATACGAATTATTTAAATTCGTCGATTAGTAATAGTTACAGAATTTAGTTAGTCCAGCACAAAAAACTCTAATGGTATTAACCCATTAGAGTTTTTGCTGTAAGCTTGATCCCCCGCAACAGCAATCATCCAAATCAAGCTGCCTCTTGAGTCTCCACACCTTGCTCAACTGCGCTCTTAAACGTCTTGCCGGGTGAAAATACGGGAACAGTGGTTGCAGGTATATTCAGCGTTTGTCCCATCTGCGGGTTGCGCCCCTCGCGTTCTTTGCGAGTCCGTGCTTCAAAGGTGCAAATCCTAACAGTGTTACTTTGTCGCCATTGGCAACAGCATTTGTAATTGTTTCTAAGACAGTATTCAGCGTAACAGAGACGCCTTTTCTGTTGTGCCGATTGAGGTAGCGACTTGTTTGATCAATTCTCCCTTGTTCATCTGGCTGTTTCTCCTACTTTTTGATGAGTATCTTTTAGTAATTATATCTTTCAATTAATGTGTTTGTAGAACTATTATTGTAAATGTTAATGAGTTTTGTAGTGTCATTGTACTGCCACACCGTAGGTGATATTATTAATTCCTGAGTCCCATCTAGCACTAAAAGTAATTGTGATATTTGTACCCGATTTTGTCCAGCCAGTCGCAACTATTATTGGAGTATTTGCCGATTCAAAAATTCCGCTTATTGGTGGGTTAACATTATCAGAAATACTCCAAGTAGACTCTCTTATTCCTGTACTTAATTTGATACTTTTTAAACGATTGCCTGCTGGAATCATAAAACTTCGACTATCAAAATCGCTATTGAGAAACCAACCACTTGTTGAACCAAATCCAAAGTAATTTCCCGCTCCCCAGATTTCTGTCCCAAAGTCAATACCACCGTGAATACCATTAACCGGATTGTCTCCAGACGGCATATCGCCAAAACTATAAATTATGTCACTTATCGGTGTTGGTATTGGTGCAGGCATTGGAGTTAAATTTGCAACTTGAATTTTGTTTAAATCTACGACGTTAGTCCCAACCACAAATTCACCAACAAGTTCTCCGGGTTTGCTAATTTTAATGTTAAATGAAAACTTATTGTTTTCCTGTATTACTGTTTTGTTTAAGCTAAACCTCATTAGTTTTCCTCCATCGGTGGAGATTCTTCTATTTTGGTTGGCTCAGGTTTCAATGGTTCCGAGTGTTGTTTTTTCTGCTTCGGTGTTTTCGGAATAGATGGCTCGGATGGTCGGTTTTCGGGTGTGAGGCGAGTAGGACGACCACCAGCAGCAGCTTGGATTTTGGCGGGTTCTTCTAAGCTTTCTAACTGTGTAATTTGAGATGTTTTTGTTGTTTTTGTCATGACGTTTAGGATAATTTAAATTGATTATAACTTTTAATTAATGCGTTTAGCGGCAATACCTGTAAATTTTTCCCAACGTTGTAATATAACTTCTATATAATCTGGTGATAATTCCATTCCGTAGATAGTGCGCGTACCTTGTAATTTTTGGGCTGCAATAATTGACGGTGATGAGCCAAGAAACGGGTCAAATATTATACTGTCGATCTGTGAGCTGTTAGCTAAAGCTTTTTCTATTAATTCAGTTGGTTTTTGCATTGGGTGATTGTAGTCACTGCCTGAGTCTTTCCGAATATTCCATACATTACTTTCCGAGTTGCTGTCTATCCTACCTTTAAACATAATTAGTTCGTGCTGGGGTCTATAACCACTACCTAGTCCAAAATTGTTCTTAACCCATACTATTACAGTATTTATTGCTGGAAACAAAGGAAAAAACAAAGGGTAGGATTTCCAGTTGCAACAAATATAAAAGCTTTTGGGGTTTATTTTATAAATAATGTCTGAAAAAGATTTAATAAATGCTGTAAACTCTAAATCTGATAAATTATCATTTTCTATTATTCCCCATTGAGAAGCCGTTCGACCTTGTTGTTGTTTTGTATTGAACGGCGGATCGCTCCAAATCATTTCTACGTCGTTAAACCTTTCGCCCAACAACTCCCGAACATTAGCCTCAACCGTCGAATCAGAACACATTATTCGATGTCGCCCCAGCGCCCAGATAGATCCAATTTCCACACCTTCACGAACTGCAATACTTTCCGGAACCGTCGAATCGTCTTCACCATATTTCGGCTCTGGTTCATCATTTTTCCCTGAAATTAATTGATTCAACAACTCTTCTAAATTAGCCTCACCAATACTGACCGGAACTTCGTCATATTGGCTCAACTCTTCCAATTCCGACAACAGCAACTCTTGATCGTACAACTTCATCAAGTCCTCAACGCCAAAGTCACCGCCTAACAGCGTCAAGTTGTTGTCGTCCAGAGCGTAAGCCCGTGCGATCGCCTCCGACTCTGCCTCTACCCCGAACAAGACCGGGACGCACCACTCGCCCGTCTCATTTTGGGCAATCCCGATCGGTAAGTCATCTCCGCGACGTTCCATCTCCCGCAAAGCTTCAACCCGACCGTTGCCTGCGACAATGCCCCCGCGCCCGTCGTTGAGGGTGCTTTCCCACTTACAGGCAGACTTGAACCCATACCTGGCGATCGACTGGATGATTTGGTCGAGGTTGTGGAGCTTGGCGTTGCTCTCAAAAAGTTCGGCTTGGGAGATTGGAATATATTTTAGGCTGAGTAAATCAGTCATAAGTCAAAAATAACTTTTACTATTAGAATAGACTTAAGTTCACTAAAATTCACTTAAATTTGTTTAATTTTATCACAGGACAGGAATTTGGGAAGAGTTAAAGGACGATCAAGGGCAACTTCGGACAAGGCGATCGTTGAAGCTGCCGAAATGATTTTTAACGGTGCGACTCAGAATGCCGTCGCCGAACATCTGGGAATAACTGAAGCTCGTGTTTCTCAGTATGTCCGCACGGATTTATATAAAGAAACGCTAGCAAAATTAGAAAAAATCAAAAACCAGTGTGCAGCCGACTACGCTCAGCAGCAGGTTGATCGTTACAATGACGAGTTTGAAGAATGGTTCAAACTCTCAAAAACTATGAGCGGAGTGAATACAGCCGCATATCAAAAATTAATGAAAACAATTAACTCAACTCTTGACGCTGCACTTGAAGAAGTTAAACCAAAAAACAACGCAGAAAAAATTAAAGTAACTGAAAGTTTAAAAAATTTGTGTAATTTGACTAGAGCTGCAATGATGCTCGAACAGCAAATAAATGCTGCTTTTAATCAAAGGCTGGGAACGGATGAACTAAGTAAAAGATTAAGCGCTGATAAAGATACTGAAGTATAGATGAAAAAAAATTATTTAGCAATTAAAGCCGCTAGTCGAATTCTTGATCGTACCGGATTAAATCACACTCAAACCATAAAAAAGAATTTATACAACGTCCCTGAAGATTTTAAAGAATTTGCAAAACTATGTCGCATTCGATCGGGTAAAAGAAGTATCCCTTTTGAATTATACGATTATCAAATTGAGCTGGCTAAAGTCCTTGATGCTCAGAGGGGTATGATCGTTTTCAAGACTCGCCAATTAGGAGCTACAGAAACGATTGCTTGCAAATTTTTGCACAAAGCAATTTTAAATCCTGCTTATGTTGCAGGTATTCTGTCAATGGGGCAAGAAGAAAGTTCTAACGTAGCCCGACGTATTCGTAAAATGCCTGCGGCTATCAAAAATTTTCAGTTTGGAACCAACAATCTTAAGGATTTAGAACTTAAAGGAGGCGGGCGTGTTGTGTTTCGACCTTCTACTGACAACGCAATCCGATCGTTAGAATCGGTTAGCGACTTGCTGTTTGACGAAAGTGCGTTTGTTGACAATGCTGAAGAGATTTATTCGTCTGCTGTACCCGCTCAAGAAATGGTAGGATCGGACGCTCGGACAGCGATTGTTTCAACTATGTCTCAATCTGGAAAGCTTTCGTGGTTTTGGAAAATGTTTGCTAGCAACAATGGCTTGATTGATGCCGAAAGAGTATGCGCTAGAGTTCGAGAAAATTTGGATGAACCGTATCAGTTCTGGATTGATGAAACTGGCTGGGCAAAAGTTATTTTACATTGGCGATCTCACCCTATCTATTCGCAGGTTCCTGACTATTTAGAAAAAACTAAAAATGAAAAAAAACTGACAGAGGACAAGGTACAGCGAGAGTATAATCTAGGAATTCCTGCGTCGGGTGCATCATTGTTTCAAGCTGATATGGTCAATTTGTTTGCGATTGGCAATTGGCTACCTCCTAAACCAAATAAAGTATATCTAGCGGGAATAGACCCTAACTTTGGCGGCACAGATTATTTTTGTATGTTGATTTGGGATGTGACAGAAGCCCCGTATCATTTAGTCTGTCAGTATCGCGACAACGGTCACAGCAACAGTTATCACCAAGAAAGAGTGCTGCAATTGCTAGACAGTTATCAGCCAGCCATTACAGCCATTGAGTCAAACTCCGGTGGCGCTGTGATTCTTGAGGATTTGATTGTTGCCCGATCGTCATTTCGTTTTGAAAAAGTCAACACTTCGGCGGTGTCTAAGCGGGTCAACACCGATCGGCTAGCGATCGCGCTTGAGGGTGGTACGGTTTGTTATCCACCGGACTGGGAAGGTATTGAAGAGATGAAAAACTTTTCTGCGAAGGAGCGAAAAGCTGTCGCTGGTCATGATGACTGCGTGATGGCTTGGGCTGCGGCTTGGGTGTGGATTGGGGAGTTGATTGCGACTGAGGAAAATCTGCTTGCAAAAGCTTTTGGTTGAGTCTAATTATTTTTGTTAGCATTTTTCTGTGCTTTCATTTGTTTTGTAAAAGCTGCTTCATTCTCTTCTTCAATTACCATTGCTGGCATAGCTTCACCTCTTTTTGCATCTATTGCTTTTGCTACAATTGCCGCAGCTACTTGAAATTTGCCAGACACTATTTCATAAGTAATATTCATAGGGGTTCCAGTCCTACGCAATATAGCAGGTTCTATAAATCCTCCTAGTTCTAAAAAAGATTCAGCTGCTGCACGAAGATCGTTTGAATCAAATTCATCGTCAGGCATGGCAATAGATTTTATTAACACAGTTCGAGGAAGAAGTCTTGGACTATCGGTAAATTTTTTGCTTGCGTCTGGTTCCAGTGATTTCTCCATAGCAATCTGCTCTGCCAATTTCTGAGCAGAAATCTTGCCAGTTGTGCCAATTGTAGGTGCAGTTGTTTCTGTTACAGGTTTAGCTGTTGAACTTGTCGCAACCGTCGGTGTTTTAATTTTAGCTGCCACTTGTTTTGCTATTTCCTGTACTTCTGGTGACATTGGCTGCTTGCAAGGTTTCCCCATTGCCCGACACACCGCACCGCACGGAAATGTTTTATCGGGAGTGCAAGTCAAAGTTTTTCCTGACTTGTTGACTTTTGTTTTGACGCCCACCTTAGCTTTTGTTGGCGCATCGGCACGCGAAAACCAACTGTCTAATTTTTGCTCAATCACCTCTGCATCCGAAACCTCAAATGCTTCCCGCGCTGAATAAATTATTTTAAACCGATTGGCATTTTCTTGTTCTGCCAACAGCGAATCTGCCTTATTTGCAGATTTAACGCCAACTGGCTTGTAATACACACTGTTATTGTTGACATTTAGAATATATTGAAAAGTTGTTCCGTCTGCAACGAATTCACCAACAATATTTCCGCTGGGCCTTTTTCCGTAAGTTTTAATGCGATCAATACCAGAAGTGTAATAAATATTTAATATTTTTGATAACAACTTAGACGTTTCAACGTTGTTGTCTAACCCAGATCCAGTTAAATTGCCAATTGTAGTACCTTGCATTTTGTTGTTTCCTAAATTAATAAATTTTATCTGGATCGTGTTTTGGTGGTGTGCCTTCGTCTGTAATTTCCCCTTCCCAAGTGTCCACAGCAGCTTGGGCTATTGTCATATCAGGCCACGGATTAGAGGAAGAATAAAGCATAAAGAATGGTTCGCCGATCGTTGCCGTTCTGATTTCGTTTTGTGTCCACTCATTTAGCATAGTCGTCAGGTCGGCATCGTCACTTGTCCATTCGCCGTTTTCAATATTGCATTTCGATCCGTGAATTTCTAAGGTAATCATTATTTCCCTCTCAGCGTGTTGTAAATAAAAGCAAAATACTCTGGATCGGCTTTAGCGAATCCAGCAGGATCTTTGTACATCATCTCCATTCCCATTGACAAAATCTCTGAATTTTCGTCACTGTTTGTTTTTTTGCCCATATAAGGTTTTAACCATTTATCGGGCTTCGCTACTTCATTATCCCCGTAGTTTGAGTTGCCTGTCAAGTCGCTAAGTTTTTGCCATTTCTCCCCAGCAGTTCTATTCTCGAAAAACTTCTGCACTTTATTATGAATATTAGGATCTGATTCTTCTAGCCAGTGCGCTGCTTCGTGAACGACAACCTCTACAGGGGCTTTGTCCGCCATATAGATGCCACCTCTTCCGTAGAACGAGCGATCGGCTGCTTTCCCAAAGTTGGTATCAAGTGCTGCTACTTTTAAAGTTTTCCCGTCAACAGTATTAACTCCTACCATTTTCTTAAAAGCGATTATTCCTGCTACCAGTTTTGTTGATTGCTCTTGATTTAACGTTCCTGTCTTGGCTCGTGTTTTTGGATTTGTTAAGCCACCGTTGACTCCTTTCATTTTAGATGGCGGGTTTACATATAAAAATTCACGAGCAACATTTGCGGTGAAATTCTCATACTTTTTGCAAGCTTCTTCTACTTCCGTGTTCCAATTTTCCGAATAAAATTTTCTAGCTGCTGCTTTCCCTTTTGTGGCTGTAATTTCATTAGCTTTCTTTGTCACTTCTTGCTTTTTGTCAATTGCTAATTTATAGTCTTTCCCTATAACTTCAGATAATTTTTGCAAGTATGCAGCAACCTCCGCACCTGACTTCATTTTGCTCGCTGCTTGTCGTGCAAGTATTTTTGCTTCAGCAAAATTGTCGGAGTCAAATGCTTTTTTTAGTCCAGCGACTAGGGGGTCAATCGGTGGCTGCTTCTTAACCCCAGCCTTAAACATTCCCGCCCGTTCTTTCTCTAGCGTGTTTGCCTTGGCTTTCAAATCGTTAGCAGTGCCGTATCGCGACCACTTGTTATTGCCTTTTGAGTCTAAGTATTTGGCTAAAGCTCGGATTTTGTCAATCCGTCCTTGGCTAACGCTCTCAATTGAGCCACCCGCTCGGTTAGTCTGTTGACCCGCACTGTTGATCCAACAGGTGTGTTGCAAGGGAATACAGATACTGCCGCACCCGTAGCTAATACTTGTGCAACGTGGCTTTTTCCCGCCTTTTACTGCGTCGTGCTTGACTTCTAATGAGGTATAACCCAGAGAGAACACGTCAAACAACCTTGAGTCTGCTACGCTGTCAGTGTTGTTTGTGGCGATCGCAGGCTTGTATCCAATTCGGTTGTCTTGGACAGAATAACTAAAAATTCGACGATTCCAAGCGTCTTGGAATTTACCAGAAATATCGCCATTGTCCGCAATATCAAACGAAATTAAGTTAATGTTTGAACCGTAAGCATCGTCGCTTTTGATTAGTTCTTCCAATTGTTCGACAAAATTTGTCAACTCATCAGCGTCTTTTTTTACCTTAGAGTGCAAACCTATGTCATCTTGTAATTGGGCGATCGAATATTGACTAGCAGCCCCAAACAACTGCCGGGGAACGTGCTTAAGAAACGTCTCAACAGCCTCGTCAAAATTTTGAGCGCCCAAAACATACTTATACTCATCAATCGCCCCCGTCGGAGTAACTTGCACAACCTTAAATACTGTCGGCGCATCGCTGACTACATACACGTCTAAAGCTTTACCGTCCAAGCCAGCTCCCCACGAGCCACGAATGCAGCCGTAGTCGCAAGACATCGGTGGAGCAAATGAGAATCGAGCCTCCCCGCTTTTGGTAGTAATGTTTAGCGGGATTCCATTCCAGGATCGAACTTCCTTGGCGGGTTCGCTGTTGGCGTCTGTGCGATATCTCATTATTCTTCCTCCTCAAAAGCGGCTGCATCATCGCTACCCATTTCTACTGGTGGAGCATTCTGTTCTTCTTCTAACTTTTTGCGCTTGTCAACATTTAAATTAACATTATATTGCGGAGTAGTCCCCCCAAATACTGACTTGGCAACTTCTTCTGGTAATAGCACTTGAGAGCTAATATAACCATTTAATGTTCCACCATAGATAGAAAATAACTCTGCTTTTTCTTTTTCAGTCATCGGGTGCGTGTCAACAAAATTCCACCGAAAACCGTTGGGTATATTTCCTTTTGTTGGTGAGTCTTTAGCAAGCCAGCAGAGCTTGTGAAATCGGTTTAATTGTTTTTTCATATGGCGGTCTTGATATTGGCGAACAGTTTTGTTCATATCTGTTTGCTCGCTGCCACCACTAACACCTAGTTTGCCTGCTGGCGACACTCCCAAAAGGTACGTGCGCGGTAGATTGGATGCGGCTACACATTCGTCAATCGCTTTTTCTACCGCTCCAAAAATACTTTCAAAATTTAGTGAACTTTCTTGTATGTCTTCTTTGTCTTTGTCAATTACTCTGTATTTAAAGCTTGATTCCATTATTGCGCCTTCTGCAACACGCTTTCTTAAAATTTCTTCATTTCCCGCTAGAATTGTTTTCCACAAATCTGCAATCTTCCAAGTCTTTTTAATAATTTCTGGTAATAAAGAAGCAACTAAGCTAATAGCCATATCGTATCGAGCAAGTGGTTGAGCAAATGTTTCTAATACCGAATTTCCCCAACCTTGATTGCGCTGTCTAGAACTGTCTAACAAACGGGCGGCACCGCCGAACCGTAAAATTCGCGATCGATGAATTAGTCCCGTATTACTATGCCCAATACTTTCTCCCAAGTTTAAACGATAGTGAGTTGGTCGGCTCATGTTCCATGCAATACTATCTTGCATTAAAAATTTTTTATTTTTTTCTAACGTAGGATGGCGTTCTGGAGTTACAGCCCTACGGTTAAAAACTCGTAAAAAGTTAATAGTTTTAATATTTTTTTCATCTACTTCTTCCCAGGGTTCTCGTCCGTCGTCAATATCAATATAAATAGCTGAACCCCCTGTCAGTCGTTCTTCCCGCATAGCTTCGTTAAAAATGTCAGCCGTTGATATTTCATCGCCAACATCATCGACCAGCCTATCTTGGTATTCAATAAAATGACCAATTAAATTTGGCGCGTTGTTTTCGCCTGTAATTTGATACTCAACCCACTCACGAGTACATTCGTCAGGTAGTATGTCAATTAAGTTTTGCACCATCCAGTGATATTCGTAAAGATGATCTATTTCTTGAGCTGTTAATTTACGACGAGATTGAATTTGTGTAAATTGACTTCGATCTCGTGCTGTTCCTTGTCCAGTATAAACGTTGGCAAACAGTCCGGGCAAAAATGAATCCTGTCTACTAAACAAATCATCTAAATCACTCATGGTTTATTTTCTAAGTTTTTAGGAATATTTGCAAACATTCTATTCAAATCAAAATCTTCTGTATCAAGTCCTAATGCTTTGTTAATAACATCCGGGTTTTGCTCTTTATATTTCTGGTAACTTTCTGCCAGATATTGCTTACGCCTGTCTTCTGGTGACTCTTGTGAAGCATTGTAGGCTTGCACCAATAAATTAATTGTACCAAGATCGAATCGATCAAACAAAGCTAGTGTATCTTGAACGCTTGTTGCCGCAGTCAGTTGTCCAATTGTATCAATCACAAAATCACCACAACTCTTAATTGGCGGATTCCAGTTGTCAATCTCGTCTCCCTCTTGTGGCTCAAAAGGTACTTTTGTTGAGGTATCAAATTCTGATTGATGGAGGGCAAGCAACTCGCTGGGGAACGCTTGAGCTTGCGCTTCTTTTCCTTCAATACGGCACAAAAACATAGACTGCACTTCTTCTGGTTCCATTAGCGATACATCCCAACCGTAAACAGTCGGCTGCGGTGGTGTATCAAGCCTAGGGAACAAATCAGCAATCTGCTGTAATAGTGTCCAGTGATTTGTAAGTAGCAAAGCAGTGTCACCACCTAAGTTTTCCCACACTTTTGTCAACTCTTCAGTTAGAAGCTGAAAAGAAGATAATCTGGAAAAAGGAACCGGGGCAATCACAATTACTTGAAGCCCCAGCCAAAAAAGTAAACTTTTCATTGCTTAGATTTAACAAACTCTTTGCTGTGGCAACCATTCCCATTCATAAGGTCTGCACCGCCCAGCGGTGACGATTGTGTAAGCAATATCTACTTTTTGGTCGTCGCCTAAAGGAATATCGCCTTCAGCCGGATTTAAGAGTGCCTCAAAGATTTTTAAGTGCCACCGTTTTTGTGTTCGGGTTTGTCCGCAAATATTGATTTCGCATCGTTCCAAAGGAGCTGCTTCATTAAGGCGAACAATTCCGGCTAAATTATTCGGAATCATCATTGATACGTGTTTGCCTACCAAATCAGCACTAAATCCCAGTCCCATGTTTGCACCGATCGCTACAGTTCGAGTTCCCGTTGGCGGTGTACTTGCTGAATAAGTACCCGTCATTGTCAGTTCTACGGGAACACCATCTTCTGTAAGCGTTCCGCCTTTAGCACCTGTTGGAGATGCAATTACACCAAAACCTTCTTGACCTGCAATCGCTGGTGGTAAAAGTTGCTGGGTTATTAGCCGAGGGGCCCAGTGAATGAATGTAGGTGTTTGAGTCGCGATTGTCTCTGGCTCTAAACCTTCTCGCATACCTACCGTCAGTGGCGTAAACAGCGGGAAAGAAAATCGAATAGACGGTCTGTTTTCATTGGTAAACTGATCGGCAAGAACTTTTTCACCTTGAGCAGAAGAAGTCATTACTTCTGTCAAACTAACGCCTTTGTTGAGAACTGGATCGTTTGGAGTTGCTACGCAAACTGGAGAACCTAATACACCCAAATTGTTGTAAAAACGAATTGTGATGTCGGTTATTGAACCTTTGCGACCTTGAAACGGTGAATTTGACATAACTTTAAATTAGACAGTAAAATGAATTTGAACGAATTAGCTAGTTTGACTAGCTTTTGGTTTTGGAACTGGCTTTGCTGTAACTGCCAAAACAACTTCGTTCTCGTCGGTTGGTGGAACGAACTGTTTTAGATCGATCAAAATGTGATTTAACAAACTAGCTTCGCCTAATTCTCCGTTGACGTATTGAGCTGCTTTGACTTCAAATCGCTGTTTACCTTCTTCCACTCCGAGTCGAACACATTCAATTGTTGCAACAACAGTTTGTGTGCCGTCGAGCATTGGCATAATGAGCGGAAATATAAAACTGGTATCTGTTTCTGTTGGTTGTCCGGGGACTATTTCGGCAGTAACGTCAACCATAGGATGTTCTTTTTCTACTTGAAGATTGATGATCATGGGCTGAAAGCTCCTGTTACTGCGGTTAACTCTGCGAATTCGCAGTGGAATTTGACATTAAACTGAAATACAAAAGACAGTATCCAGTCTGATTTGTTTTGGTCATTCAGTAACACGTTGCCTGTGCATTTAATTTCTTCAATATCGGATGACAGACAAGCGTAATGCGCTTGAAGATTTAACAAAATATAGGTTAATTTGTCTTCAGCTTGACTGCGAGGAACAGTTGTATAAGAATGGGAGCTATCAAGTCGATATTCTACTTGTATAGGGATTTTTGTTTGAAGTAAATAACTACTTGTTTCTCCAGTTCCGACTATTTTCACTATTGAATACTCGGAAGCGTTTCCGTCAAGACCTGCTGAGGGTGGCGCTCGCAAGTCTTTGACTGATTCTGGCGAGTTTAGACCCCATCTATCTATTCGGAGTTGTTGACTCAACCATTCTTTTAATTTGGTTCTAAGTTCACTTGGTAGCATTAGATTAATCCTGGTAGAGTTCCAAAAATATTTGTTTTAAATAAATCGCCCTTGACAATTAAATCTCCTTGCCAAGTTTTGTTAACGCTCAATCCTGTTAATTGAATTTCTAAAAATAGTTTTTTTGCAGGCTGAAACCAGGTCGCGTCCGATCGGGGCAAGTCCAAAAGTTGTCCAAGATTTTGGTCAAGGATTAGCGTTTCAGTATCTTGTGGGGCTAAAACTAAGGACAAATCTGCTGTCGTTAACGTCGTGTTTAGCGTGACAGCAAAGTTTTTGGAACCAATTGCTTGTACTGATTGAGCCGGATTCAACGAATCAAGCGCCAACAACCGCACAACGGGCAGAGTTTGCGCCGAGAAACTGGTTAACGGAATCCGGGCGGAAAACTTCAACGTGTCGCCCTGAATCATTACCAAGTTTCGCAGTTCGCTTGGCTTGTCGTTTACTGAGAATTTGACTAAATCTAGACTCATTATCTACCTCCTTTTTTGTCTAGTTAATTCAAAATCGGCAGGAACAGTAAACAATCCTAGTGCGTTTTCTTCTAGTATCTCTAGCTCTGTCAAGCTTTCGCTTTCGATGTTTACTGATGCATCTTTCCTACCCTTTGCAGATTCCTCTTGATTTTTTATAAACTTTTTGGCATTTTCTTCGGTTAACTCCATACCTAACATATCTCCAGATGTAAAGCCAACTTTTTGATAAAACGGAATTGCATCACTTAGCGGATACAATTCAATACGCGGTTTTCTTTTCTCGGCAATTGCATTTTTAATTAAAGATTCTATTGCGCTTGCTCCCGCTCCTTTCTTCTTGTTTAGATGAGCTTCTAAACAGTTCCACGGAGCAGAAGCCAATAAATTTACAAAGTATCCATCAGAAGTAATCTCGTAACTATATGCAGCTTGCAACTTTCCGTCTTTGTCTACAACTCCCCCAAAAATAATATCTTTTCTTTCTTTAGTCTTAAGTATAGCGCCAACAATACTTATTGTTGCATCTAACCTCTCTTCTGTTGTCCTTTGAATCAACCTACTATCCGGTATAGATTCATCGTATAGACTGAGTTGAGCTTGTTCTAATTCTTGTTGGATATCAATCCATTGTTGTAATTTTTCCCTGGTTTCTTTATCTCCTACGAATTTAAAATTCTTATTACTTAACAAAAATTTTTCAGGTGCAAGGGTTGGTTCAGTAGATTGTTTTTCTTTGTTTGTTATTTGACGCTGAACCAGTCTGTCTCGCCCCTCTCCTTGATATTTATTTCTTGCGCTTGTAATTCGAGCGCCTACAGCATTAACTGCTGCAAACTTCTTCTTGTCACCACTAGCCTCAAGTTTGATTGACAAATCTATCAACTTACTTAATCGTTCTTTCCCAATTGCTTTACCTTGAAACTCGCCTCGCGTCTTTTTGCCCGAACTTAAAATTCTGCAAGTTTTAGTTAAACCAATACAACTAAACCCGCAGCTATAACCTTCAGTTCCACACTTAGGCTTTTTGACACGCTTTCCTATTTGACTTCTATCAAGTCGAATATTCGCAAATAGCGACGTATACCCTTCACTAAAAGAATCAAGTTGTGCAGGCAATCCATTTACAGAAAAAGAATCAAGTCTTGCTGCTGGCTTGTAGCTAATCCCGTCAATGTCAATAACAAATTCATAAACTCGATTGTTCCATGAATCCCTAAATTTACCATTGATAACCTCATCTTTAACCGAGTAAGTTAAAATTTGAATGTTGCTTCCGTAAGCCTCGTCACTCTCAAGAATTGATTCTAATTCAGCTAAAAACTCTTGTCTAACAGGTGATTCAGTAAGAGGTACACTCATGCCCTACCTCCTATCCCGCGACAGATGTCATCAGACACAGAAAACCTCGACCGATTGACCGTGTAGTGTTCGCCGTTAACCGTGCCGTCGTCAAGCTGAATGTCGGCATACACGATTGCAGGTGTCATAAGGGCAGCAGTATCTTGCGGTAAAAGGCGAATTTGGTATGTGGCCGCCCGTGTTTTGCCGTTGTAGGTAACAATGTCCTCCACTCCCAAAAACTTAACGCCACCGTTTTGCAAGGTTTTTCTAAATAGCGCTTTGCTGTCCAAGTGTGCAGGGTCAGTTTTTCCGGTAAAAGTTACATTGACCGAACCATTGGTTTCCGACGCTACCCGATCACCCACAATCCGCAAATTGAACGCATAAAAGTCTCCCCGCGTCAGTTGATTGCCGTCTAGCTGTTCCTCTTGTCCATTTTTGAGTAGGAATAATTCAGCGCTAGGGGGATAGACTATTTTGCCGAGCAACGACAGCAGCAAAAATTCATCCTGTCCAACTTTGCTCTCAACAGCGATCGCTCGACCAAATGACAGGGCTAAGTCGCAAGTGTCAGCGCTGACCTTTGCTGAGGCTGAAAGCGATCGACCAAATTGAAGATTTATTTCAACGCTGTCGTTGCTAACCCGTGACTGAGCTGCAACTGCACGTCCAAAAGTCCACTTTGGCTCGTCAGCTTCAACCGCATCATTACCAACTTTTGAGTAAGCTCCGACTGAAATTCCCACCATTTTTATCACCCCCTAATAATGATTCCGCCGGGTTCGATCGTCAGCAAGTCGCGATTCCAGCCGTATTTGCCGGGGGCTAGCGTCCCCCAATGCCACAGTTCACCTTCTGACAAAAGTTGGAAGCCGCCGATCGGGCCAGTGTCAGCGGTAAATTGATCAAAGGCGATCGGAAGTAAGTTGTCTGTTTGTCGAGTCAGCAGCGGATCTCGCCAGCTTGTTAAGGCACAGGGATATTCTTTTTCCGCTGTGGGCGAAAGCGGTTCTGCCTCGCCCGTTAGCGGGTTCAGCCCAGGTTTGACGAGCCTGATTGTTACAGCACTTTGAGGCGTGATAGCTTGCCCTTTAAACACTGCGTTTAGTCGCTTGTTTCTCAGGGGTATGCTGGTGCATTGAGCTAAGCCACCGCCGTTAGCTTCATCAATCGTAAAGTTTTTGGTTGGGTGGGTGTCGAAGAAAAAATAATCTGGAGGCTCGATCGTTTCGCCGTTTCTTAGATGCCCAGCGTAAAAAATCTCAGCGCCAACGGTGATTTGCCAAGAAATTGGCTTGTAACTTGCAGTTGCGTTGGGGTAGCGCAGAATACTGCTATTGCTCGTTTTACCTGCGTCTGCTGCAAACATTTTAGAGCTATCAAGGTCGAAGGGTAGGTATCCGCCACCTGTTACTTCTGTTATTACTCCGCTGGCATTGGGCAATGTTGTTCCCAGTCTCTGTCGGGGAACTTCTATTACCGAGAAGGCGATGCCTCGATAGACGTTGAGCTGGTGCTGAACTAGAATTGGCGATTTGGTTTCCATATTATCTTCTGCTGGTTTTTCGTAAATAGTGTCGCGGCCCATTTATCGTGCTAATAACAGCCCCTCTTTCTAATTCTTCAGGTACTTTTTCACCTTCTCTTCCGTGTCCTATTAATTGATAGTCGTCACTATTTGCTTGAAGATCAAGCATCATTTTATTGAAGTCTTCAGAAGAAACTCTCTCTTTGAGCGTGTCTCTTATTTTTGTAATTGGCACCAAATCATCATAGTTAAATTCATCATTTAACGCTTTTCTAATTTTTTCTGTAACTTCTTCAAATTCTTTTTGAGATTTAATTCTGGAACCTTTTACATACTGTCTTGCTGTTCCTAACGGATCCAAGTCTGGGCGATTATCTAATTGTTCGTCAATTTTAGCTTGTTTTTCTGGGCTTAAATCTTTGATTCTATTTTTAGCTTGATCTTCTAACTTAATATAAAAACGAAGTCCATTTGTGTTTGTTGTAATTGAGTTTTCAATTTGTCGAGCATAATCAGATCCTTGAGAACCTCCAGAACCCCCGTAAAGTAAAACGTTGTCGTTAGCCTGTAAGTCTTTTACGTATTGATTAAATTTGTCTCTAGACACTAATTCTCCAATAGCTTCCCTAACTTTATGAATAGGGACATCATCATCATCGTCTTTTCTTAATTTATCAACTACGCGCAAAAACACATCTTCAAATTCTTTCTGAGTCTTTATAGAATGAGTTTTAGAATTTGTAGTTTGATCAAAACCTAATTTTGTTTTTGATTTTTTTTGAATTTTTGATTCTTCTTCAGCAGATTGTTTTTCTTTGTTTGTTATTTGACGCTGAACTAACCTGTTTCGTCCTTCTCCTTGGTACTTGTTTTTTGCGCTTGTAATTCGAGCGCCTACAGCATTAACGGCTGCAAACTTCTTCTGATCACCAGACGCGGCAAGCTTGACTGACAAGTCTATCAATTTACTCAAACGCTCTTTTCCAATCGCCTTGCCTTGAGATTCGCCTCGTGTTTTTTTGCCTGAACTTAAAATTCTACAAGTTTTTAGCAATCCAATACAGCTAAATCCGCAGCCATAACCTTCGGCTCCGCACTTGGGTTTTTTGACGCGTTTGCCTATCTGATTTCGATCAAGTCGGATATCCTCGAATAATGACCCATATCCTTCACTAAAAACATCAAACCTTGTAGGCAGATCGTCAACGCTAATAGAGTCAAGTTTTGCTGCTGGTTTGTAACTAATTCCATTAACGTCAATAATAAATTCATAAACTCGGTTGTTCCAAGAATCTTTAAATTTTCCGTTAATAGTTTCGTCTTTAAGCGAATAAGTCAGAATTTGCAGGTTGCTTCCATAAGCTTCATCACTTTCAAGGATTGACTCTAACTCAGCCAAAAACTCCTGCCTAGTTGAATCGTCGCTCATCTGGCTTCCTCCTTACCGTAAGAATATAGACAAGGGGGTTGTTCTCGTCAATTGTCACAAACTCTACCTCAATGCCACCAAATACTTTTCCATTGCGCATCTCTGCGTTAACCCAGTAACTTGTCCCGGTTGCCTGAAGCCAATCGTCAAGATCGAGATTGCGCGGGATGCCAGAAAGAGTAAACTCATCTTCCCGCGCCTCTGTCCCGTCGTTTGCCATTGTGGGCGAGAAAGTTGATGGCGGTGCTTTCTTCCAGATTAGATTGCTTACAGATCGCAGCTCTTGGCGAGAAACGCCGTCTGCCGTAAACCGTCGCACGAGTAAAAGACTGACAACATTGGTCAAGCCAAAACCATCGGCGGTCTTGGCAAAACTACAATCCCTAGCTTTTTGAGCAATCTTGGCAAAACTCATGCGATTATCCCGCAAGTAGGTAGCTGTGATTGAATTCGGATAACTTCTTGACCATAGCTGGTGCTATTTAAGTTGTTGGCGCTGCCACCCCCAACTTTAGGGAGTGAAGGAGAACCACCCTTTGCTGCCTCTACCGCCGCTCCTGCAATTACCCCTAATTGAAAAAGGTACATTGCTATCTTGTGTGCTGCCAAATGTGCGATCGCCTCTTGATGCAAATTCCCATATTTATGAGCAGGGCATTCTTTACTCGCTTGGAGCAAAGCTCGTTCAATTTGATAGCGATCACACTCCGCAAGCTCAGGAAATAGCAAACAAAAGTTTTCAACAGAGACTTGTCCGATCATTTTTTAGAAGGAGTGGGAGGGGTAGGAGTTTTTTCAACTTCTGACGGACGAGTAACGAAAGCAGAAACGTCCGCTGCTTCGGAGCTAGCTTCTTGTGCAATCAACTTGGTTTCTATCGGAGCAGATACCCGCGCAGTTTTCTTAGTATCTGGCGGCGCAATCACTGTAGGCTGCTCAAACAGAACTCGGATAATTCCTTGCTCTTGCCTGAGTTTAATTAGTGGATGATCTGCAACCTCTTTCCATTTGTCAATATCAACTTCGTTCTTCTTACCAGCCACTAGCTGTATCGAGCCAACAAACAAATCGCCGCTTTGTGGAACTGGACTTAGCTGTGGTAAATATTCAACAATTCCTATTATTCCGCTCATTAACTTGCTAATACTCCTTCTACAACTACTGCTGACAAGCGACTAAAGAATGTGCCACCGTTTCGTTCGTGAATCAGCACTTCCTTGGAAGTGTCGCTGTTGTGGTGCAACAACTGCTCAATCGGCTGCGGAATAAACCGTTTTACGTGGCTTGGATCTTTCTTGTAAAAGATAATCGCCGGGGTTCCCCCAAATCCAGCCTCGTCTGCCTCGCTTACGTCGTCAACGTAAGTAATTTGTGGGTTGGACTTGCGCCACAAATCCATCAGCGTTACGTCTGAGTTCGCATTTCTAAACGTGGTATTTAGAACGGTTCGCACTCGCGAGGGGAACAGTACAGTATCAGCTTTGAAAGTTCGTCGAGTTATTTGGTCGTAAACCATGTTTGACCAAATATTGAGGTAACGCAGCATCAAGTTTGGATCTAATGTCGGATCGTCGAACTGGATAGGACTGAGAACTTTTGGCAGCAAAGGAAATGTAAACAATCCATAGAGTCCGGCATCTGGATCGCCCAGATACGAAACGCGATTGCTTTCTCGCGCTACCATTTCTTTTGCGCCCAAGGCTTTTTCTGCTGAAATATCAATTCCAGCAAATGTTGCCGTCCGCACTTCCTGAAAAGTGACGCGCCACGCTGCCTCAATCGATTTAACGTTGCTGGCGTTCATGGCTTCACTCACCACCCCGACCAACGGCGGATCGTCACCGGGAGCGGAAGTTATTTTGGCTCGACCGCGATAGTCAAGCGTTACTTGGGTCAGCATCTGAGCGCCGGGGCCGCCCTCAAAAGAAGTTGGGATGTGTTGGGCAGCTTTCAATTCGGGATATTCAGCTCTTGCGACTTCACCTAGAATATGCTCGACGGCACGTTGCAAAAGGTAAGGCCCATCCATTCGGACATCTGTTGGAGACATTTTAGTTGTTTTAAATAATGGGGTTAAGCTGCTGCGGGGGCAGTAATACTGGCGTATCCGAGTTTGATTTGCGCCAAATCAGTTCCTGATGTCAAAAACTGAGCGTTTGTCAACTGCAAGTCGGCACCCGCCGCAGTTGCACCACGAAATGCTCCAATTTTTCCAGCGCCAGAATAGCGGTAAAAAACAGGAGAACTAGGATTTACTGGAGGGCCTTCAACCGCGACCCACAATGTCCCAGCCTCGCGAACGAGCATCACGTCGTTTTTTCTATACACGTGCTTGTTAGATCCGCACGGATAAGCGTTTGTCCGAAGTCCATCGTCAGCAGTTACCCCGACGAACTTGTGATTTGCATCTGGCGCACCTAACCTGACTTCTCGCTCGCTATCGGTAGCAAGGCGAACTACGGCAAGACCTAGTTCAATATCAGTGGACGCAACAACTGGTGTTGTAACGGCTTGAGTTAAGGCTGCACTACCCGGTATCACGGTCAAAGTTTGTCCCGGAAGTCCAGTAATAGTTATGGCGCTAGCGCCTCCTGTGGCAGCATCAACACCCGCAAAGGATTGATTGATGGCAGCAACTAAAGCATCCCGGAGCAAAGTGACGTTCCCTCCGGTTGCAGGCGTCGTCGTAGTGACTGTGACGCCGTTAATAGTTACTGCGTATTCCGTGCTGGGCGTAAAAGTAGCGATAGTAAGCGTTACAACTCCAGCAACGTCTAACGCTGTATTGAAGTAGCTTCGATCGTACTTAGGAGCCAAGTCTGCTGGCATACCGGGGTAGCCGATCGGAAAAGTTGAAGCAAAAGAAGTTTGCATTAATTTAATTACTGTTTTTCCAAGCGTTTTGTACTTTAGCTTTTTGTTCTTGCTGAATTTTTTCTAGCGAGTCAACTGGGTAGTTGCTCGAATCAGCTTTTGCTTGATCGATCCATTGACCCACAGACGCACGCTCAGGACTCGGCTTGGCGATTCCCTCGGCAACCATGACGCTAAATGCTGTCCGGATCACATCGTCTGGGTTGCTTGCCGATTGAACCAACGAATCAAGATTGAGTGCAGGGCGAGAATTTTGCAGTGCAAGCCGCATGATTCCAACACTATCAAGCGTATAGTCTGGTTCTTTTATGGCAATGTTTGGCAAAAACGGCTCTGCCTCTTTCCAAGTTTTGATCCAAGACTCTCGCTGACTTATGATTGCTTTTTCTTGAGCTTCGCGAGTTAATTGCAGTTCAGCATCTAACCGTTGAACTTTAGCTTTGGCAGTGTCAAGTTCGCGACGGAAAGCAGCATTATCTCTCTCCGCACTGTCAAGACGACCTTCTAATTCAGTAATCTGAATCTGTTTTTCCTTAACTCGGCGATTAGTTGCGCTGTCACTATCCGATCGGCTTAAATCGCTTTCAACAGACAAAGTATCTTCGATTGCTGTAGCTCGACCTTGCCAATAAGCAGCAGAGTCTTTAGTTTCGGTTAACTCTTCCTCTTTCTCTGTCCACATTGCTTGCATTTCAATTACAAGAGAAATTAAATCTTCTTTGCTTTTTCCACGCAATTCTTCTTCATCGTGCATTTTCATATCAGTTTCACCTCCTACTTTTATGTGCAGATTATCAAGCCGAACCTCTGAATCGTTCCAAGCAGGTTCGGCAAGCTGCCAGCATTTTTCTAAAATTTCTGAATCTTTATGAAGTTCAGGGGTTGACAATCCGGGATAAAGACGAAGATCTGCACCGCCCCGTGCTTTAACAGTTAGAGCTATATGATTGCCTTTGATATTCCGCTGAATCGCGTCGTATCGCTGACCCTCCCAAACTCCCGGAGTCCAGTCAAGTTTAGTCAGATAGCCGACAGACAATTCAATCCGCCCACCATCTAGCGCATTTTTAACAGCGTGTTGGTCAATTATCTTGACTTTTGTACTGACAAACCCGCCGTCATAATTAACCGAGCCGTTCCAACCGACCGCAAAATGCCGAGCGTTGGAAGAGTCCAGCATTGCCGGGGGATGTTCGATAGAGATTGGCAAATCACATAACGTTTTTAAGGAGTCGCGGTTTGCGACTTCCTCCGGTGGACGAAACTCTCGACGAACGGTGCCGTCAGGGTTGGGGTATTCTTGAATCCCGATGCGGGCAATTTTGGCATTGGCAACCAAATACCCTTCGGGCGTCAGTTGCCATTCACCTAGCTTGCCGGAATCGGCTCGATATTCCCAATCGATTTTTTCAAGAACTTCAGGCATTTGAACTGCACAGCAAGGTGCTTGCAAACAGGAGAACTCTACAACCCATAATATCTACTCGTTTTTGGAAAAAATAAATTTAAGCGTGTTTACTACACGGATTGATGCAATTTCACACAGATTGTGTAGAATGTACACAGATTGTGTAGATATCAAATTATGCAAACTTTTGCAGTTTACTTAGAATTTAGCTGTAAGACTGAGGAAGAAGCGCGGAGTTTTTTGATAGAACTGTTTCGACGATCAAAAAACTTAAGCCGACCGCAGTTAGAAAAATTAGCCAATCTTCCTGACAGAAGTTTGGATAGAATTGAGCAAGGGACTAGAGGGGTTGACTCCTTGGAGTTACAACGAATCGCCTTGGCCGTCGATCGCCCGCTTGACGATTTATTCCCTAAACAAATTAAAAAGAATGGACAAAATAACGCTGGAGACGGATTTTCTCGATCAGCTCGAAAAAGCCAGTAAGTTTTTAGGCTCACTGTCTACCAACCAACCAGTTGCCGATTTTCGGTCAAGCAAAGATATTTCCCAGTCCCGAATGGCAACGAAAGACATCAGCGCTAGACGAAAACCGACAGACGTAACCAAAGTCAAGCCAATGCAATCTGTAACAGATAAAATAGAGCAAGATTTGATAAAGGAATTGGTGAGTAATTTTGAGTAATACTACGATAACCATTGGGGACAAAAAGTATGTTTATCAAGGGGTAACTGATTTAGAGGTTATGCCTTTGGCTGAGGTGTTTGGCACAGAACGCCCAGAGGAAGGGACAAAAGAGTATAGAGATTGGGCAAAACAATTCATGCGAAGGTTTGTTGACTATTCCAGTCAGCGGGCTGTTGCTCAATTTTTGCGTTGTGCTTTTCCTGACATTCCTGAATCGATTGTCAAATATACAATTCGTCGATTACCAGACGGAACCGAAGAGTGTAGACCCGGCATTGATTTGCGGGTCAAGTTACAAGCAAAAGAGTTTGAACAAATTGTGTTAATAATTACTTCTGAGCTAACAAAAATTGAAGAAAAATTAAAACAAGATAGAAAACCTGTCAGCAGTAAACAGCTAAAGCCTTTGCAGGGAATCTCTCTTAACCCGAGATCTGAAGATATGACTTATGACATGGCTAATAAAGAATTAGTTGTAAACACCAATTCAGACTTAACCTTCAATGATGATTTAGAATTATTAGACCCACAAAAGTCTGGACTAAATGAAGGTCAAGTAGCTTTATTAGTTGACGCAATAAGAAACGGTCAAATCGTCGCAAAGAAAGCCTAGTAAAATTAAGAACTAGCGAACAGGAGGACTCAATCAGTTCGCTTATTTTTAAACTTTATGGCTAACGGAATTAATGTAATTTTTTCCATTACAGACTTGGCAAGTTCTGCGCTTGCTAACGTTCGATCAGAAATGTCAAGAGTTGCTAGCGGTATTACTCAAGCGAGTACCGCTCTTTTCTTTTGGAGCGAAGGCTTCAATCAAATTAAAGCGGCGTCTAGCCAATTTTACAATGCGTTTATCGGTCAAAACGAAAAAATGCGCCAGCAAATACTGGCAACTCAATCTAGTCTTGCCGCCGTTCAAGATGTCTATATTAATGGGGTTAAATCTGTTGATCCCACCGAAACAATTCAAGCTTTTGAAGCTCCTATTAGAAAATCGTTAAATCAGATTGCAATTGAATCGCTTGATCTTGTAGGGGTAACGTCAGGACAATTGACTGACTTATTGCAAATTGCATTAACTAACGCCACAAAAATAACTAATCAGTCAAAAGATTTTGCCGATCCCATTAAAGCAGCAGAAAGGTTAACGCTGTCGTTTGCAGGTGCTTTTGGTGCAATGCAGATTCCCTTATTTCAAGCTAGACAAGAAATTAACAGTATCTTGTCAGGGACAATCGACATGAATTCTCGACTGGCAAAAGGGCTGAGCATTACCAATGAGCAAGTCAGAGCATGGGGTTCGCAAGGTGTATTAGTTGACAAACTGGTAAGTAAACTTCAACCGTTTGTTGCAGGTAATGCGTTAGCTGCTCGGAGTGTTAGTGGTATTACTTCAAATATTCAAGAAATATTTGAAATTACAACTAGGCTTGCTGGAGAAAGTATTACAGGCTTATTTGTGGATGGGCTGGATGTTATTTATCAATACATGAAGAACATCCAACCACAAATTCAAGCTACTTTAAATGGAGTTACGGCGTTTATCAGTAATTCAGTAAAACAAATTGTTGAAATAATTAGTCCATTTTTACCAACACTTGCGGTGTTTCGGGATGCAATTCTCAGTATAGGCGGGTCTATCGGTGAAATTATTGGTGGTTCTGTTCAGACACTGCTCACTGTATTGGCAACCGTTGCACCAATAATAGCACCCATTTTTGATCTGCTTGTTTCAATTATCAAAGTTGTAGCTGAATTATTAAGCGATCCAGTAATTCAGCAAATGGTGCAGATGGCGCTAATAATTACAGCAATAATAGGGCCTCTAAGTACCATTGCAACATTAGTCGCAACTATCTCCGGCTTTTTTGCCTCTGGAGGCGGTCTAGTTGGATTTTTTACGCTGCTATCTACCGTCGCACCAGGGTTGGTTGCGTCACTTGGTGCATTAGGTTCGGCGCTTGCGTCAATTGCGGGATTTGGCGGAGCTGCCGGGGCTATTGCAACATCAGGTTCTATGATGACAGTCTTGGGTGGTGCAATAACCAGTGTTGCCGTTGCACTAGGGCCATTGGCTTTAGCTATTGCAGCGGTTGCAGCAGCAGCAAAATTGATGCAAAGTGCTAAAGTTGATGACGCTAGACAAGCAATCGAAGCAGTTGGAGAAAGAAGTGATGTTACTGCAAGCGGGGCAAACAATACAACATTACAGTTGCGTCAACTTCGCGACAGAGAAATCATTCAAGGCGAATTAACCGATAAACAGAAGGCTGATAAAGAAAAACTAACAAACCAAGCTCGTAATTATGCAACCCAACTAGAAGCAGAGATTACTGCTGCCAAAGAAATTAATACCGCTGGTGATGAGTCACTAGAAAATGCCAAAGCTGCTTTAATAGCCAGCAACGAACAAACGTTAAAAGGACTTGGCAAATTCACTTCTGGACTGTCAACGTCTGCCAAGCCATTAACAGAACTAGGTGGAACGTTTACACAGTTGAGCGCAAAAGTTGCAGCCTTTGAAGCTCAAATAAAAGCGGCTAACTCCGATCCTGAGTTTCAAACTGCGACTAAAGGAATAACCGAATTAATAACTAAACAAGTTCAATTAGGTCAAATAAGTGCTGAACAAGGTCAAAAACGTTTGCAAACGATACTGAATGACTCTCGCGTAGAACTTGCAGGCAGAGAAGCTGCTCAAAAAGCTATTGATCAAATACGAGAAATTGCGACAAAAAAAGAATTAGAGCGCTCTCAACAAACTCAATCTGAAATTGAAAAGATGCAGAACGAGGGGCGCGTCGGAGAGGTCAAAGCAGAGCAAATGTTAACTGAGCAAAAGCTCAAAGAAATCAGTATTCGAGCAGACTCTCAAAAAGAAGCACATTCTGAGCGAATGCGTCAAATCCAAACAGAAATGAATACTGCACTAGGAGGTATAGACAAAGAAATTGCTGATAAACAGGCAACACTTGACAAGTTGAAAGTAGCAAAAGCACCTGAAGTTCAAATTGTCCAAGCTCAGCGAGATTTAGATTCGAGTAAATCTCGACGTGCTGACAAACAATCAGAGTTTGTAGTCATTCAAGTTGAAGAAAACCGCAAAAATGCTATTGAAATCGCAAAAATGGATGCCGAGCGCTCAAAACTAGAAAAGCAGCAGCGCGACATCCGCAAGCGCGAAGCCTTAAAAGACTTTGACGAACGCCAAAAAATTAACGATTCAGCTCGTGAACAAGGTTTAAAAGACAATCAACAGGCAGCGCAAGAATCTATTCAAATTGCTCAAGATAGGGCAAAACTAGAACTAGCTCAAGTCAAAAATAGTACAGCTAAGCTTGAAGCTGAAGCCAAGAAACAGGGCAAAACGGTCAAACAATACGACAAGGAAGCTTGGGAAGCTTTACAAGTACAGCAAGCTGAGGCTCTTCAAAAGTTAGCAACAGCCAGAAAAGACGGTTTTGAAAAACGTTTGTCAGATATTAAGCAAGACGCTCAGGAAGCTACCGCGCTAGTTGATGCAGCACAAGCCAAGAACGATATTGACAACCAAGCAGCAGCGACTCAAACAGCAGCAATCGCAACAAAAAGTATCAACACCCAAATTGCACTAATCAATAAGGAAATTGATGCAAACCAGGGAAACAAAGAGCGACTAGAAGAGTTAAATGCAAAACGGGCAGGACTAGAGAAAGATTTAACCGAAGTGCAGAAGAAACAGCTACAACAGCGATTGTCGGACTTACAACAGGATGCTGACGAACGAGTAGCCGTAGTCAAAGCCGCAAATGCTGTAGGTGACATTAACAACCAAGAAGCTGCAAAACGAACTGCAATGATCGAGTCCAACAGTTCAAAGTCTCAACTGCAAATCATCCGAAATAGAATTGCTGAGGTGCAAGCTGCTGATAAAGCACGGGGTAAAGTTAGCATTGAATTATTGGAAGAATTACGAAAACAGGAAGCAGACACTCAGGTCAAGATAACTGAAATAGCAAAAAAGGAAATGGAATCACGCTTAGCTGACCTGAAAGAGGATGTAGCTGAGCGCACAGCAGTTATCAAAGCATCACAGGCAACAGGCGCAATAGATAACCAGGCAGCAGCAATTCAAACGGCAGAATTTGAACGTACTGGCGCAGCCCAACGATTAGAGATTGTCCGATCGCGGATTGAGCAAGTTGCAGCCGAAGGCAAAAAGTCAGGCAAACTCAACATTGAACTGATGGAATCTCTGAGAAAACAGGAAGCAGAGATCGAGGTTGAGACGACTGAGATTGCCAAGAAAGAAATGGATGCCCGCTTATCAGACTTGCAACAGGACGTTGAAGAAAGAGTTTCAGTAATTCAATCAACTAATGCGTTGGGAACCCAAGACAACCAAGAAACGGCAATTGCCACGTCTCAAATTCAACAAAAAAGTGCCAACGATCAATTAAAAATAGTTAGAGAAAGAATTAATGCGGTTATCACGGAGGGACAAAAATCAGGAAAACTAAACATAGAGCTTTTAGAAGAACTACGAAAAAGAGAAGCTGATATTCAGGTTAAAATTACAGAAACTCAAAAACAGGAGTTACAAAAACGGCTAGCAGATTTGCAACAAGACGCTGAAGAGCGAACGGCAGTTGTAACAGCAGAGAATGCAACAGGAATTTTAGACAATCAAAAATCTGCTATAAAAACGTCGCAAATTCAACAAAACAGTTTAAATGCTCAACTCAGTTTAATTCGTCAGCGAATAGCAACTGTTAGTCCTGCCAATAAAGAGTTGTTGGAGGAACTACTAAAACAGGAAGCAGATATCCAAATCAAAATTACAGAAGTTCAAAAACAAGAATTTCAGAAACGTTTAAGTGACTTGCAGCAAGACTCTCAAGAACGTATTGCTGTTGTGGAAGCAGCGACAGCGATGGGAAGAAAAGACAATCAGGAATCAGCGATAGAAATACAAAATATTCAGCGACAGGGTGTTGTCGCTCAATTAAGGTTAGTGCGAGAACGTCTTTCTGCCACTAGCTCGCTAAACAAAGAGTTACGAGAAGAGCTAAAAGCGCAAGAAGCCAAGTTACAGACAGAACTAACAGAGATTCAAGAACAAGGCTTTCAAAAACGTCTGTCTGATTTACAGCAGGACGGGGAAGAACGGCTGGCTATTATTACTGCTAACGGTATTAGGGGGCTAGCCGACAACCAAGAAACGGCGTTAAAGTCAGCCGCTATTCAGGAAGAATCAGCACAAAAACAGTTGGCACTAATCCAAGAACGATTGACTAGGGTTAGCGAATCATCGACTGAACTCCGAGAAAAACTGCTAAAACAGGAAGCTGATACCCAAGCTAAAATCGCTGAAATTCGCAAACAGGCTTTTGACAAACGACTGGCGGATATTGAGCAAGACGGACAAGAACAACAGACAATTTTAGAAGGACAGTTGGCACAGGGTCAGACAACAGAAGCCGAGTATGCCCAAAATCGTTATGACCAATCGCTTCAATCTTTAGATAATCAGTTAGTGCTTGTTCGGGAACGCCGATCGCAAATATCGGCAACCGACATTGAGGGACAAGAGGCGCTGGCAACTCAAGAAGCCTCTCTGCAAAAACGCCGACAAGATGCGCTTTCCCAGTTTTTAGAAACTCAATTGAGTTTACTAGATCGGGAAAATAAAAAGGCAACTGAACTGTTGGAACAGTCAGAACTCGATCGCAAGTTGATTGTTAAACAGGCGGCGCTTTCGGGAAGTGCTGACAAAGATGCTGCCGCAACCGCTGAAATCAAAGCAACACAACGCCGAATCCAACAGGAAATCGCATTAGAAGAACAGAAAAATGCAACGCTGCGATCGCTCCCGGCATTTTCCGATCCAGCAAAAGAAGCCGAGCGACAATCTAGAATTCGGGCATCGGTTAAACGGACAACTGAACTCAGACTTCAATTACTAGATGAAGAAAAAAGGGCTTTTGATTTGCTGGTTGACCGCCAAATAAAAGCTATCCAGAATCAGGCTCGGGAACAAGAGCTAGCTTCTGATGTGCAAGTGCGGGCGATCGAGCAACAGAGTAAGCAGTATGATTTGCTAAGTCGATCGCTTGAAAACCAAAACAAACTCCTGCAATCCCGTGCCAGCTTAGCAAATGCTTTAAACGGGTACATTCAGGGCGAATATAAAATCTTGCAGGACAGCGCGGGTTCCGAAAGTGAACGCAAGCGACTGATCAAGGAAGCCGCAGATGCCCAACTTGTAGCAATGCAGCAGCAGCAAACCGTCGCTCAAAAAAACCTCGACATCGAAATCAAGCAAGCTGAAATTGCTCAAAAACGTGCAGAATTTGAAGCAGAAATTGCAGAGATAAAAGCCCGAGCCGGGTCTGCCAAAGCCGATGCCGAAGTTCTTAAAGCTGAAGCAACATTGCAAAAAGTACAGCGCGACCCCAACGCTAGCAATGCTGATGTTGAAGCCGCCCGATTGGATGTTGCTGCCGCCCGTGCTGGAGCCGAAGCTGCTGTTGCCGAAATTGCTGGGGCGATCGCGAACAAAGAAATGGTCGGGCGAAATGCAGAAGTTCTGAAGGCACAGAACGACCTGAAACGGGAAACACAATCGATTGAACAAGTTACTCAAGGACGAGCAGCACAGGCTCAGGCGATCGAGGCAATCGTAGACGAAAACGAGAAAAAACTGAGGCAGCGCCAACTAGCCGGACGATTGACACCGGAAGAATCAGAACGGCTGGCGCGGATTCAACGAGAAAACCAGCAGCGCGAAGCTACTAGGCGGCAGAATGAAATCGAACGGGACACACTGCGGGGAGTCGTTACGCCTAATGGGGTGCGACGGGGAATTCAAGCTGCTGGTGCGAGATCGAGTTCGCTGTTGCAGGCAATAGAGCAAACAGCGGCAACACCGCCGAAAGTACCGGAATTAAAAAACCTGGTGGCTCAAATGAACGCGCAGCGACAACAGATTTCAGCTATCAAGCCGGAGGTTAACCCGCTGATCCGATTACAAGAAGAAAGCACAAAATACCAGAAAGAGATACTTGGAGTTCTCAAACAACTCAACGGAAAACCGACACCCGCGCCGACAACTCCTGTAACTAATAATTTCAACACCAACGCCCAAGTCGGTTTGTCCGAATCTCAAATGCTGGGAGTTTTTGGTCAGGTAAGCCAACAGGTGTCGCGGATGGTGGGGCGCTAGAAGCGAGAGATAATTGGCATAGACTATAGATGAGTTTGTTACTCAATTTTTTATGTTTTATAATATTCTTGCGTGACAAACTCATCTATTATATTTCTTGCTCTGCCTGTATCCTGTTTGTAGAGGTTGCTTTAGTTTTGAAAATAAGAATTAAAACAGCCTCAACAAGTGGAATAGATAAATTGCTCTCGCATCAAAATCGTGTCAACACTCAGAGACAAGCGGGCGAATAAAAACTCTCTGGTGTCTCTATAGTTGAGTCCGTCACGCAGATAAATCTATTACTATAGATCGTTTGATTGACAAACTCCACTATTCTAACCTCGTCTCTATAATATTTCTCACTGCTCAGGCTGTTCAAACCGATTAACGAACACAACAAGAGAAACAAGCATCCTATTTCTACTTTTGCGCCGATCGCACCGACGCAACAGCAGCAAAAAATAGGCTGTTAGTACCAGTCTCTTCCTCGGCATTCTTTTATTTTTCTTTCTGTTGGGATATAGAAATCAGTAGATTCCAATTCTTCCGACTCTCCCGGAGTTTGAGATTCAATCGTGTTAAACGTAGGGTGAAATATTGTCAAATAGAGAAACTCTTCTTCTTCACTTGTTATTCTGAAATTGCAACCTGCTTTAAGGTATGCCCAACAAATTCCAAGTTGCTCTTGAGCAGCAGGGGTATCTCTATCCATCCATTTGTCAACTTGAACAATCCCTTGCTCGCACAAGGCAATCAATCTTTTTCTAATATTATCCTTTTGTTGATTATCCATTCTTGCCTACCTTTGGTTGAAATGTACTATATCGCGCTTAAGCTGTTGCAAGCTATCTTCAAAAGTTGCCATTCTCGTTTCAAGTATGGCAACACGCTGGTCTACTTGATTATTAGTTCGATCCTTTATCAAACTTATATCCACTAAGGCTTTGCCTTGGGTATACGAACGGGACGATATACCATCCCTAGCACATATGCCATCATTAACAGCCAACTCTTGAATAAGCCGCCGGACTACTTGATGCGGTGATTCGCCGTCTATAGCTTGTGCCTTGATCCACTCATATAACAATGGATGCACCCGAAAGCCGATTGTAGGTGAATCATTATCTATTGATTTTTTTTCACTCATAAGTTTTGACTGGAGCTAATAACTTTACTTATGCTAACACAAATCGCAAACATTGTTTACGTCAACTTACAATAATGTGCCAGTTTTCTTAAAGTTATACCCTGACTACGTTTCAGTTGTGTGCCAATTTATTTTAAAATTTGTTTGCAAAATGTTGACAAACTGCAAACATACTGCTAACGTAGTAAACATAAGGCAAACGGAACCAACGCAAACCGCATTGCCCCTCACTTCACGCAAAAGTAAAAACAAAATGATCGACGCAATGATGATTCAATTGGCTCTTCAAGGAATGCAAACAGCTAAGACTGCAAATTTCGACACAGCAATCGGTGAACAGCAACGGATGGGCTGGTGGTGGAAAAGCTACATTGCTAACCGTCATTGTATGGAAGTAATGGTCTACCTCGATAAAACCTCGCCAACCGGATTCATGTTAGAGGTCGATTACATTGATGAGGACGCGGTGACAATCCTCAATAAGCCCCTCGCTACTTTTGAGGAATTCCAAGAACTCTTTACTAATAAAAAATTCCTTGCAACCGCATTCAGAGCTTGGAAGAAAGAAAAAAAATAACCACTCTGCCCCTCGCCTAGGGCGCACCCGCGCCCATCCATCTACTCCACTTGCCTCACTTCAAAGACTCACTTCACTACACCACAGGAAAATACCATGCAATTACTCAACACCAAATTCAACCAAATCGCTACAGCAATCGAAGCGACTAACGCCCAGATTGCAGCCTTACAAGCCAAGCTTTCGGAACTTCAAGAACATCAACAGCAACTACTCTCAGTCGAGCAAGCTTGCCAGTCCGCACTCGCCCAAGTTGGCACTGCACTTTCAATGCTCAACCACGTAGACCCCGCCGAAATCCCTACATTCAAGGCAGCGGTTGACGCACAATTTGGAACCGACGCGATTGGATTCTTGGAACCCGCCACACCTGCACCAGAGGAAACAGTCGAACCAATCGAACCAGAACCGACACCACCGGAATCATCAACCACAGCAGAAATTAAGTCAGCGATTGAAGTAGAAGCGACTGTCACAGATACACCCACCACTGACGAGTTGATTGAGTCAACACCCACACCATCGGCAAAAATTGAATTACTACTCGGTAAAATGTCTCTCGCCGACATCCGGAAGCTCGCCAAAAACAAAAAGGTAAACGCACGGGGAAACCTGCTTACTATCGCAGCGAGGTTAAAAGCAATCGTCACAGAGTCCGATATCTGGGATGCTACGACATAACTTCTAATTCTATTGCTTCGCTGACTCTCTTAGGCGAGGCAATAGCAAGTGGTATATCAGTTCTTCCAAGCCTATAAACCTTTATTTAGGACAAAGCAATGACAGAAATACCTAATGTTTATTTTAGTGACAATCTATTACAAATGGTCGGCAAAAAGTTTCTTAAAGAAATAAGTACAGACGATGCCACGAGAATCTTAGAAATCTTAAAGAAACACGGAGATGAAAATTTAATCGACAAATGGGTCTCTGTCAATATAGTTGCTGGAACAGCAAGAGGACGTGCTGCAATGAATCAATTAGAAAAAGAGTATCGAGAAAAAGTTAACAGGAAGGGGAAGACGAGCGGCGATTGCCTTGAGCCTCCCGGCGATCATGACACAAACTGATATTTGGAAAGCTACGACATAGACTTAGTGACTAAAATGAGAAAAATACGGTAGAAACACAGCACTTTGTTTCTACCGCATTTTTACAGCAGGTTTAGCAATATTCTCAAACTTCAACTTGCTTAGTGACAAGCCTGAGAAACTCGGATCTTCAGATTTAAAGCGAGAGCTGATCGATATGGGCTTATAGATGAGTCTGTCACTCAGTTTTTTATATTCTATATACTTTTTGATTGACAGACTCATCTATTGTTTCTTCGATTATATCTACGTCTTGACTGTAGAGACTGTTTAATTTTTAAAAAAGAAATCTAACCAATCTCAACAACTGGAATGGATAAATTGCTCTCGCATCTAAAGCCTGCTGATTGAAAATTTGACATGAATGGTTTATATTTATTAAACTCCAAGAACTCAAAGAAAACAGAAAAACATGGCTAACATAACAACAGGGGAAACTAAATTTCAGAAAAGAACTATCGCCCTTGCCTGCGCTGAACAACGGGTGACAGTAGAATTAACAATAGAACGAAAAGCCCTCAATCATGAATATTTGGATTTTGTCGAAGCTTGCAAAGAAAAGTCAAGGGCTAAACCAGGAAAAGTAATTATAGCTGGTGACGACGGTGTTAGTGTCATTACAGTGAACGGTCAAACTTGGTATATGAGAGTTGATCGAGTTAAAAGACTTTGGTTTGCCTCTAATGGCTTAGTTGAAGCCAAACCGAAAACCACTAGACGCGCTCTAGTTCAATCTTTACTCATTTAATTGCTGAAAAACCAACCGATTAACCGAAACTTGCCCCCAAGCCGGGGGTTTTTATTGCAATACTGTTTAGTGGCTAAAGCATTAGACTGAGAACAAACAAAGCGCCAAGTTTCTGTTCAAAAAGTATTACACAATATTTCGCGATAAAATAACCCAATTGTGTTAATATGTTAGTATTGCTTTTCTGACAAAAAACGTGAATTTTTTTTTAAAGCTGTTCCAGCCTAAAACATCTAATCCTGACAAATGCACAAAAGAATCAACAGACCCAACAGAATCAAAAGAATCAGTTGAAAATAATTCGGATCTCAATGCTGATTCAACTATTTCTCACTATTCTGTCAGCCCTGGTGCAGAATCAATTAGTCAAGTAACACTTGATTACCGAGGTCGCGCTAAATTGCACGGACAATAAAAATCCGTGCCTGTACTTTTTAATGCACCCGCCTCTGGTTTGATACTGAAATCAATCGTAACCAAAGTTACGAGCGCGGGTGTATTTCGTCAAGTCAGCCAGCGGGTGACACAAACGGTTAAATACAAACCAAAGGTTATGCTATTTTATTTTTCTCTGCATTCGTCCAAAAGGAAAACATGAGTCTAGGATTGCTTCTAGTGGCTCGCAATCAGAGACGGGAATATATTTTGGGAAACGACGATGTAAGATAGCTTCATTTTCACCTGTTTCATCCCAAGACCTTTGTTCTACAAAAACAATTTTGTCTAGCCGATCAGATTCTAAATTGAAAAACCTAACAGCAGCATTGCTAGCGCAAAAACCAAGTGCGTCAATAATATCTCCGACATTATATTTTGTCCACGATAAGTCTACTGTGGGTATTTTGTCATACAAGTAAACCACAGGACTTGTATAATTCCACATCCGCTGTTCAACAAAAACAATCTTGTATGACTGTTCTATCTCGAAATCGTAAAAATTAACAATGTCAGTACGATTACATTTAATAAGTGTATTGATTAATTGTTCGACATTTAAACCTGTAGTATATTGTTTGATTACTGACATTTATTAATGACTCCTAAAATGAAATATGTGCCTTTTGACCTTTTTGTTGAAGTTGATTAATTTCCCCAAGTTCGATTGGTCGATCTAATACCTTCCCGTAATACCGCAAAATTATAGAAAGCGCAGTATTTGGAACCCAAGTCAGAGAAAAGGTACTAGGCTCGAATCCCTTGTCTGAGAGCGCTTGGGATAGTCTATTGTCGCTTCTAAATACTTCCGTAAAATAAACACCTGCCAAACGTGATACCCTTTCAATTGACAAAAACACTTTTCCAGTGCTATCAACTCGAAATTCATTACAGATTTCATCTGGAATGCGTATAACTGGCATCATAGACCTAAAAGTATATTTGTCAATCTCTAACACTCTATTGTTGTCCTAAGTTTTTATATTTTTAAGAAGAGTCAGTCAATACCTATTACATTATAACTATTTTAAATTAAAAATAATCAAAATCCACTAAATTTATAAATAATAAACCCCTACACTCCTAATTTTGGTCACTAATAGGTTTAATGTCAAGACATCTACGGGCATCTTTAAAGCGCAAGTGTGGGCGTGCTTAATTGAGTTAGCTAACAAGTTTTGCGGATGACAGAGTGGTGAACCGAGAGTAATTATACATGAAAACTTCAGCTTGCTTGCTAACAAGTCTAGACGATTTCGGTTTTTAAATTTAAAAGCGAGAAGTATTTGGGCTGTTATAATAGATGAGCTTGTCACTCAGTTTTCTATATTCTATAATCTTTTTGCGTGACAAACTCATCTATTATACCTTCGACTATATCTACGCTTTGGTTGTAGGGTTTGCTTTAGTTTTGCACAAGAAGATCACACCAGTCTCAGCAAGTAGAATAACTAATTTGCTCTCGCCTCAAAACCTGATTGTCACACAAATGTTGAAACGTTAAAACTGAGAGCAAGCAAATCGCCAAATTGCTGCTGCTACTGTATCCTTTGCGGGAATAGCAGGGGTTCTGTCTGCACGACTCAAGGGAATCTGTCGAGTTGGAGAACCTTGGGCATCCACGACCTCGACTCCCTGCAATGCTAGCGTCCCTTTGAAACAGTCGGCTTGGTATCGGACGCCCCTTAGCAGTATTCCATCAGAAGAGACTGTGACAGTGCGAAAGGTGTTTTTCTTGACACCTGTATCGAACAATCGCATCTGAGACGCAAGATCCATGAAGATTTGGTCGCCAGTTTCGATAGTGGTTACTCTTACCCATTGCTGAGGTGCGCTCTGAGCTTGAATTGTTGCTGCGACAGCGAGGCTCAATACTGAGAGTGCGATTGTTTTGATTAATTTGTTCATTTTATATATTGGTTTAATACGGGATTAATTGAATCTCTCAACAGTCTGAGAGGAAACTTCCAGACTGTTGAGAAATTGACTACCTACTGTACAATTCGTCAATATCGTCGCGATTAAATTTTAAGCCACGCTCAATTTCGTCCTGAGTCCATTTTAAAACGTGAGGGTTGACAGTGCCGATTGTCATCAGTTCGTAAATCCAAACATTGACATCTGCCTGAAACTCAGGATTACTCATTGCATAGCTCATTGCTAGCGCTGGGTGTATCCACATTTTCTGTCCACGTCCAGGAATAAAATCGATCAAGGGCGTTTGATTTTGTGTACGGGAATCCCCGTAGTCAACTGGAAGCCTTAAGTTCTCAGCAAGCCGAGCGATGAGTCTGGTTGCAAATTTTGTCCTACGCCAATCTGAAAATGTTTGATTTAGGCAGGCTGTCATGTCTGTGGCACAAAAATATCCGTCTTTACCCCGGATTTCAATTTTTCGCCCGTTGTACTCTGGAAATTGGTCAAACCACGATATCATTAATTTAGACATTGGCTCTCCGTCTTAGAGTCGAGTGTTTAGTTAGGGTGATCGCGCCAAACGATCTTCCTAACGCTATTTTATCAAAACGCAAAAATATAATCTATAAGTTTTACACAAGATCATAAAACAGGGAGATAACTGGCTCAATAGTCTAAATATGAATGTTCAAACACAGCAACAATTTATCTTTCAATTAACGCAACTTATCAAAAGCGAAGAAGCCTATGGCTCTGGCGTTGAATTACTCACGTATAAAATTGAAAACAATAACGATATTGAGGGAAAGTTTAGAGATAGCTGGAATAGTCGAATATTCAGCTTCTTAATCAATCGCGATCGACTTGGCTACAAACCTGCAATCAATCTTGACAGTTCTCACGGCGCAGATTCAGTACAGCTAGCACGACACTTTGATACATTTGTTGTGGGGTATTTGAAAGGTTTCCGAATAGACGCGAAAAAGACTGGTGCAAAACGCACAGAAAAGTCTAGATGTACTCACATTAGTTATAACTGTGGAACCGCGTGTATACCACTGTTGAATAATTGCTGGATTGATGGCACTGAGAAAAGAGTTAAGGCGGCTGGCGATCCGACAAAAAACATTATTCAAGAAAGAATCGACAAAATTAGAAAGTTAGCCGATTTATTAAAATCACAACCAGAGAATCGAGCTTGGGCAAAAAATAGAACACCAGAAAAGTTAGAGGCAAAAGCACAGTATTTGGAAGAAGTCAACAATAAAACAGTTGTTAAATCTAACGTGGGGGTGCATGAAATTATCCCTTATTTGGCAAAACCAGGAAGAAGTAATTATAGAATTCCTGAAACTATTGAGACTATTAGTAAATTAACGGGAATGACAAATGATGAATCAATGGAATCTGCTAAAGCTGTTTGGTCTTTCACTGAGTCTAAATACGAAGATATCAGAAAATCTGAGTACGCCGGAATTGTTACTCCTCAAATTGCGGCAATTAATCGATATCTTGATAAAATGCCGAAATTTCCAGGTAAAATCCTCAGAGGCAAAAAATTCAAGACCCAACAACTTCTTGATGATTTTATAGAAAAAATGCAAAATGGTTATACCTACGATCTACCAGCTATGTCAAGTTTTAGTTCGTCGGAAAAATCACCAAAGTATTTTGCCACAAACGTCTCTTTTCAACCTTCTGTTATTTTTGAAATAGCGAACAACAAGTCTGGTGTCACGGTAAAAAACATTTCAAATTCCCAACACGAAGATGAAGTCTTAGTAAAAAAGGGAACTCAGTATAAACTTGCTGGATCGATTCGATACACGGAACATGAAGGGAAGAAAATAACAGTCATTCCGTTGGAAGAATATTAGGTACTGATATTCTTTTGTTTAAAACTATTTCTTTTTGCTTTTTAGGTGGCGTTAAGTTGTCTGGTTCTTCCGCTGAATCCATAAAACGCTCTATCCGAAAACGTTTTAATTGTTCTTTTGGGACTGTTTTGTCCGTCATAAAGCTCCTATTGGACAATTCGCATATTTATAAAACTTATTATAACATTTACTAATTTTACTTTTGTATCTTATGTGTAATTCACGCAGATATTCTTATTGGTCAGGCAGCCAATTAGGAGTCTTACTCAATTTCCAAAAGCCTATTTCGGTAGCAAGACCCGATGAAGCGTCAAAAATCATCGGGGCTAAAGCCGCAGTGAGTATGTCAGAGCGGTGTTTTTATGTCTTAGAAGACTATTATTGATGGGTCTGGTAATCTCGATATTCAGATCGAGAAGCGAGACAACACTCAGATATTTTTATTGTTGAGCTTGTTACTCAGTTTTTTATAATTTATAATCTTTCTGATTGACGAACTCATCTATTGCATTCTCGATTCTATATATCTTGTGACTGTAGAGGTTGTTTAAATTTTGAAATCAGAAATCAAACCAGTCTCAACAAGTGGAACAGATAAATTACTTTCGATTCAAAAGCCGATAACCAGCGACGATCGTTGAGTGGTTCACACAATTGTATCCAAATCCTTAGTGACGAACCGAACCGAATAAGGCTGCGTGTAGTAGCGGACGATTGGCGCTGGTGCTTCTACGGGTTGTCCCGTACCGCCGACAACCGGGCAAAGTAGCTGACCGTTAGACATCATGCCCGACATTGGCTGCAAATAAAGAACGCCGCGCTTGCGAGTAACGCCCCCTGTGGTATAGTCCTTTATTGGGTCAAATCCTACGGCATCATCAACCCAAATTGTTTGCACTTGTCCAACGATCGCCCGCTGACGTAGCGCAATCTCCCACAGGATAAATCGAATTTCTGCTCGCTGGTCTTGAATTTCTAAATCAAACCCTTGAGTGCGAACCACAGATGTTTCATACCACACCGAGCTAAAAGCATCTGTGATTTTTCCCCATTCCTCGTTGATTGGTTTATATTGTTGCGACTGCACTCGTAGACTGAGATTGCCCGTAGAGTCAAACATTGAAGACAAAAGCTGACCTTGTGGGTTTCGTTCTTCAAGTTGCTGTAGGTATTTGAGCCGAAGATCGGCAGGTGTTTCAAAAGTTATTGCTCGTAAGTACATTTAACGTAAGCAAATGACAACTATTTTTTAAGAGATATCTTTGGGATTTTCTGTTGACAATCTCAGTTTTAAGTTCTATCAATTAGGTCTGTTTGGAGGGGTTGGAGTAGGAACCGGAGCGGGGCTAGTAGGAGTAGGAGTAGGAGTAGGAGTAGGAGTAGGAGTAGGAGTAGGAGTAAATGCCATATTAGGGTGATGGCTGCGAATTCTTTGTGTTTCTAACGCCTCAACTTCTTCTTTGAGCAAACGCATAAATTCTGCAACTCTAGGGGTAGGATTTGCTAAACTGATTATCAATGGTTCGTCAAGCCACTTCCAGTCAGAAATTACTTTATTGTCAACGAGCATACGTCTGTTAAAATAGACTTCTATCTGCCTTTGGAAAGCTTCTTTTGGTAATCTAATCTCAACTCTTTCTGCATCGCTAACAACTGTAAACTTTGTTGTTGTATCTATCAATGATGTTTGCATTTTAGTAATAATTCTTTGAACTACAAAATATTTAATTGTATTTTAACTTATATAATCAATAACTGCGTAAAAACTTTTTGACAATATTGCACTAGAGTTGCCCGTCTCATTAGTCAAGCTAAAGTTTGTTGCGTCAGTAGCCCAATAGCTACCACATCCGGGTTGTCTAGATCCAAAAGGTAGATTTCCAGTAGCACTATAATAAATGACTCCAACAACGCTTATTATTTTGGCAACGTTTATACCATGTGCAACGTTTACAGCTCCCCCTTGAGCTGCACTTGTCGTTCCGCTAATTAATTTCTTTTTAATGGCTACATTATCGCCTAAGAGAGTAAAACCTCCAGTATATTGATTTCCTTGAACAGCTTGTCCTCCACTAACTATATGCGCGCCAGTCGTAGTTGAAGTTGATTGAGTTCCATTTGTAATCCGGGTAACACCTGTAAAAGTTTTTTCGCCTCCAACCGTCTGATTCTCTGTTGTATTTACTTGCAAATGGTTTGTAAGATTTGGTAATCCAATCTGTGCTGCTGTTGTTCCGTGAGGGTTTCCTGTCTCTTGAGAATGTAAATAAGCTATATTTCCAAAGTCACCGCGATAGGCACTGGCAGAGGTTGTTCCTAAGGCTAAAGATGCTGATATTTCAACATACGCACTTCCTGACCATCGGTAAGTTATATTAGTAGTAGTTGCTACATAAATTTTTCCTGTTTCTCCTGTAGTAGGAAAATTCACAAGTGCCGCAAATTCAAGAACATCATCAACAAAACCAGGTAATTGCACTGCCGGGACAACGCCATTTACCAATGATGCAAAATTGCTGCTAGCAATTGCTTCTGGCGGCCCTGCTGTTGCACCTCTTCCCCACAAGGTATTTGCTGGCAACGTACCGGGAAACCCAGCCATAACCCCCCAACTCGTACCGCCTAGCGAAGATAAAATAAAGCTTTGATGTTGCACCGCCAAAGGTAAAGTTAATGCACCGTTGATAGTGTCACTACCAGACCTGGAAATAGTAACCAAATTTGCCGACGCATCAGACTTGCGAATCTCTACCACCCAACCACTGCCAACAGTCGCAGCAGCAGGCAAGGTTATTGTGATTGTCGCCGATGTAGCATTGACATCAATTAATTGGCGTTGATTAGCAGTCGTGAGCGTTGTGTTCGTCGAAACCCCTAAATACCCAAAAACGGTAATTGGGTCTGTGCCGCCAACGTTGTGAGTGCTAGCGTGAGCGGTGGGAGTTCGTGCGTTGGAGTAAGCTGAATCTGCTGCGTCTCGAATTTGTCCTGCACTATTCCCTATTGCCCGTAACGCTGCCGCACCTAACCCGAGTGTAGTTCGAGCTTCAGTTTGAGTCGTATCGTCAAGAAGTGTCCGAATAAAAGCACCTAATTGAACAATGGCAGCGCTGCCACCAGCAGTTCTTTCAATTAATCCAGCCGTTGACAAAAGTTCGATTGCTTGAATAACAGGTGAAGCATTTGATTCAAATAAAGATTTACGGTAAGCGGGTATGCAGCCATCAGCGGTAGTTTGCCTGATTCGGGTGCATTGTGTTCCCGACAAAAACGAGTAAGCGATCGCAACTTGATAAGTTCCAATTGGCAAACTCCCACCAATAGCAGATCCCGAAACCGTAGGCGGATCGAACAAACAAAAATCAGTAAACGGTGGCGCGGTAGTAGCTGCAACTACGGTAGTATTTGTCAAATCTACAACATTAAATATTTGCGTAGTGTCAATTACTACTGGTTGAGGTGAATTAAGCCTGTAAATTGTAGATCCTTGCTTGATATAGATCCGAACTTGCGGAGGATTAAAATGGGCTTTGGTGTTTCCAGCAATTTCAGGAATCCCCGATCTTACCATTCCAAAAGCGCCGCTTACCGGATAGGTTGCGGTGATAGAAATTCCACCAACGGAACTCAATACAATATTGTTGCTCCAACCCGATGCTACCGATTCGCCAGTACCAAAATCAAACAAAGCAAGTAAAGCTTCACCTCCTGAAAGCGCCGTTACCCCGGCAACGCCGCGAACCACAGCGCGACCGTCTTGAGTGATCGCTAGCTGCTGATTTAAGGTATTTGGGGCGATCTGGGCGATCGTTTGTTTGGGCTGTAATGCCGACTCATGACCCCTAACTACAAACAATCCCGGTAGTACATTCAAAGTTCCATCGCCGGGAACCACGCGACCAAAATCAGCAATCGGTGCAACAAAACCTCCCACGCTTGTCTCAAAAATCGAAGCTAGAGGAACCCGAACGCCACCTTGGGGTAACAAGATTGGAACAATCGAGATGACACTACCTTGCACTAGCGGCGGGTATATCTCGGACGCACGGAACCGAGGGAAGATTTTAAAAACCGCTTTCTGATTTCCTGGTAAGGTTTTAGATATTGCCAAAAATCCCGTTTCAGCATTGGTTTGCGTTAAATCAACGCCGATTCCTGCCATGTCTGCGCCGTCGTTCAACCCCGAGTCATTGTCAAGAATTCCGGTTGCCGAATTGTAGAAGCCCAAAAATCTAACAACAATTCGTCGATCAAACAACGTAGTCGCAGGGAACCCGTCAACCTGCACGTTCAAACCAAATCGAGAACCAACGGCGATATCATCCCCGGTGTCCGATCCGAAAAATACGGTTAATCCTTTGGCATTAGTTGCTATTAAATCTGTGTTGTCGGCTGCGTCATAGTTTACGTCGCCAAACAATAGATTTTGTGCGAGAAATTCTTCATCAACGGCGACAAGCGGACGGCAAGCGCCTGTGTCTCCAAAAATGTCGCCGCCGATAGGAAACAGCCCAAAATTGGGATTACCAAACCGCACCCAATATTCACCGGGCGATCGTTCAATTACTTTGTCGCCGTCAACCGCATGGCGAAAATAGGGAGAATTCGGATCGGTAATCAGCCACGGGTAGTATATATAGTAAGATGCACCGCTGGCAACTCCCCCACTAACTAGCCGCACCATGCCGGGAACCAAGCTAACCCCCGTAGGTAATCCGGCAGGCAAACTGACGGCGGCGGACGGAACGACTAATTGCTCATCTCGGCTAAAGACAATTGGCGCCGCTGTAGCGAAAGCATCTGAGTCAGTCTGAAAGATCCGCCAAAAACCCACAACCCAAGCATCATCTAGTGTTGTAGTAAGGGATGCGACAATAAAGCAATATTTATACCCCGTAGCAGCATCTCGATTGGCTTCAGGAAAACTGACAGAAATACGTCCTCCGGCGGGAGCGGTAACAGTTACGGCGGGCGACGGTAGCGACACGCCTGCTTCGTTCAGTAGATAGAGCCAAAAAGTCCGCGTTTGTGGAACCGAGAAAGCCCCGCCAGTTGTCGCTGTCGTTACGTTGCCACTTGTAAAAACTGGAGCAAATCGCCCGCTGCCGTATTCTGCGGTCATAAAAATTTAGAATAATTTTAAAATTAAAGACCGCGCCCCGTGCTGGAATCGGTAGAAGATGATGAAAGTCGGATAAAAAACTTGTCTCCGTTTCTCGATCTCACTGTAACCCCTTCTTGATTTTTAGTAATTGTTTTGAGCGAAGCAGTAAGAGCTTCCGCCAAATCTTTGGCTACTCGACTTGTATTTTGCATTTATTTTTTGATTTTCAATCAAGTATAACCGTTAATATGATTATTTTGAGTTAACACGGGATTGTTGGCTGCTTTGAGTAATTGTCCCAATATCATTTAAATTTCGCAATTGGAGACGACCAAAATCTTGTTTAGAATCTGGCTTGTTACTTTCCCTTGGGGGTTCACGTCGAGAAGATCTAATAAAATCTACTGGCAACTCAGCGCCCACTTGCAAAGAAGTGCCAGGGGTTCGCAAATAAGGTTTCCCATTAACAGAACCCATAATTCCTACAGAATTATTTACTCCAAAAATTCTTCGCTGACGAACTTCACCATTGCAAACATAAGTTATCCGATCGCCTGACCTCATTTGTGGATTATACCAAACTAACAGCTCTTCCCGCACAGAATTTTGTGCATCTCGAATTCTAAAGTCAGTCTCTGCGGCTAAATATGCTTCTGTTAATGTTTTTGCGTAAGGATATGATAGTCCGCCACCCACTAACTGCTGCTGAAATTGCTTGTTTCCTTTTGGTGGCAAGTGTGCAGTTTCAATAAAGTATTGTCTCTTTCCGCGTTCTGGATTCTGCTCTTCCGGATCGACAGAATTGCTGCGCGGTTCAATTCTTTCCCACACCGACGGCAATTGTGTTGCAGCACCGGGGCGTCCGGTATTGGTTGAGCTTGTTTGCTCCGAAAGTTGACTGTTAAAATTAATGCCACCCGCAACAGCTTTTTTCCCGATTGACAAAAACCGATCCTCTTCTCGCGTTGCGCGCGATCGATTAAAATCTGCCATTGTTTCGCCCGGTGGTAGGTTTACAGACCCTAGCCACTTAGGAGTTTTAACAGAGGTAATCTTGACTTCTGAAAAATTCAACTCTTCAGAACCCGCAAACAGTGGAGGGTATTCCGGTTTGATGTCGGCTGGGGCGGCTGTTAAATTGTCGTTTCTGATTTTGATGTTTCGAGGATCTTCGGTTTCGGCAAATGCTGCCGAATATCGCTGCTGCTTACGAACAAAGCGAGGGTCAATCCATTTGCCGTCCCCAATATTGTCAATTCGCCTATACGTCAATTGTCCAGTTGGCGAGCATATTTCTTCTAACTCAAAATCTGGCAGTTCAACATCGCCGTAGTGAGCGTTATAAGGAGAAAGGATATTCTCTTCAATTTCGTAGACCTGAATTTGTTTAGGCAGATAACAAACAAGTGAAGCTTGTTTGAAAGCAATGTCTGTCGGATCGTCCCCTGTTTCTGGTTGAAACTTGATGGTAGCAAAATCTTCACTCGGATCGGAGTCTTCGTTGGAAACGTCGCTAATACTTTCGGTTTGATGCACTGCTGTTCGCCAGCCAGTCGTCACCGACCGCAACCGCCAACCTTCTCTGTCGTACTCTACTACCTCAGTCGTGTCCTCAATAATTCCCCAAAATCCTAAAGGGTTAACGCCGCTAATTTTTTTTGTAGTTGGATTGTAAAGGTCAATTCCACGGATGCCAGAAAACCCGTATTTTAGCGTCTGTTTTTTAAACGGCATCCCGTCGATAGTAGTAATTTTTTCGTTTGTCTTTACATAATTTGACCCGCTTTCGTAAAAATTGATCGATGTGGTTTTGACTACGCCTAACCCAGAAGGAGGGGAAGAAGCGTTGGGATCTGATTCGGTTTTTTCCTCTTTTCGTGCGCGCCGCCGCCATTGCGCTTGGTTGGAGTTGTTGTTTTGCAGTTGTGTTTGCTCGTCAGGGTTCACGTAAAATCGGCTAATCTTTGTGGTTTCCGCGATCCGTTTTTTTTCTAATTTATTGTCATCCAAAAATAAACCCGTTATTTCTGCTTTTGGAAAGTAATGCTCTGAATGTAGGTATTTACTCAAATCTTCTTGCACCAGTGGCATTGTGCCGAATGCCGGGATAAAATCAGGAACTTGTTCGCCCAGTGGCAAGAAGTGGAAAGGGCGGGACGATAAACTTGTTGATCGGCGCAATTCTCCAGAAAAAGTGCGCGTAACTTCTTTGAGCAAGTCGGTCTCTGGTATGTTCCAATTTGGTGTTTTGTCCCAGCGTTTAACTGTGATTCGACTTGGTTCTGATAGCACTTTAAAGCAGCCATTTTGCCGCAATAGCGCATCTAGCTCAGACATAAAATTGGTGCTAGTGTCGGGCCCCGCATCATTTGGGACGGTAATTTTACCCGCGAACCCTGAGTAACTGCCTCCTGCTCGACTGGCAATTTGCGCCAAGCTTAGATATTGCGATCGCATCCGCACGTCTTTAGACCTGCTCGCTGTCGGATCGCAACGCTCGCCCGTTTCTGTATTGTCAAAATTCTTGAGAACCAGCGGCACGTCATCTGATGCCCAACCATGAGCGCCAGACAGGGACACAGACACAAGGATAATCGGCCCTAACGAGTTGCTCCGAGGGACTTCAATCATCCGCAGGTCACTCACTCGAAATCCGATTCCAAACAGTTCAATCGGAACGCCGACGTGCAGTAGTTGACAAACCAAATATCGGTTTTCCCAGCCAGTCTTGAATTCAATTGCCCCGCTAGGTTCTGATTCAAAAGTTTCTGACCAGGAAATATTACCCGCCAAAATTGGGACTAAGTTGAGAAATTCTGGATAGGGTTCTGGGACGTAGTTCGTTCGCAAAATCTTTTTGGAACCCAAAACTCTGATACTTGAACCGATCGGCGGCGGTGGGGCGGTAAGGAGATTTCCCGGTGCTGCTATTGGCAAGCCGCCGGGTGTAGTGGGAGAATATGTATAGTTTTTGCGAACGGCTGAAACCATATTGTTTAAAATACACAATCCAAATTTAAGAACAGAGCCGACGCCGTTTCAATCTTTGGGGGCGATCGTTTGTCGGGTGTTCAATCCAATTCTGCCACAACACCGAGCGCGGTTGTGTGTTTTAGGTTATGGAGTTGGGCGGGCAATTGAATTAAACGCACCGCTGGTTGTTGATAATGGTTTTGCAACAATACCTGTGTCGGAGTTTGCGCGGGTAGATTATGTGGAAATTGGCGGGGATATTTACGCGGAGGCAGAGGATTATACCGAATTGCTACCGGGTGAGTACGTTTATAATGCTCAGACTGAGATGTTGACAATTAGAATTTACTAAACAAAAAATAGCTAAAGTTCAGTCTACTCCAATTATCAATGCTTCTAAGTTGAACAGTTAACAAAGTCAATACTCTTCAAATGAAACACGCTCAATAGTTACATTCTTAACAGGATGTAAAGGAATGACCTGTGGCGGCTGACTGTCACAAGAAATGGCCAAAAAATGTTGAACGTTTTTTGTGAGAAGATTTTTTGCTACAAATACAATTCTGTCTATTTTACCTGATAACGTCACAGAAATATCATCTGATACCTGTGTTAATAATATCCTCAGAAATTCAGAAAGTTCTTCGTTTATCACAATGTCAACAAATAATTCTTCAGGCTTATTAAAGTTTCCTAACCAGAGAGTACGATTTGCTGATAAAGCGAAACAAGGCACAGACTCCAAAAGTTTTATCTTGACTACATATTTAGGAGGCTCATAGAACCGAGCAGGGTGTTGAACTACTGCTCCATACTCGCTAAGAGTCCGAACAGTTTGAAAGGTTTGTACGATTTCATAAGCAGATTCGTCTAAGCTTTCTAGTGCAACCGCCAATTCAAAAGCTTCTTCATCAAATTCTGAAAAAACAAGACAATTGCCTTCTAGCTGCACATTGTACAAATGCTTGCAAACATTTTTAGCATTATCTGGTAGTTTAAATTCTATTCTTTGTGCCACGACGTAATACCTAATTGAGGGGATAATCCAATAAAATAAAATATTTACTTAACTCGAATAGTTCCAAGCTAAGTAGCTTTTACGCAAGAGTTAGAGTTAGCGCAAAAGCTAAAACTAAATTACATCAAACCCCGCAGGACTTTCACAATCGATTCCTGCCACTTTGTGTGCTGGTAGCTGGTATTGTCTCGCCCTTTCCCCGTCGCCAGTGTGTTACTAGAGTACCGCTCACCTAGCTCTGTAGGCAGATAAGCGGGTTCTGTCTTACTTTTGTTGTGATTCTTCACTTGATACCCGTTCTCGGTCAGCAGTGCATTTACAACACGGGCTGACACTCCGAGTCGTTGGCCGATTGCGGTCGGAGTGAGTAATACTTCGGGAATGGAGTTGGTAGCAGCTAGTAAGCTGTGTGCCGCCTCAATATCAGCTTTAAGTTCGGGATAATGGTATTGAATGCGGTTAAGAATAAAGCCATTAACCAACGGCGTGGGGACGGATGACATTGCTGATCAAATCAAGTCAAGTTTAGCTGGGGTTATTTCAGCACTTGGTGGTCGCGGGGCGGGTGCAGAAGCAGCGACAATCGAAACAGCTCCTTCTGTCATCAATGTCCGAATCTGTTGAGAAACCCAAATCCGAAAGCCAACATTACACCACGCAGCAAAGTCAATTGCCACCTCCTCAATTGCCCAAGTCCCTTGATTTTCTGGCGTTCCACCTTACACCGTTTCCGTTACGGGAATTCCCGTAACGGACTCAAACTCTGCCAGAAACTCGGTTGCAGACTTTGACCGGGTGTAATCGTTAACCTGCTTACCTGCCGCCTTTGCCATATCGGTCAAGCTTACCCAAACACGATCACTCCGACGCTCAAACCGAATATTCTTGCCAGCAAAATCTAAAACTGTTAAACTTTTCATTGTTCGCCTAATCTAGGTAGGTGGACGGCCGATGTTAAGCGGGATACTAGCAATATCTCGATCGGCTCAATTAATTATATCACGATCGCCCCTCCAACTAAACATGACTAACCAGAAGGATATCGCCAAAAAACAAGCGGAAATTGTGGGTCAGTTGCAACAATTCCCGGTCGGGCGTACTAATTCGGGCGGCAGGGCGGGAGGGATGGTTGAGGTAGTTGTAACTAACCCGTTACCAGGGCAACCCAGTGTTGTACAAGCAAAGTGTGCCAACGATTGTCCGCCGGGTGAGGTGCAGTTGTTAAAAGCCGATGATGGAAGCTATATTGCGCTTTCTCCGAATGCGGGAAAAGAGACTTCAACAGCAACAACACGACAAATAACTAAAAAAGATCCAATTGTGCCTAAAAAAGATAAGGAAGTGTGGCCCGGTACAGTTGTGTTTTTGTATTCACGCATTCAACCAAACACTGTAAATCTTTCAAATACAGGTGCAGCTAAAGACGACGAGACAAGCTACGACTTAGTTAGAAATGTTTTTTCAAATCCAGGTTTTAACAATAGTAATATTTCTAGTAATAATGCTTATGGAATCAGAAGAAGACTTGACAAATTAGGAGATTATACTACATTGGAAAACGCCTTAAATAATATACTAAAAGCTGATAGGTTGGAAACACCTGGTGGTGGCGGTAGTGGCGGCGGTGGTGGTCGTGGTAGAGATGACTCTGTAATAGGAAGCGGATCGGAAGACGACGTTACTATTTGGTATTATATTGGCGACCCTACCGATGCTCTACCAGATGGAAGAATATTTTCTGTTACTGGTTTTTCTTTGCATCCTGCTAATGGCAATGTGGTAGGATCTGGGCCTGGCTTTTGCATGGAAGTTGCTAGAGGAAGTTACGCTGTATCTTGTATTTTTCCGCATGAGATAATAGGTTCAGGCCCATTGACCTTTGAACTAAGTAAAATGAATCCTGGGTTAGGTGGAAAAATAGGTTATGCAGGAACAATTAACAAGTGGCGCGCAAAAGATTATTTAGTCAAGACTCCTATTAGTTATTTTAGGAGTATTCCACCCGCTACAGAGCCATATCAAACTCCTGTAAATTTTCCTTCTGGTGAAACGCTAAACCCTAATATAGATTATTGGTTTTTTACCAATAATAATTGGTTTCGTTATGGATGGCCAGACCCACAATATATAGGGTGTGCTTCTACATCATGGATAAATATTGTAGCCGAAGATTTAAATGCTAGTTATATTTGTGGTGGTTCTATTGATAATGATAAATGGTATTGGGGAGGAGATGCCGATCCAAATCAAGCGGTACTAAATAAAGATAATCCAAGTGGGTTTATTGGATCGGAAGGAATGTTTCTCTGTTGGCGCGGACACGTAGAACACGCTGGGGGTGCCTTTGCGTTTATGAACGATTTTAAGACTTATTGGGGTCTTACCGGAAGTGTGACAAGGCTTGGTTCCGTTAATCCTTATGGTTGTGAACTGCCGCCTGAGGATGGAGGAAGTGGATATCCAGTCGCACCTCCTGGTGACGCTTCTAGATATCCTATTGAAGCTTCTGGAAGGATAGGTGAAATTTGGCTAAAAATTTGCAAAGAAGATATGGAGCCAATTGATTTTAAATTACCCTTTGAATTTAATGCAATAGTAGAACGATTAAAAGTAATAGGAGGTGGAAGTCTTCAAAATGGTTCTAACTTTGAAAATGGCAAAGATATGCTCAAATTTGAAACTTTTGGAATGGCTGGTGGAAGCAATCTTACAGCAGAAGCTTTTGACCTTGAAAATCCGCATGGAACGTTAGCAATTGACAGTGAATATGCTTATGTTAATATTTCTTACGGAGCCGAAAGAGATTTTGAAGAACCTTTGGCTTTACCCATAAAACCAAGAGTAGCTAATCTTGGTTTTGGCACTCCTAAAACTGGTAACTATGGTTCAGATAATTTTTATTTACGTATACCAAGCTTAAATCCTACGTTTTCTTCAGGTATAAAAGTATCAGGCGATCCCCGTGACCCAGTATTGGACACTGACCCTCGGGTAGTCAAAGATTGCTTCAGTTGTTGCCAATCTTATGTAATACTTTTGCCGACAAAAGAAAATCCAATACCTACAATAGTTGCATCACAAAAATATAAAAGAGGTGAAACTATTGCAATTACCGCTGCCAGCCCAGACACTCAATTTGACAACAAATTTCTAATTGCAGATTTTAGAACAGAAGTTTACAAAACTGGTACAGCAGAACCTGGATTAAAAACTGAACCAAAACCATATTATGCAACTTTTGGCGGACTACCCGCTCTAATACAAATCGTTGATTACACACCTATTAATATTAATAGTTTAGCACCATTATACTATAAAAACAAAGATGTCTGGACTTTTATGGATTGGGTACATTGGCAATTTCAAGAAGCTCCAAGAGCATATAATCCATTGACAACGATTTTACCTCCGGGTGTAAGGACTAGATCGAATGAAGTTTATGGAATAATTTTTGATTTAGACAACAAATTTGGCAGACATGGTAGAGCTGAATCTATTATGCCATCAAGTGTATTTAGTTATAGTGGAAGTTTTGCTAACATTAATTCTCCTACTTATGGTAATTATAGAGGAACAGCACATTATCCATTAGCTATTTCATTTAAAGAGCAACTAATAGGAAATGGATTATTTGAGAATAATCAATTGGTTAAATGGTTCAGGCTTACTCCTGCCAGTTTTCCTATTTTTGGTCAGTTAAAACGAAATTAATTTTATGGCTTATTATTCAGGTGAACATAAAGTATACAGTTCGATGGGATGTTTTTCTACAGTTCCTCAAGTGATTGGAAACCCTTTTGACTTAGTAGATTACAACAATTCATCTGGAACTGGTTTTTTACCAGGTCAATGTCAGGCGTTCTTAACGACAAATAAGGAATTTATATTGTTTGTTGAACAATATAACCTTAGTCCAGCACCACCTGATAGTCCTGTTGGAACTGCACCATTAACTTTTAGTAATAAAAAAGTATATCCAGTAAAAGTGACTGGATTAAACCTACCTCTTGTTAAAAATTCTACAAATAATATATCTTCGGTGACTGTTTTTTGGAGAGATGAGTTAGTGCGTCATGGAAGTGTTAGTCCTAGTATTGATAAAGCAAATAGTTTCCCAGCAGGAGCATATAGACCAGGTTTCGGTGAAACAATTGTGAAAGATTTAGATAGACCGTTAGAATCAGCAACTGTACAAACAAATAATCTAGGACTACCAAATGTCCCAAGTCTGCCAAATTTTCAACAACAAAACGGTTATTGCGGAATTTTGGGTAGATTAATGTCGGTTGCCAGCTATATCGATCCAGAGCTTGCCAAAAAATACGACGCTAGCAAAGGAAAGAAAAAGAAAAAATCACTTAACTCACAAACCTATCAAGAGTCTCCGCAATACCCAGCTTATACACCATATCAAAACAATAGTGGTTATTAGGCTTGAGCTGGCGCAATAGAGTTAATTTGTTCAATTGAGCGCTCAGGATTAAATTTAACTTTAAGCCTGTGAGTTTTGTCCATACCTCGCCGTTTTAACGCTGCTTCAATAGCAGCATTAGCTAACAACACGATTTGCAACGGATTTTTTTGATGTGTCATATCAGGGTGATTTCTGTAAAAATACAGAAATTCATGGATATGGCTAATGCGAGTAATTTCAGATATACGAAGGCACAAATCGTAATCCTCCATCCGATCAAACTTCAAGTCAATTCCGCCAACCTGCTCGTAAACTGATCGACGCATCAGCCTAAAGTGAAATGTCATAAAGACACAGAGCAGTTTTTCTGCTGAGTAGTCATAACTACAGCGCCAGCCCGGTCTTAACTGCGTTCCGTCTTCATCTACTTCGATGTAATTGCTGTAGACCATTCCGCAGCCAGCGTCATCATCTAATACTGCTACCATGCGCTCGATCGCCTGCATATCAAGCCAGTCGTCGGAATCAACCTGCCCAATGTATTCACCCCGCGCTAATCCATATCCCGCCTTGAGCGCTTGGGCTGCACCTCTTTCGGTTTCTTGGGTTCTATCCACCTTCAAAGCAAGCAGTCGCACCCGATCGTCCTCCATCGCAAACTGCTCGGCGATTGCCAGTGTTCCGTCAGTCGAACCATCGTCTACAATAATCAGTTCAAGATTGCGGTAAGTTTGGTCAAGAACCGATTTGACAGCGATGCCGACGTATTGTTCTCGGTTGTAGACTGGAATAATAATAGAAACCCTAGGCGCATTTTCTTTCATATTGTCAACAATCTTGTAAAATATCCATTAATTTTTCTGCAAGCTCGTAAATTAAGTTCTCAATTTCATCTAAAGCTTCTTTGCCAGCAAAGTCTGAACGATGATTAATTTTCGTTGCGTATCTAACATAACGAGCTTCACGTCGCAATTCGTTTATACAACATTGTATAATGTTTGCGTCTGCACTTCCATCTAATAAAAGTTTCCGAGCCACATCTATAGTCATTTAATTGGATTGATTTATTGGCGTCGTTTTTTACGTCAACAGGTTAACGTCTCGCTGTTGTAGCAAAAAACGACGCCATTGATTATTACATTTTGCTCCTACTGTTTACAAAGTGTTATCGTTTTGTTCTAGGAATTTTATTCGGATCTACAACGATTTCATCTTCCTCTGTTGGAAAATCTTTTCGATTAGGTTTTTCCTTGGGAGTTTCTTCAGGTTTTTTCTCTGTCATGATATTTGCACCCTAATTTCCTGTAAAGTTAAGACCTGCTTGTGCTTGCATTTTTGCATTACACAGCAGATCAAATAAGCTTACTATATAATTTTAAGCGCAAATCACATGAAACGCATATTTTTAGTCGGCGCGCCCCGCAGTGGGACTACAATTTTGCAAAGTCTGCTTGCGGCACACCCGCTAATCACCAGTTTCCCGGAAACTAAGTTTTTTCACTACTTGCTCACGGATGGGCTTTCCCAGAAACTACCCGATCGTCTCTACAAATTCTTTCACAAAGAAATTAACCGCCCCGATTTTTTAGAAAACGCCCCAGACCTACACCCTCCGTTAATGAGCAACAGGGTCAGGTGGTTCGTTGAAGTGCTTGATAAGCTGGCGATCGAACAGAAAAATGACATTTGGCTAGAAAAAACCCCAGAACACGTCGGTTTTATTCCAGACATTCTTCAATACCTGCCAGAAGCAAAATTTATCCATATCGTGCGACACCCGCTGGACGTTGTAGCTTCCATGCGAGCGGCAACTAAAAACCCACTGTCAAACATTCTGTGGGGCGGAGAATGGACGCTGGAGTTCTGTGTCCAACGTTGGAACGACGCAGCACTCATCAATCATGCGTACTCGCACCAGCCAGAGCAGCACTTAGTTGTCCGATATGAAGGTTTGTTGCGGGACAAAACTGTGTTTCTGTCAAAATGCTGCCATTTTATTGGCGTCGAGTTCGATCACGAAATGTTGTCGAACTATAAAGCAGAGGGGCTGCGGTTGGGGTTGCGGTTGCCGTGGCACGAAGGGATTGATCGGGCGATCCAACCTCCAGCGGTTGCGAAATGGAGGCAAAGTCTCAGCAAGCAGGAAATCAAGTATATCCTCAGAGCAACAGAAGATTTGCGATCGCGCTTTGGCTATATGTATCCAAGCCCAGAAAATCCTGAGCTAGAGTAACTTAGTTCTTCCAAAACAACCAAGCAGAGCAAATATGGGCAATACTCATCCCTATAGCTGCCCCAGGAATCATAGCTAATACTGTTCCTAACATAATTTCATCTTCGCTAAGAAACCGTGCCTGAGAAGCCATGAAATAAATAATCGCACACTGAAATGCAATAAATATCAGGTTAACAATCGTTGTCTTGACTTGGAGTTTATGGATATTGTGATCAATTTCTTATAGTCTTTTGTTAGTCATTAAGATTTTCCTATTTTATTTTAATTTCAATTTACATATTTATTGTAAGTGTTTATCATATAAGTGTCAACACTTGTTGGAATAGGTTTTGTTTAATTTTTTAGTAGAATAGTAGATACACCAAACTGTTAAACAAAAATTTAAATAATGAAAAACACTATTGTAGCCTACGAATATTGGGACGCAGAATTAAAGAACCAATCTAAGAAACGGCTAGCAGGATTAGAAAAAGCGATAACTGCAACAGGGGCTATTGTCACAGATAGGCACGAAGAGAAATATTTTGAAGGCAAACTGCAATGGCGAAACCCATTACTGTTGAAAGTTCGATTACCCAAAGGAAAACGCTGGGAATTCATTCTCGTCTCTGGATGTACGGTATGGCTAGCTCAACCGCCACGGGTTCAGATAGGGTTGCGAGATACGGCGGGCAGATTTAACGGCACAAGATACTGGGATTCTCCAGCTATTCCGCTACGAGGAAACCACGACGACGCAAAGATTCGGCGGCGGTATCGGTTACACCCAGAACACGCGGCGTATATTGCCGATTATAAACCTGAATTAAACGGAGGATATGAGGTGATCAAAGGTGCTGATATTGTATCGACGGTGCTGGGAGGAGATTTAGGCTTGTTGCTCTAATTTGCCGATTGCACAAACGAAATCTGTGATTGTGATACTATTGCCCTAAAGTTCTCACAGAAAAGACTATGAGTAATATTAAGGAACGACGCCAAATTAACCAGAGAGGGCTGGCACTCATCAAAGAATTTGAAGGTTGCCAACTAGAAGCTTACCTGTGTCCCGCCGGAGTCTGGACGATTGGGTACGGACACACTCTATCGGCGGCTCACGGGATGTCGATTGACGAGACTAAAGCAGAAGCGCTGCTGCGGGAAGATTTGCAGGAGGCGGAAGAAGCGGTAGATCGGTTGGTCACAGTCCCGATCAATGAGAATCAGTTCTCGGCGTTGGTATCGTTTGCCTTCAATGTTGGCGCGGGCGCGTTGCAAGAATCAACTCTGCTGTCTTTGCTCAACGCTGGTGCAGAAGTTGAGACGATCGCCGCTCAATTTTTGCGATGGAATAAAGCAGGTGACGAGGAATTAGCCGGATTAACCCGTCGCCGTCATGCCGAGCGAGCATTGTTTTTAGAACCTGTAGATCCAATTCTATAAAACTTACCTAAAACTACTTTACAGTTTGAAGCGTCGTTAACTTAAAGTTAGCGGCGCTTCAAACTGTAATATTAATTAATATTACGATACTTAAACGCGATTAAACCACTCTGGATTTTCTGCCATACGTTTTTCCGTATCTTTCCGACAGAATTCTTCAACACGATCGGCTGAAACTCCACTTAAGTGCCACCCCTTTAAACCTTCTTCGCTAAGCAAATATGTTTCATTCTGCGCGATATCCAAAAAAGAGTCACTTTTTAAGACAAGATACTCAATCTTTCCACCAGAAAAAGCTCGCACTTTGTTTTGTAGCTCAGTTGCCGATAATTCTTCATTTGTCATTTGAACACTCCTTGATTTATTCGTCTCTTCTACTCTTTCAGTATGTATCATACAACATACTCTGTCAAGATGTTTCTGAAAGATTTTTCTAACGTACTCTGATCGGCTTACCCCGTCCGGGATTGAAGCTTCCAACGCGTCTGACATTTCTGCGTCCAACCAAACTTCCCACTTAACCCGCTTATTTCTGTATGTTGCGATCGCCTGCTGCCGCGCTTGTCTGCCTTTCGAAGTTAGTTCGTATCGCTTTTGTTTTGTCGTCACAATGTCACCTTAATCCAAATCTTGATACATACTAGACGAAATCCGAGTTGTTTTCGGACAGACAGGGTAGTCTCGCTCATCCAATTAAGGAGCGAGGGTTATTTTGTTTTTTCTTATAGATGAGTCTGTCAATCAGTTTTTTATATTGTATAATCTTTTTGATTGGCAGACTCATCTATTGTATTTTCTATTCTGTAAAGCTCTTGACTGTTTAGACTGGTTAGATTTTCTGTTTAAGAAGTTCAGCTAAATTTTTAGTAATCCTGTCTTGACGACATAAACACTTTATGTTAAACTGCTATCAAAGTTTAAAAAAGTAAAAACATGACTTGGAACAATGAGACAGCTATCAACGACTTACTAGCGCTACCTTCTGACACTGTAAAGGTTGTTGCCTTTAGTGGAGGGAAAGACTCTACAGCGTTGCTCGGTTTAATGCTTGCTGCTGATCGCCAAGGCTTGAAAAACTGGAGAGTGATCAACTCAGATACTTTAATGGAAATCCCTTTTTTGGAGGAACACGTTAAAGCTTGTGGTTCTATCCTTGAAGAAAAAGGTATTCAATTTGAGAGAGTAACAGCACCGATGCAAAGACGGTTTTTTTACAGTTTGATAGGCAAAGGGATACCCTCTCCCAGTCGTAATTTTCGATGGTGTACGCAAGCTCTAAAGATAGACCCATTAGAAAAAGCACTAAAAAATATTCCATCCTATTTATTATTGAACGGAGAAAGGTTGGGAGAATCAATCAAGAGGGACACAAAGCTTGCCAGTAAAACTTGCGATGGCACAAATGAATGTGGCACGGTAGAGATTAAAAAAAAGATGAAAAATACTGAAATAGTCCGACCTCTATTAAACGCAACAGCTTGCAATATCTGGGATACCATTGCAGAGAACGATATAGAGAAAGAACTGCTACCGGGAAGCTTCAACAGATTAAACAACGTTTATTCTATCAATGATGATGATAACTCTAAAAGTTTGAGGACGGGCTGCATAGGTTGCCCGCTGATAAGCAAAGATAAAAGTTTAGAAAAGTTAATATCAGTGTATGAAGACTATTCGCCACTGGGTCAGTTAAGAGCGTTGTATGACTCGACTAGAAGCGAGAGCAACCGGATCATGCGTCCTGACATGAAAAGCAAAGGAGCAGTGAAACTTGAAGTTAGGAAAAAAATTTGGGCTGAAATTCTAGAGATCGAGTCTAAAGTCTGTACCGCCTTCCCAGGGTTCATCCTTGTCCAGCAGGACGAGAAAGACGCGATAGAGAAAGCTCTCTCAGAAGGGCAATACCCTAAAGGCTACACCCGACAGCACATCCAAGAGCAAGAATCACTCATTTAACCCACAACACCTCCTGTCGCCCCTTTTAACGGGGCTTTTTGTTGAATATCTGAGGCGAGAGATAATTTAATCCTTGTAATAGATGAGTTTGTCACTCAGTTTTTTATATTCTATAATCTTTTTGTGTGACAAACTCATCTATTATAACCTCGACTCTAACTATACTTTACCTGTAGAGGTTGCTTTGATTTTGAAAGCAGGAATTTAAGCAGTCTTAACAAGTAGAAGTGGCAAATATTTCTTATTTTTTGAAAAATTTAATTACTTAGCCTCAAGCAGTGTCCTGTTCTCATAGCACATTCAAACGTGTATTTATGTTCAACTGCGTACAGGCTAGCATGGGGGCTTGCAGCTTTCAGTGTTTTGATAGCAACACGATCGTCAAACAAAGCTTTTATTTCAACAGTCCTGTTGTTGATGTTGCCATCACCATAATTGAATTCAAAAACATCGCCAATATTTAATTTCATTAGATTTAATCTTGATAATTTATTTGACACAATACTAACAAACAAGGCGGTTCCAGTCTTCGGAGTAAAAAGCGAGAGATCGATCAGCGTTTCGTTATGGATGAGTCTGTCACTCAGTTTTTTATATTCTATAATCTTTCTAATTGACAAACTCATCTATTCTGTTCTCGATTGTATATACCGTCTACCTGTAGAGCTTGATCGATTTTTGAAAACACGAATTAAAGCAATCTCAACAACTGGAATGAACAAATGACTCTCGCATCAAAACCTGATCGCCGCCGCTAATTTGCCAGAGACTCGTTAAGTCCTGACAAAAACCTTTGATATTGTGTTATGATGGGAAAATTAAGCCACAAGGACGCTAGCACGTCCTTTTATCAGTGGCAGTCCACCTACACAACAGGCGAACAATGAGTAGTATAGCAGTTTTGCGCACAGAACGCGACGGCGTTGAGTTTTTCACCGTTGTAGCCACGGGGGAGTCGGGAATGAGTCAAAGTGGTCTAGCTCGCGCCTGTGGTATCAGCAAACAATCTATGTCAGAGTTTGTGACAAAGCTTAATCCGTCAGGCAGATCGTTTCAAAAAGCGCTAAAACCTTCTACTAGCAAAGATTTAGCACCGTCAGGCAAGTCGTCTCAAAAAACGCTGAAACCTTCTACTGGTAAAGGCTTTACACCGTCAGGCAAAGCACCCTCAAAATGGTTAGAACCTTTTAGAGGGAAGGACTTGACACTCATAACTAACTACTCCAGCCCCGATGCTAATACTCGCAATGTCACGATCTACACGGCTGAGTTCTGTGGTGCAGTAATCAAGCATTATGCTTACAGCGGTTCTGAGACGGCTCAAGACTTTGATTTTTCACTTGGTGTCATCGGCTTGACTTCCTACATTCAGAGTCAAACAGGATGGTTGCCGGAACAGTTCAAGGCAGCGCCAGAAGAACACGACAAGCTGGATCAATTTCTCGGTTTAGCGATGGAATGGGATCGAGGGCCAATGATGGTAGTTGATTGGGAAGGTGAAGTCGATATGTCCGATAGTTGGACATTTTTTGACGCTGTTGTTTTCTCTGGTTTTACCCCTGAAGAATTCATCGTATTTGAAGATGAGACAAGAGAACTAGGACTGCAAAAACTCAGTAAAAGCGAACAAGTCAAGTTATTCTTTAAGCGAAACCCTGAGATTCAAGAAAGGCAAAAACCTTACACAGAACGCATTGAAAGAATTTTGAGACTGCCAAAAAACTCGCAATTGTTTCAGATGACTTTTTTTGAGGAGTATGGATGTAATTTGGACAGTCTTTATCTTAAGGTAGAAACTTCTGCTAGTGCTTTACGATTGTACAGACTAGGATACGCAGATCGAACACAGTACGCCGACCCCCGATATCCATACTCCCGTGACCCTGATTGTATGGAAGGGTGGAACGCTAACACCAGCGCAAACCTTATTAATCAATAAAGCCTAAGATCGAATGTGATTTTGCTGCCCCGTTACAATATATGCCGGGGCAGTGTTTTCACCAAAAGCAACAGTTTAGCATTTTGTTTCTATGCTTTTATATTTTCAAGCATTAGCCCACTCTAGTCCAAAATCCTAATTTTTGCAAATCGTTGACATAAAAGGTTTATTTATGTTAGTTTTAAGTGAGTAAAGAAAGTGAGAAGATTAGTGAATATTTACAGCGATTGCAATTATAAGGGATTTGTATTATCGATCAGAGATAATGAAGGCAAATTGCTACCATTGAAAGAAACAGAGTTAAATACTCAAGGAGCTTTTAATAACTATTATTCTGATTATAAGGAAATGTTAGATAAGTTTAAGCAGATTGTTGATACTTACCTATTGCAAAAAGAAACAAAAAAGAAACAAATTCTTTCGTTAACTTTTGAAGAAGAGACTTTTGATCTAGAAGTATATAGCCGTAAAGTAACTTGGGTGGAAACAATATATAATATTGTCTATACCTCTGAAACAGTAAGACTTCAAAATTATTTAAGCTCTAAATCTAATGATTGGTTAGGATTGCGTTGGTCTACAAATCCAATAATCTGGTCTACTTTGGACGATAGATGGTTTGTAACTCTTTCTTCTAGCGTTCATTTTCAATTATGTCCTACTAAGACTGAATTTAAAGAAATAGTAGATGAAGATGAATAGATAAGCTATAACACCAGCGCCAGCCTAGTCAACCAATAAACCTGACGCGCTGATCGCTCTCACTTCAAAAAAATAACGATTTTGGCACATTTTTGTAAGAGTGCGGGCGATTGGTTTAATTTAGTCACGAGGTAACAAAAAGCCAAGGAGAGCAAATGGAAATTCTAATACGGACAGATATGCTGGAATTTCTTACTAACGATAAAGGATTTAGCAGCCAATGTGCTAGCTACTTTTACGGCAAGCAGATTGACGGCCTAGGTTCATTTAGCGACCAATTTAGGGGTGAAGATGGTAAGGTTGATTTTCACAATTATTGGGGTTTCAAGGATAAGGCAAAGGCTGCTGTAGGGCAATTAGATTTGCAGTATCTGTACAACTCACGCATTCTGTCTTCATGGATAGGCGGGCCACATGGATGGTGTGATTGGAACGGCTATATACGTTGCAGCAACTACAACATAGAAAAACATCCTAGCGTAGAAGAAATATGCAAAGAATGGCAGGTTATAGCGACAGCCTTTCCATATCTAAATCTCAAATCTCAGCTCATAACAGAGGAGGGTGAGGGGAATATAGCTGTAGAGTTTGAGGTGAAGGATGGCACAGCCATTATGAAGACACCCGGCGCTTTACTAGAGGCTGTAAAGGATTTAGACATAGATGAGATAGTAATAAGCTTCCACAATCACGAAAGAGGACGAGGTTGTACTTATGAAAAATTTGTAGAAGCCGTAGACTATACCCGAAAACAGATACAACAAAGGGTCACAGCCGAAGTAACAGACTAGAATAGAACTATCCTTTTTGTCCCACAAGGGGCTTTTATTTCAAAATTACCTATCATTGAAAAACAACCAACTTAACAATGATTAACAGCGACAACCCCAAGCAATTAACAGTCGGTCAACTAATGGATGCACTCGGTTATTATGATCGGGCTGACTTGGTTAAATTTTATGATTGTAATCACTCCAAAGAGTTTGATATTGTTTACGTTGAGAAATCATCTACTGATAAAGTAGCGTATTTGCGTAACATACCATTTGATCCTAAAGGCAACGAGCTACCGAATGAAATACTGGAAGAAATTGGTATTTCTGTCAAAGTAGTTAGAGAGGGTGTAAATTTTGCCGAAACAATAACAATATACGAAGAAATATCTGAGAAAACTAACGCAAAGTGAGACTTAACAATGACTGAAAATCTATTTCGACGAATCAACGACGAAAGTGCAATCCAAATCGTACCGTCAGAGGACTCCTGCCAACCCGGATATTGTTGGAAGTGGGAAGACGCAACGTCTGGTGTGTTTGAATCTCAAGAAGCAGCATTAATAAGTGCCATTAACTGCTTGAATGATAGCTACAAAACAGTAGTAACGATGAACGATGAAGCAACGATCTCTAATCGAAAACTTCGTTTAGAGGTAACAAACCGAAAAATCCGTTCTTCTTTATGTTTGTGGTTAGAAGAGTTGGACAAAGAATTTGTTGTTATGATGTTTCTTGCGGCAGTAACACTTGTTGGGCTATTTGGCTTGGCTTTTTTAGAATTGTTTTTGGCTAGCCGAGGTATCTCCATAAAAAGATGAACATGATATGAGGGCTTACTTACGGGCGCACGAACACACAGCTTGGGTAGAAGCAGCAATCAACGGAGACGCAGTAGATAAGGACTAACACTGTCGTCAGTCCGAAATTCTTAAAACCTCTCTTGCAACTCTTGACATAAAGGGTTTTTATTGTTAGACTTAGACAGTCAACAAAAAGAGATTGTCAAATGCCTAGTATTGTGACTCAAGAGTTTCTAGCTAAACATCCTACGTGGGCTGAACTTCGCACTCAAGTCGAGCCTTCTTTACTAGAGGAATGGGAAAATGATTTTTCTCACATAACTGTTTTTTCGATAGAAATCACAGATTCCAAAATAATTGTCAATAACTCACTATACATTGATTGCTTGGGCGATCGCGAAGAAGCTGAAAAATTTGTTTTGTATCTAATTACAAAGCCAAAGGAGTAATTAATGATTATGCAAACTGAATACAGTGCATTAATAGAAGTTGTCAAAGGAGCAAGAAGTGTAGATGTAACTTTTTCTCAACCTTTAAGCCCAGAGACAGCAACAAAGATTAAAAATCTTTCAGAGCGATATGTAGACGTGCAAGTCTATGACATCCCGCCAGCGTTAGGTAAATCAGGTTTTTGGGTAATGTATTCTCCTGATCTGCGAAGTGGCGAATCGATTGCACGAGAATGCTTAAAGATTTTGAAAGCCGAAAGCTTTATCGAAAGTAGAATTCGGCTAGTTAATTTCACGGCAAATGAATAGACAATCAATGTCGTCAGTCCAAAATTCTTGAAACTTTACCTTACAGTTTCTTTACATAAAGTATTGATGTGTGTTAACCTTAAAATACAAATAGAGACAAAGGAAAGATTAACCGTGTTACAAAATAACGATTGTCAAGAAGTAAAGCGCCGAATTGCGCTAGCGCTGGAACAGAAAGGTGAAAGACTTAACCTTAGCGGGATGAGTTTAACTAATTTGCCAGAAACGATAGGTAATCTAACTTGGCTAAAACACTTAAACCTTAGTGATAATCAATTTGCAAAGTTGCCTAAAGCAATAGGTTGTCTTACTAGCTTAGAAACTCTCGATCTTTACAATAATCGATTAACTGAAACAGCAGAGTCACTGGCAGCTCTTGCGTTTCTCGGAAATTTAAAAACGCTTGACCTTAACTACAATCGATTAAAAGCACTACCAGAGGTAATTCTGTCTCTTAGTGAGTTACAAATGCTTGACCTTAAGAACAATCAACTCAAAGAGTTACCACAATCACTTGCATCCCTTGTTAAGTTGAACCAGATTTACTTAGACTTCAACCCTTTAAATCCAGATATTGCTGCTGCTTATAAGGGTTCTGCTTGTCAGCACGATACAAAAATACATATCTCAGTTCCCGACTGATGATTCTATCTGGGAGCCAGCTTTTGATTTTTCTGAAGTGGCATAGATAGCTGACAGAATCCATAAAATCGACTTGCCGTTGTTACCGCGAGTCGATTTTTGTTTTCTGCCTAGATCTTGAACAATAGCTATAACTGACATTAGAGTTACTTAATTGTACTGATTGAGAACTTTATTTTAACAGGTTGAAGTATTTAGAAGTCACCATAATTGCCACTTTGCATCCCAAATATACACGATTACCTTCGGTATAATGTTCAAACATTCCTTCTGAGGGAAACAAGACTTTAATAAAGCTTTGAAATGGGCTTGCTTTCTCAATCTCGTCTAAAATACTTTGTGCTAATTCAGATAACATAGTGTCTGAATCTTGATCTACCCAGTTAATAAAACCTAACCAATGTATATGGTTTATCTCTGTCAAAGAACGGACTTTCTGGTTTTGAAATTTAGTCCACCAAAATACTAGGTCAGGAAGCAAAGGTTTTGGCTGGCTTATTATCTCCAAACATTGCTGTTTTGGTAAAGCTATGATTTCAACGTGATACTGAGGGTATAGTAATTCTTTCCCCGTGTCTCTTGACCGTGTTTCGCACTCTCTTGATAGATTCAGCATACTCACTAAAAATTGTTTATAAAGCAAATTAGACTGAACGACACTAGAATTATAAATTTTGCTATTATTCATTTGCCTTTTTAAATTTTTAACTATCGATATTTTACCACAAATCGAATCTTCACTTGAGATTTGGCGTTCTCACTGTCGCTCCGCTTTATATGGTTGAACTGGTGGGTTAGAGCGGTCAAGTATTCGCAGCCAACAAAAGATGATTTAGAAGTCGCCACCAACTACCCCGCTTATGCGCTGCACAACTGCCCAGATTTTAAGCAGAAGCCACAACCAGAATCCCGGACGATACAGTTGCACTGATTGCGGCTGCGGTTTTCTGTTGCGAGGTATGGGTTTGAGAGATTGAGAAAAAGAATTTTGGTTTAGGGGTTGACATATCAGTGTAGATATACGATGATAAATATAAGAGCAACAAACACAAAGACTAAATCAAATGCAAAGATTAGCAGCAGCAGTAAGCGATAAAGTTGAGCAAATGAAAGAAGGAAAAAGACAGCTAGTAAAAAAAGCTCTTAAAGAGGGCGCGCAGGTTATTGTACTTGGACATCATGACGCTAATCTACCCGTTTTAATGCGAGTAACAGTCCCTACCCACTGGCACAGTAACAACAACGAGCAATATCTGGAATGTTCTTTGCCAGAAGGGACGCTATGGAAAACTTTTCTTTGGGTTAAGCGCAACCATCCCGAGGCTGCAATCGAGATAAAAAGTAACAACTAAATACCTAGCTAACACAACCGGGGTGTTATTCACCCCACCTCCCCAGCTCAGTCAAATAAAACTATTTTTGAATAGACGGTGTAAAAACCGCCTTAATTTTTGTATTTACCCGTTAATAGTCTATAATAGGTATATGATGACAAATACAAATCTAAAACACAAAAACAAGTCAAATGCAAGAATTAGTAACGACAGCAAACTACAATATCGACATGAAAGGATTTCGTATTGGTGATTTAGTAGTCCATCGAAATAATTTGAATCAGTTACTAGGTTCAATTTCCAAAATTGATAATAGTGTCGGTCTTATAACTGTCGGCGAAGGTTGTTTTTGCGGACAGTTTTCACCTGACGATTTATTTCCAGTAGTAAAGAAAACTTCACTAGAGCAATTCTGCTATTTTTCTTACTATTTTTAGGAAAAAGGATAACTCGGAACAATCGGTAAGACATTAGAGAAAGTTCAGTCAAGAAAACTAAAGGAAAAAATCAAATGCAAAAACCAATTTCGTATTTATACAGAGAAATAATCTTGGCTGTCGTTCAAGCAATTTCTGAAGAAGATTTTGACACAATGGCAGAACAAGATTGCGCCACTGAACTAACAACTTGGTCAAAACAATTAGAAGATCCGTTAAATTTTGATGAAGTTGAGTGCAAACGCATTTATGATTATCTCAAGGAATCTCCGTTAGAAGAGTGGTATTACGACATCAAAGAAGAGATAAGAAGCGGTAAAGTACGAACTGGATTGCCTAGTAATGGTGGCGGGATGTATAGCGCTGAGGCGGTAGCTATCCCTACAGGGATTCCCAGTTTGTATATTGGCTGGGACTATTATTTTGGAGGATCCGATCAGTTAGAGCCAGAAAAAGCTGAATGGATGGAATATTGCTATCTTTTGCAAGCCAAAGACCGAGTGCAAACTGTAAGGTTCTACGACAAGTTAGTCAGTGCCGTTGATATAAAGTTTGCCATTGACTATAGAGGGTGCAACCTGTAAATTTTACAACAAGCTAATTACCTGAGAACGAAAAACGAGGCGGCGTTTATGTCGCCTTAAAAAATTTTTCTCTTACCCCTTGACAATCTAAGATAGATATACGATGATGATATCTATTCACAAAAACAAAGGGCAGAATCAAATGAAAGCAATCCAGTCACGCGCAACCTTTATCGATTTACCTGAAGCCAAATCTCATTTTGACGTTATGGCATCACAAGATGGATTTTTAGGCGGAAGAGTCGTAATATACCACAAGCTTATATTTGTTCAAACTTTTTTTGAGTGCAACCGGGCTATGGTGTGCAGAGGAAATTATAAAAGTCCTAGCGAGATCGTTACCTTGATTCCAGCAGATAAAATTTCAAAAAGTTTTACTTTGCCCCTTGACATATCAAAGTAGATATACTATGATAAATACATACCAAGAAAAACACAGGAGATAAGCCAATGACCGTATCACCTTTATATAAAGCGAAAGAAAGAATGATGACCCCTGTAAGTATTCACACAGTCCAAAATGTTGTTTACATTGAGTGTCGAGAGCTTGGGTTTCAAAAAGAAGACTCACTTGAACACTATTTAGACAAGAAAACAAGTAAGAAGATAAAATCTCAAGTCAGAGAGATAGTTCAATTGACGAACGAAGACTATCAGTTATTTACGATCAATCTTCTTGATTATTATGAATGGCTAAGCGACAGAGGTGGCAGAGACTGCCACTACAAGACTAAAGATGGGGAAGACTGGACTGCGACTCTAGATAACAAGCAAGAGATGGCGCAATGGGCGAAAGAAAGCTACACAAAATGTATCTTAGTTACGAACGGTAGCGATTACATCTTGGTTGATCCACAGGGACAAAGATACGCCCTATATGTTGGGTTCAGTAAAACAAGTTTAAGAGACATTTTAGAACTTGTACAACTTCAACCATTAAACCTTCCTGTTATTGAACCTACAGCCAAAACTCAACCGACAATCTGGCAAAATGCCACCCCAGCAGCCGAAGTCAACGACATCATCCGCAAGCCGTTTTGCCCGATCGCTCGTGTTATCAGCAAAGAATTCTTGGCAAACGGTCGTATCTGCTTGATCGTTGATTTCCCCGGCTGTCTTGATCTTGAAAAAGAAGAATGGGTACTGCCAGCAACCGAAGTCATCGCACCCGCTACACCACCTGTACCAGCAGTCACTCGCGCACTTTCAACCTTCGCAACAGCAAACTACCCAGCCACAGCAGTCGAAATTATCCCCGCACCTGCTGTGATCAAGAAAACGACCAACCCCCAAACCAACAGCACAGGAAGAACCATGCAAGCTATATCACAAAAGGGCTGGGATAAGTATCTCGATCGCAAAGCAGCCGAGTTTCTCGCAACTAAGCAAATCATCAAGTCGCACCTCGTCCCCGGCGACGGCGCTCAAGCTCCCGGTTTCGTGACCCTCCGACAATGGGGCGAACAGTACGCAACACACTTCTATAACTCACAAGACGGTGGCTTTCACTACGGGCGTTATTTCTCAAAGTTTAATGATGCTGAAACTGACTTTAGTCGCCGAGTAGCTGACTACGCACCCGCCACCAACTAGCACCCTACACCCTGCACCCTTACCCCAGTTATTTTAAGACTGGGGTCTATTTATTTCAAGAAATAAACTAATGGAAGAAACACGAAGACAAGCACAGCGCAAATACTCAGCAACAGAGAAGGGGCGGTCGAGCCGTAACAAAGCGCAGCGCAAATACTCAACAACAGAAAAAGGGAAAGAGGTTCAGCGAAAGTATGAAAAATCGGAGAAAGCACGGGAGCGCAAGCGGCGATATCTCGAAAGCTTGACGCCAGAACAGCGGGAAAGGTTGCAGGAGAGACAGCGCGAGTCTAAACGAGTGAGCGCTCAGCGGCGACGGGAGAAAGAAAAGCAAAAGAATTTGGCGTCAGGGGTTGACAGATTAGAATAGATAGACGATGATAAATAGAAAGACAACAACACACAGAAAACAAATCAATGACTACCTCACAAAAAGAATTTGAGCCAAAAATTGAAGCTTTATCTCTCAATTCAATCGTGACGACTGACAGGTGTTGCATAAGAGTGACTGATATTCGCCCTGAAACCGTCACAGGTCAACTGCTAGACGATCAAAGTAACTTGGTTATTAAATACGGACACCCCGTTTATGTTGGCGTCCGCAAATCAGAAATTCTCTCTTTATCAGAACCCAAACCAGAACCAGAAAGTACAACACTCTCCACAGTCGAAACCAATCTAATCCCCTTTCCCTCGCCCAAAAACTCCGAACCCCAGCCCGCAACACTACCACAGAGCAACAACGGCGACAGCTTCTACTTGCAAAGTTACCGGGCATGGGTTAACAAGCTCGTGGCGCGGGGCGAGTACGGAAAGATTAAGAGCTATGAGGAATGGTATGCGATCGCCGTTGAGGTAATGTAGCTAGAACTGCGGATCGCCTGCTAAAAGTCTAGTAAAATTAAGTCAGAATCCGATATCAATACCGGGGTTGTCGCTGAACCCCGGTTTTTCTGTTTTTTAAAAAGTTTAAAGCAGATACAGACGAGCATACTCGCACAGTTAGCCCCGGTCAAAAATTTGTTGCATTTTGATGCGGTATTGGTACCGGAATTGCTAGATGAAGCCTCTCGAATGCTGCCACCCTTGATGTACACTGAGACATCTCCTGCGTCTTTCTGAGCCATTCGAGAGGTGGAGATTGAGGTTGACGTGCTACTACCTACCTGCATTAAATCGTCTACAGAGTGCTATCCAGTAGTCGAGCAAGTATGGGGACTGCTACATACTTTTTTACCTGATAGCGCCACCGGAGTGCTAGCAAACATGAGTTGGGAGTTGATGAATCAGGACACCCGATGGCTGGCAAAGTCTAACTATACGGTGGCGATATCTCCCTATGTGTTTGAGTTTCCCGATCCGGATGACAAACTGGGTATTGAAGAGATTGTTATAACGCCGATCGCTTCCTCATTCTCAGTTTCAGATTCAAGTATTTCTCTCTCTTGTGATAAACTTTGAAAAGAAATAGTCAGGACGGTAAAAACGTCAGAACAAAACCCCTGACCGCGATATCAGGGGTTATTTTTTTATTTTCACAGTCAAATCTAGTATATCTTAAAATGTTCTCAGCACAAACAAAACAGATTGTAGAAGCCTTTCAACTGCTGGAAGAAACAGATCCAAAATGGTTGCAGGCGATCGTAAACCGACCAACTGGTAGCCAGTGGGGACAAACGTTGAAAGACTGGACAGATATCGCTAATTTGCCGTGGCAACCTTTGCTGATTACTGATCGGATAAACGGATTGCATCTCCCGCAATGCGTCTACTATCACTATTTGAAGAATCATGATATTGAGCAACAACAGGGATTGACAGGGCTGCACCCCGACGCAACTGAAAATATTAAGCTTTTGTCAGAATTTGATGACTTTAGCTCAATCAGGATTGAGGAAGGGGCGCACGGATTAGAATTAGTGTCAGAAGAAGTGCAGTCGCACAAGACTGAGGAAGCTTGGTTAATCATCGGGCCGCAGCGCGGGAAAGACTACCCGCCAGAGATTGTGTGGACGGCTTATCCTGGAAGATTTGCTATTTGCGCCCCAGCCCATAAACTGTGGGACGGTACGTTGAATTGTTTAAGTGCGATCGTAAGTACCAAAATTCCGGTTGCTGTCAAAGGAATCAACAACTAAAATTGCAACAAAGAATCTAAGATTTTATTGGATAAGCACTGAAAAATTCTTGAGCAGAGTTAGTTTTTAATAGACTTTTTTGAGAATTCTCTAGCTATTCTCTAAAACACTACCGCCAACCAAAAATATCTTTTATTCTACCCAAAGGTTCTAGCAAACCATTTCCTAGTTTTTGGTAAACAACCCAATCTCCGTACAGGTCAACCATTGACCAATAACCACTGATACTTTCTTTTTCTATAAAATCATCAAATGCTTCTTTCAATTTGCTGTAAAAAGCATAAGATCTACTGAATCCCGAAGAAACAAATACTAGCTTCTTACTCTCTTCCATATTGTTCTCAACTATAAACCTATTCAAATCTTCTACTGTTTTATTGTTCAAATCTTCCCAATTTATCTTGGTCATTATTTTTACCAGTTAATTTTATTTCAAACTATCTTTCTTTAGCCTTGTAACAAGCTGTATGATAAGCTGCTTCACACCTTTAGACCTGTACTTTGGATTATAGCTGGTTTTAGAGGAAGTAAGACTGCACAAAACTTAGGAAACTTGGTTGATTATCAGACCACACCGCAGGAACAACTATTCGTTGAGGCTTGCGTGGACTGCTTATTTTTAGAGAATTATTAGCACTGTTATTAAGTATCCAATCTCTTTGGTACGACTCTAAAACGGTACTTTGGTTCGACCAATCACCGCTCCTATTGTGTTTATTAATGTGTTGCTGCTTTTTAAGAAATCGGAATTCAGATTTTGTTAGTTTCATTTTGTTTTTTACTTATCGTAATAATTGTCATATTCGCACAGAAAAATGAACTGTAATTTTTCAGAGTGTTATAGTTCAAGGTAATCAATGCTTACTCCCAAAAAAGTCAGCTTCCAAGCTGTTTTGTAAACTCGTTCAGGATCGCACTCATTAGAACCCTCAATTTTAAAAATAAAAATCCATTCAGAAAGTCTGTAAAAATGTATCGCTAAATTAAAAATGTCATTATTAAGGTAATGTCCTGTAGCGACAAAAGAGCTAACATATTTACCCTGGGTTAAACGAGGTAGATATAAATCAATAATTGTGTATTGCAACATGATTTTACTACGCAAAAAATTGGTCTCTGAGCAATCTGTCATAAGTTCTTTATTTGTCGTCATCTTCATACAGGAAGATAGACTCTAACTTTTGCCTTTGCTCCTCAATGCTAGAATTAGTATCATTGCCAGAATCAACAGGTCTATCGACATCTTTTATCGTTTCCTTATTATTTTCAGTCTCTACATTCTCAAATCCTGTTAGTTTAACTTTCTTCTTGTTTCTGGCGTCTTGAATTTTAGCTATTTCTTCCCTTTTTAGTCGTCGCTTCTCTGCTTCGTCTTTCTTCTGTTTCGCCAGTTGGGCTAATTCTTCTGCGGTTGTTTTCTTATGCTTCAACCACAGAGGAAGATCGATAAAACACTCATCGCACCAACTGTCAAAAATAGAAGGGATTAAACCAAGCTCAGACTTCCTCTCTTGATAGCAAACGACACAAAGATAGTTTAAATTTATGGACTGTTTATGCGGCTGACTACGCCATCTGTTAAACCGCATTCTAGCTCGGATTTCTCTCAGTTTTTGTTTTGTTTTTAGCATGACTTTTAACGCTCAATTAGAGCGCCAATTGCTCTAATCGGTTAGCTTCAAAATATGCCAATAGGTCTTAATTAATTTTCTATGATTTCTTAACACCTCTTCCCAATATATCTGACGGGTTCCTTTTCTGTATTTGAGGAATTCCCGTGCGCCAGAAAGTTTCTTGAAATTAGAAAGTAGAATACATTCTAACTCTTTCTTATCTTGTATTTCCATCCAATTTCCAACTTGATTAACAATGTAGAGGTTGACAGCCTCTTTCATTTTATCTATCGCTTCTGTAGTGATATCGACTGGCTCAGGAGTTGATATCTTTAACCAGTGGCATAGCGATACTAGAAAGTCTATTTCTCGATTGTCTTGTTGACGTATAAACTTAGTAGGAATCGTTAAAAAGATCGGTTCGGGCGTGTCATAGTCAAAATTTAACGGCTCCCAAAGAGCGTTAGTGTCTAACCCCAGTAAATCAAATGTGCTGTTGCTCATATTGCCTCGCTTTTGCTTCTAAACTTTCTATATGTTTGTACACGTCAACCATTAATGTCAAAAAGAGACTAATCCTTCCTTTATTCTTTAGCAGCAGACTGACTTTCTACAGGTACAAGCTTTGATTGATAAACAGCCCCACCGAAAATACCGTTAGGGTATTGAGCTTCGATAACCAAAAAACTATCTTCTAATTGGTCATCGGTATAGAACACTCGATAATACCTGTTCAACAGATTCCCGGAACCAAAAGCCCATTTACGGATTTTAATTTTCACAGAAGTATAGTGTCTCTGGTGTTGGTAAATCGCACCTACAACTAAAGGATTTCCATTTGCATCCAAAACCGGACAAACTTCGTCGCGCATGATTGAACCCAACTCAATCGCCCTATCGAATGCTTCTGCTGTCGCTGCATCGGGATTCGTTAAAAATAAACGCGCCCGTATTTCGTTAAAGTCTTCCATTTTAACCTCCGTTACAAATTTTCTCAACATACTCCCAAGTAATTGGTTGAGGAATTCGTATCTATTTTTTTCGAGATAACGATCGCCCTCAATCTCTCTAACAATTTCCGCTCGATAGCGACCTAAAAATTTTTCGCATTCTCCATTAGGAAAATCCCACCAAGCTTGACCGCCAGCCTCGCGACACTGAACTAATCCGCAATCAATAATTCGCCGCCAGCAATTTGTGTACACGTATCGGGACGGGTGGCAAAAGTGATCGTCTAAAACAAATTTCCCTAAATCTGATTGTTTTTTTGTTGGAAATATTTGATTTCAACCAGACATTCTCTTGACATTTTGCTGTTTTTATCTTTCATGTTGACTTGTCTCCGACGCAATTAGTATTACCTTTTGTTAGCAAGTAGTGCTATTTAAAAGCGGCTCGAATTCTACCTTGCAGCGTAAGCACAACCGTTTGCAACCATTGCTCGGTTTGTTCTTCAGTCGGATCGGAAATCTTTTTGAATGTTTTGTGGTAGGCATCTTGCAATTCTTCCGACGTAATTAAAATTACTTCTTGCTCGAATCCGTCAGCGGGTTCCCTCGGGTGCAAAACATCAACAAATGCCTCAGACTCAAGAGTGATAGTAGTGTCACCTTGTTTGACAATAACTACAACACCCCATATTTCGCAACACCTTAGCGCGTGAAACATAGCCTCTCTAAGTGTCTGCGGCTTTAGATTTTCTGGCTTGTCGGGCGTTTCTCTGTCTGGCGTTTTTGGCAAGCTTGTTGTGTCGTTCATATCTAACATTTTCCTTTTTTCGTATTATTTGTTGAACTGAGATGCACCCGACAAATTAAGAACCGAAAAGACTCGTTATCACCGCCTCGACAAAATCGCCGACAACCTCAGCAATCGAGTTTGTGTTGCTGTTTTTCGGGTTTTCTAGGGGGTTGTATTGAGGGTTGTTGCTGTCTTGATTTGGGTTTACTCTGATCGCGATATTGCGACGGGAGCCATGAGGATTGCTAGGTTGCTCAAATTTCGGATTGGCAACTTGTCGCTCAGGCACAGACTGAGAGTTTCCGCGACGGCAGTCGCTTTTATTGATTCTGAACTGGGAGTCTTTACGTGACATTTGATTATTTATCCTTTTTGGCATCAGTTTAGTTGATAGGAATGCAGCTTTTTCTGATCAAGCATTTTGCCGAGAGGCTGCACCCTTATACGGTAGCGACTCTAGTTAATTCATTAAACCAATAATTGCAACCTGCTAAAAGATTTTCCTGTTATTTTTTCTTTGCCTTTTGAGTCTACAATTTTTGTGTTCCACGTATCCTTAATTAAACTCCATCCATTAGGAAGACGGTACAAGACAAACTCTTCACGCTCGCCTTCGGCTATAAAGCCCCATGACTTAAGTGTTTCTAGATTGCAAGACGCAGGAATAGGAACAAGGTTTTTGTCTATTCCAAATAATTTCCATTCTGACTCAAGTACACAGTATCTAAAATCGTATTTTTCGACAAGCTCTTGACTGTTTAAAACACGAATTCCGACAATATAACCCAAATCATTTCTGAGATGCCTAGTATTGAGTACACTCCTATATTCCGTGTCACAAGGAGTGTTGTATTTGACAAAGCATTCTACTATTATCTCTCCCCTATAATAAGAAAAGTTGCCATTAGGAGTAGAGATGATTTCTGATGTTGGCAACAAATCTTGTAGTTGTAATTCAAATTTTTTAGAAATATATTTTTCCCAAAAATTTGATACAAGACTGATGCCCCTGTAAAGTTCTCCACAAGAAGACAAAACGTAATAACTATTCCAGTAGCGATCTCCTTCTGCTATACAGGGATTTCCTACTATTTTGCGATCGCTTTTATCAAAAAAGAAATCTTCTGGATATAGTTTGCTATTGTACTCCCACATGAAAGATGCAGTCATGTTAACTCCTTATTTGCTCGATCCTTTTTATAGTTTGACATACATCAAGCATTGATGTCAATAGGAAGCCAAGATTTTCTTTGTAGTTGTCTTGCACGTCTTACGGGTAGAAGATTCTGGCGCTTTTGGTATTAGTTCAACAGGCAAAGAATAAATCTTGAGTTCAGTGCGGATGACCTGCGGGTTCTTTTTTGTTGACTTGGGCAGAGCATGGAACCGCGCATATATGAGGGGGACGCGCTGCACGTTGTCATCTTGCAGGCACCAACCTTTAAAGGCGAGAACGTCAAGAATACTCCCGATCGCGTTATCGAGGTCGCTGTTCCCCCGAAGGCTGCCGTAAAAAATTACAAAGATGGCGATTGGATGATCTTTGTCGAACGGCAATAAATCGGCTGGAACTTTTCCTGCTGCACGCAATTTTAATCGGATCGCTTCCGTGATTTCTCTACTTGCCACCTCCCTCCACTGGGTATAAGTTGGCGGAAAGAAAGTGGCATTTTTTGTCACTCTCGGGCGGGACTTAGGTACTACCTTGTCAGACAGAATACAATCAAATATAGCTTTTGTTTTTTCTGATTGAGTCAAGTTGCACTCACAACAGAGAAAATTCTCATAGGGTATCAACTGAGCGGCTAGATATCCTTTTGAAATTAAGCTATTTTCTCGAAGGCGTCCGCAATTTACGCAATAGTTCATTTTATTCACTCCATATTTACAAGTTTTTACATCAAAATTGCATTTGAGCATCCAAACGCATTTTACAAATGGCGCTCCCATCAGTACAACCGGAGCGCTAAAAGTTTTATTATCTTATGGATAATTACACCGGGTGTAAATTTGGCACAAGCTGAGGGATATTTCCGTATTCTTGCCCCCTCAACAAGAGTTGTCAAATGTCTTGTTCCCAATAAGCCAAGCTTTTCCTTCGTTGTTCAGCGTCTAGCTCAACTTGGTCAAGACCTGCCTGAATTGTTCCGGCAATTTTAAGCAAAGTTTCTAGGTCACAGCCCCCTGTTTGAGCTTCTAGATACCGCTTAATCTGTTTGTAATCCTCGGATAAAGACAAGTCCAAAAGAAAGTCTTTGATATATTCAAACTGACTCTTGACCTGCTCAGATGCCTCCTGTTCTCGTTCAGCTACTTGATATTCATCGATAAAATTCTCAGTTGTCATTTTTGGTTCTCCTATAGGTCTAAATTTTGCTCCGTAAAGGCGTAGCATGACAATTAAACCACAGCTAAATAGACTGAGCGATTTGATAGGCTTCTTGATAAAGCGGATCATTACTGTTTGGCTGCTGACTTTCTTTTTGATCGCTGACAGCTAAAACTACCTTGACATACTGAATCTCAATTTCAGAAGGTAGTTCGTCATTTTGACGGTAATAGTTGGAAAGAGTCTGGAAAAAGGTAGGGAGATCAGCTTCATATTTGAGAAACCGAACTAATTCTTGTAAGCTCATAGCACAAAAAACAACAACTTTCCATATAGTCGCACGTATAAACCTTTTATGTCAAGCTAGTTAAAAAAATTTTTAGAGGCGGAAGGGCAGGCAGCAAAAGCCAACAGAAAAGCAATGGGCGCTAACTGTCTGAGAGCCATCGAGCTAGAAATGAGGCAAGCAATGGTAAGGCTCTTTCTAGTCGTTGAGTCAGCATAGGTTGCCAAGCTGAGTGTTCTATCATCCCGGCAAAAATCTAACCGCCCGTGAGACCGGTTTTCCTGGGGATGCAAAGCGAAACAGAATTAGCGTCTTCTTACTGCTGAGTTTGTCACTCAGATTTTTATATTCTATAATCCTTTTGCGTAACAAACTCATCTATTATGACTTCGCATCTATAATTGTTTTGTCTGTTGAGACTGCTTAAATTTTACTAATAAAATTTATTCAATAAAAATTAAAGACTTTTTCTTTACCGCTTCCCTTGACACCTCCCTGACGACCGCTTAAACTGTAGAGGCAGATATAAACGGTTTGCGTAAATATGATAAAAATATCAGAAATAAGAGCGGATTTAGACTCGCTCTTGGCAAGTCAGGTGAAAAAGGCGGGTACTACAGATCCGCTGTTGATGGGCGTAATGGTGAACAGACAGGGGGAACTCTGCACTCTAACAACGTTTGACGGCATATCGTCAACTACTATCACGGAGAGAGACTGGGGGCAGTCAATCCCGGAAGGAGGGTTTGTACTCCCAGCAGCTTTTGCCAATCTGATCCGGACATTGGACAAAGAGGCAGAGGTAACAATTGAAAAAGTTAAAACGGGACAGGTACAGGTCAAACAAGGATCGTCAAAATGGCGGTTTCCGATGTCTCTACAGACAGAAAGCTTCTATCCGATGGGTGAGGAAATTCTCTCGAATCGGGTTGCTTGTACCTCGATTCAGTTTGAAAGCGATCTGTTGAGAGAGGCAATTCTCAACGTCTTTCCCTCGATCGGCAAAGAATACACGGCGCTTTGTTGCGCTCAGTTCATCATCAAACCAAAGGTGGGGGAATTGATAGCCATAGCAAACGACGGAAAACGTTCGACAGCTTGGAAGGCTGTAGCTGTAAACGTCAAATATCCCGATCTACCCCTCCCGGAATATCAATTCATTTTACCGGGTACGAAACTACTAGCTCTTGCCAAATTTCTCAAGGATACCGAAAAAGTTGAAGTTCATTTTACCGATTCCCTCGCTATTTTTGAGAATGTCGAAACAAAAACCTCAGTCACAATTCGATTGTTGGACGGGAAAGAGTATCCTCAGGTTTTAAAGTTGTTTACCATCCCTTTTGTAACAGGGTATAGTCTAGCGCCGAAAGAGTTCCTAACCTGCCTAAAACGAATCAAGATTCTTTTACCTGAGAATAAATTGGGCGCAATTAATCCTGTCGATCTAAGATTTGAGAATGACAGGGTTAAAATTACGAACAAATCTGATTTGTTCACTGAAATTTTGACTTGCAAAAATCTAGAGATTGAAGGGGTAGAAAATCCATCGGTGTTTGAGAGTAGGCTAAACTTTGAGTACATTAACGGAGCATTGTCTATCCTAACAGGGAAAGAATGCGACATGAAACTACACTCAAACATAGTTTCAGTTGCTTCGACTACATTGATGGGGTCTGTGACTCATTTTATTGCCACAGTTGCAAGGGAAGAAAACTAAGAAAAGCAAAATGAGCAAAGATAAGTATGATTCAGAAATTGAATTCAATCGATTAATGGCAAGGAATAAACATCTAGAAAAGATGGTTAGATGGTATAAGCCAGCGGAAGAATGGGAAGACCTAAAAGAAGGGGACGCGGTAATAATTGACAACAGCGACAGCCTGCACGACGGAATGAGGGGCAAGTTTTTAGCACACGACTGGGCTATATCGGGTTATGTTCGTTTAGTCGTGGCATTTCCAGACGGCAAACACTGCTATTACTTGCCGACTCAGGTTGTAAAGGTTTATGAAGAGGAACAGATTGAACCAACACCCCTCCCTGTACCAGAACCGCCTGCACCGAAAGAACCATCTGTACCAGAACCGCAGCCTGAACCAGAAAGAAAAGGCATTGACTTCTCAAAATACACTCCCGAGAAATTAGAAACAGCGAATGAAAGAATTATTGAGGCAAAACTGCAACAGGTTGCGAAGATACCTAAGATTGCCGCCAGAAAGAAAGTCCTGTCTAGTACCCTAGACGCGGGTTTAGTGCCTAGGGCGCTCGAACTCGCCAAAGAGAGGGGCATTATCCCAACTTAACCGCTAAATTTCTCAAGATACGTTCGGACGGGTTTTAAACTCGTCCTTTTTTTTGTCTGAAGCGAAACATCGTTTTGATTGTCTTTATAGATGAGTCTGTCACTCAGTTTTTTATATTCTATATACTTTTTAATTGACAAACTCATCCATTACGTTCTCGATCCTATATACCTTCTGACTGTAGAGTTTGCTTAGGTTTTGTTTTTAGAATTTTCTCGAGGAAAATCTGACAAATGGATAGATATCAGGCAAACAGCCTGCGAACTCAAGTATAAAAAGAGTCGGTAAAACAAACAATCGCTCGCCTTTCCGCTCAACCGCCCAAGATTCGGCAAAATAAAATATATAACGGGTTGACATCAACTGTTTAGCGTGTTATTTTGTAAAAAGTTCGTCAAAAAGAAGGAATTTGAAAGAGTCAAAAGACTTTTGATGACCCAGTAATGGGTTCTGAGAGGTGTAAAATCACAAACCAGAAAGAAGTGCTTTGATTCTGGCAAATGCCAGATAAGCGATAGAACTAAAAATTCAAGAACTATTTTTGTCAAACACCAACATCGATTAAACACGATGCGAGAGGTACTCACAGTACAAACCGGGGCAAAAAGAACTCTTACAAGCAACCAAAATCACCAGCAGAGGCGTATGGGCTTAAATGGCTAGTGCAACAAAAGAAAAGAAAACAGTTAAGCGAGGTAGAAAAAAAACAACCGAAAAACGGAAATTAGTTGACGAAATCATAGGATTGGAACCCAAAAAACGGGGTAGAAAGCCCAAAGCGGAACTAGACGTTAAACCCATCAACCGAGGGGTAAAAAAGGTCAATTTGGGACACAGAGCCGCTTTGGCTCGACAACTAAATATCTCGACTCAAACCTTATACAACAGGGAAGCAGTTTTTGACAAGTGCTTGCCCGAATATTTTTCGGGGCTTTCATACTTGCCGAGGAGGGGGGGTGCGTTGAAAGTCATTCCCGATCTGACCCCTTACCAGCAATTTTGTCATTACCAGCTTGAAGCCTTAAAACAGGGTTTGGGAGTGAAAGACTGCACTCCGACAGAGATGGTAATAAAAAACAACTTAGACCATTTTGACATCGACCTGTTCAATAGGCAGCGGCAGTTAACTGTCGATGTTGACGTTGAATCAAGCTCAATCGAAACGGCCTAATCAGATAATCAACCTAAAAAAGAGAGAGTTTTGCAATGTACGAAAATTTAAAATCCCTGTCTGGGACTGAAAACGGCAGCAGCGAGCCGACAGAGCAGCGAGCAACAAGTTCAGAAACTAAGCCAAAAAGAGGGCGCAGGAAAGCCAATCCTGATACAGCTATCGCAAAAAGCGAGGGGCATAAGCTCGCAAACGAGCAAAAAATCGAAGCAGCAGAATTTGTCTCGGACTTGGAGAAGCAAGAGCAAATTCTGACGGCTGCTAGAGGCTATCAAAAAGGTCAAAATTTAGCCCAGATTGAAGACGCGGCGAGAGTTGCCGGAATTGTTGACACGTTGACAGAGCAAAGTCTGACTCGGATTGCAGCTTTGAGACTTTCTCTTCAGGATGGACTAACAAATCACGATCCGCTTGCTGTTTTGGACGAACTCGGTTTACGGAGAACGGGACAAGAAACGGCAGATTTGAGAGAAAAGATTGCTCAGTACAAACAGGAAGATCCAACAGTTTTTTTGCTCTAGAAACGATCGCGCTAATACAAAAGGCGATCGCTCTAATCGAAAAACTGGAAACAGAATTTAAAACTAAGGAAAGGAAAGAAACAGTGAAATTTTGGAATAAAGTTAAGGCAATTCTTAAAGCGGAATTAGACAGACATCGGGGCATAGATGCCTTCATTATTGTCGCCGCCCCTTGGTAATGCCGATCAACTTCTTGTAAAACGCAACGCAATAATAATCGACGGGACACTCTGGACAAGCAACCCGCCGACCGTGTAAATCTTTTCTTAGCTTTCGCTGAGAAACTCATCTAAGGACAATTGTACTATGGACTTTGGACGCAACAACACATCAGCGGTAATCCTCAACCCCGCAGCCGGACACAGCCCCCATATTGACGAAAAAACATCAAGCTGGGGCAACACAGAAACTGATATCCTTTCTTACTTGTCGGATGTCAACCAGCTTGAAGCTTTTGCAGACAAAGCAGCGAATGCAGAACAGCTCGCATTAGTTTTAGAGCCATTTCTAGACAATGCTCGGACGTATTTTGAAGCGATGACAAAGCTTGCCGACGGTCAAGCAACCTGGACTGAGCTTAGAAAGCAGTTTGGTTCCAAGGTTGCCAGCGCGATCGCAAAAATTCGCAAACTCAACGCTGAATTTGGCTCAGAGATGGAGTTATTGGATGCCCGTGACCGATCGACAATGCTCAAGGTTGAAAACAACAGGCAGCAAAAATTAGCCGAAATCGCTCATGAGTTGACTCAAGACTTGCAGGCTCAGCTCTGGCAGCATGAAAACAAAATGGCTGCAATTAACAGCAAAGGCGAAGTCGCCCAAAAGCGCCAATCAATTCAACAAGGGCTTCAAACTAAGCGCCAAGAACTGCTGATGCGAGCACGCAGCGGTACAAACCAAGGTGTGCAAGACAAAGTTCCAGTTTTGGTCAGTGGAATCTCTCAGTCCGGCATTTCTAGCGGTGTATCAGCAACCGGAAAAGTTAGGGATTTTAGCTGGTTTTCAAATTTAATCAACTTCAACCGCTAAGGAGTATGGGGGCAAATGCACGAATTTATAGGTTCTAGTCCCCTCTCATTTTTGGGAGAGGGATTGCAAACACAACAGCAACATCAACAGCGACAATATACTGCGCCAGAGATCGAGCCATTGACAGAATCGAACGCAGAGCGTAATTACCGGGATGCTGCAAATCTCTGTGAAGTCGTCGCGCCCGCAGCGTTAGGGTCGGCGGTAGTATTTGCTTTTCACTCAATGCAGGTTGCGGGCGGATCGATCGCCGCAATCGGGATTTACCAAATTTATCTAGCAGCTAAACTGACGGGGCAATCAAGCGGACGCTGGACTTCTGCAATTGTTGGTGTTGGTGTCACTGGATCTATGGTTTTTGCTTTTAGCGAAGCAATAGGAGAATCACAGCAAGCATCTGACGTCAAATTTCGCATAGAAACCGCAATTAAAGAGTTACAGATAACCCAAAAATTTGATGCTGGATATTTTGACTATTTGCCGTCAATCGCGCTTGTAATCATCGTTGTTTGCCTACTTCTTAAATTCAAAGGAGTGAAACAATGCCGTTGACGACAAGACACGCTCAACTGTTGAAGTCCAACCGGACGCTAATGATTTGGCTTGAAGGGTTCCCGCTCACTGCTAAATTATCCGTTGTTGGGTTGGCGCTGATGATCGGAGTTTACAGCGGCATCAATGCGCTCAAAGGTACAACCAGTGACATGGTGCAAGCCTGCATCCGCAATAAGCAATCGTTGCAATGTGCTGACAAAGCAGGCAGGCCCTACATCATGACCGAATACCACGCAGAGCAGTGGAAGGCAAACGGCATTCCGGGTGAGGTGGTATTTAATAAAACTATCCCCGCAACTAATTCGCACAAAGCGCTGTGGATGGTTTTAGTTGCGGGTAGTTTTGGAGTTGCGGGAGTCGTTCTGAGAAGCTTGCAAAACTCTGAGCGCCAACTAGCTACCTATGAAGCTATTGCAGAGAAACGAGATTCAGCCAAGGCACAAATCAGCGCCCGCGCAGAACTGATAGAAGACTATCGCAATGTGGCGATCGCAGAAGTTTATCTACAAGCGGACTTAGAAGTGGCAGCGAATGATCGGGCGGTAGTTCTCAAGCAGTGCGAATTGTTAGGAGAAGCTGATATTAAGATTGCTCAGCTAGAAGCTGAAGAGGCTTTATTCGAGGCAGAGACTGCTGGATTGTCTGACGAGAAGAAGCAGGAATATCTAGACTTTTTGCGAAATCAAAAAACTCCATTTGAGTTTCAATTGACGGGAACGCAAACATTTAACAGCATCAATAACCCTAGTGACAAAATTGAATCGCAATCAACAGACGGGGCTAAAATCCCCAAGCTCATCTGGTATCCATCTGTTCTCGTTTATGGCGCTCCCGGTTCCGGCAAAACCTTCTTCTCTGAGCAAGAAGTCGGCAAGCGTCTGGCTGCGGGTCATCGGGTTGTGGTGCTTGATCCACACGCCGCTTACGGCGCTTGGCAAGGGTGCGAGGTCATTGGTGGCGGGATGGATTACCCAGCTATTGATGCAAAGCTTGCCTGGTTTTCCGATGAAGTAGCCAAGCGTTATAAGGTTGTGCAAAGCACACCTAACCCGAAGTTTCAACCATTGACTTTTGTGTGTGACGAGTTCACGCGGTGGGGTGGAAAATGCCCAAACTCAACAGATTTTTTTGAGCAACTGGTAACTGATATTCGCAAGGTTGAGATGTTCGGCTTAATCATCTCGCATACCCGTACTTTAGCAGGATTAGCCAATGCCAAAGGATTTGCATCTCTGCGGGATGAAGCCTTGCTAGAGGTGGAAATATTGGGAAATAAAGATGAAGAAACAGGCAGGGCTACACCCCGTTTTGAGGCAAAAATAAAGCTACCGGGACAACCTTTATCCGATCGCACCTTGGTCAAACTGACAAAGCACTCGACACCGAATAAACCAGAACCAACCTTACAAAATACTTCGGCAGAATCTACAACTGACTATCTCGACCGCGTTTTTAAGCTTGAGTTCGATTTAGGCAAACCTGAAACCGAATCCGAAACCGTTTCAGACGAATTTCAAAACGTGAAACAACGGCACAGCAGCAATTCTAGCGATTCTGACGCCGTTTATTTCACAGCCCTGAAACTTGATCGAGCAAGAGCAATCGAGTTAATCCTGAAGCTAAAAAATGAAATGAAACACACGCAGACAGAGATTATCTGGATGCTGTGGAACGCTCGACCGGGCAAAACTAAAGCCTACGAAACAGCGGTTTCAGAGTATAAAGAATTACTCAAAAAGATTGTGGGAGAAGGCAGTGAATGAAAAGCAAACCAGTGCTTCGTGTCGCAGGAATACCGCAACCCGGCTATATGTAAAGATCAATAGTTAGTAGGAGGCTAAAATTGGAAATAGAGTTTAGAAGGATGGACACAGCACAAGGAATTAAAGAAATCAAAGTTGAGTTAAAGTTTTTTCAACCCAAAACAAACAAATCAATTATTACCCGGAGCTAAAACAATGTCAAATAACAACTATCGCGTCATTGACACAGATCCAAATTCTGAGCCTGTTCTTACTATCAGTCAAATTGAGCACGCCGGACAATCTTACGTCAAATACGAGATTACTGGATGGGGAGGTAGTGCAGTACCTGTTGAAGGAGGTGAGGATTTTTCTAAATCCTTGGGTAGTTCAATCAAATACGTTAAAACTTTTTCTGAAAAAGGAGGTGATTTAGGGTGAGTTATACATACCTAATCTCAATGAATAGGGCAACAACCCCAACTACGATTTAGCTCGCGAAGTGTTCCAGCAAATCAGCAAGTCAATTAATTAGATTGGTCAAACCATCTAATTAAAGAAAATTTCACTCAACATACAAAATTATGCAACTAACAGATGTTTCTATTTCGACATTCACTTTTGAGGTTAAGTTTTCTGAAGATATGGAGGAATACCTAATGGAATCCTTTACGGATTTTTTAGAAAATCGAAACCTAATATCTAAAAGTGTCCTGAATAAAACTTTGGGAATTTGGGTTGATTCTGTTCCATATCATGAATTTTCTGAATTGTTTGATATTTTCTGGAAACAAATGCGTGACGAAATGCCTGGAGGGAAAGCTGTTGAAATAATTGCGGGCATTGGCATACAAATATTTAGTATATTCCAACGAAAGAAACCTCCAGAACGTTCTCTAGTTCGTGAAACAGTAAAAACGAGAGTTGCGTTAAAACTTTTAGATTTGGTCGTCCAAGTTTGATTGATTTTCTATCCGCTAATTACTGGATAACAGTGAACAAGATAGCCAATCTAAACCTTCTGACAAAAACAAAGACCTCGGAGCCACCGAGGTCTTTTGTTGTATAGTCTTAGCGCTTACTGTCTTGTCGATAGGCGTCCTTCTGCTCCAGACATTTCTGAATCTCTAAAGCAAGATACCCTGCATGATCGCCTCGGATAGCCGGGTTGGTTTGGAATATCTCTCGAATCAACTTAAGAGCGTCGCTGCTGCGATACTCACGGGCTGCTATCCCTTGCGGGTATTCTTGCGCGACATAGCACTGTGCATTCTGCACATCCCAACAGATCAAAAAATTACCAACATTGTCAAAATAGCTTTGTCTCAAATTGCGTTTAGAGACAAGAGCATCAGCAGCGTCGAACGAATGTTCGTAGATATGCGCTGAAAACGAGTTAGTGACTAAAGCCCCAAGTTCTAAATCTTCCAGCCCCTCATCAATCAGAGTTTCGCACACCTGTTTTTGCAGGTGTCTCAACCCCATCGCGTTTGCAACCCACGCGCTGTACATATCGTTAGACCGGAACGTAGCGATGAGAACTAATTTGTCGTTGGAGATGCGGAACCATAAATGGTTAAGGCAAGGACTGCCACCGTGCTGATGATCGGAGGATTTGTCTGATCGAATACCTCCGGCATCCCACAAATTAACGACAGCCGAACAAGCATCAGGTTCTTTGACGAGTTTGTCAATCACCTCAACGATTTGGTCATGCCCAAAATATTCTCGCATCCGAGAGCCGTAGGTGTACTTAACGCTGGATTCTTGTCCCTTTAAGCCCTCGCACATCTGGGGAAGATAGGATTTGATGTATTCGGCATCGACAGGCAGATACGGTTCAAATCTAAAGCCGTCGGGTTCGTTGTTGATAATAACGGTTAAGTTTGCAAGTTCTTGCCAATATCCGCCGTAACCAGTCGTAAGAATCCGCCCTGTAGTTCTGATGCGGTAGAGAATTTCGGGAAAGGCTTCGGCGATCGTGTCTGCCTCAATTCGGTGTCCGATGTACGCCCCCGGCAGTCGGTTCGAGTCTATCGACTGAATCGGGAAAACCTGACGGTTTCCGGCTTCATACTTAGAAATGGTCGGTATATATTCTGGCACGTCCGACAATTTAGCAGGCAACCCTGCGAGATATTCCGGCAGTGTAGAAACCTCAATCCGCGCTCTGAGAGCTTCTAAGGCTTCAAGAGGTATTTCTTTTTCAATTTCACCGCGTCCCCTGATCGTCCTCCAACACGGGCGCTCTGCCGAACTCATCGCCTCTTCTACCCCATTCTCAAAAAATGCCCTGAGCGATGCCATAGATCCGGCGTTCAAATCGTATGAGGTCGGCATCGTGTGAACAACCTGCGTTATTTGCGGATTGTATAGCAGGTTACGGATCAAAATGGACAAGCCACCCGTCGGGTTGTATAACTGCCCTAATGCAGCATAAGTAGCCGATGGGAGCTTTTTGGCGATTGATGCGGCATCACTCCAACCTGTGACTACTATCACCGGGCTATACCGATCACCATAGATCAATTGTTCCGATTTGTAAAGCGCCTCATACTGGTAGAACTCGCTTGCTGTTTCTTGCTCTTGCATCTTATTTGTTTTTTGTAAAAACTCTTTATATAAACTATCACAACAAATTCTTAATGTAAATAAGCACCTAAGCTTAAGATGAAGAGGTAAAAGAGAAAATCTATCAGGATAACAGGTGTAACTGTCGCTCTTGATGTAGAAAGTTAAATAAAAATGGAGTAGAATCAATTGTTTTGACTCTACTCCATTTTGTTAAACTGGCGTTAGGCTGAAAGCTTAAAGATCAATGTTTATCCGCTGTCCTTGAATGTAATCGCCCTCGATCCGTTCGTTGTAGTTGCCGCCTTCGATGTTGATCGTGATTGTTCTGCTTGATCCATTGGCATCGGTACGCTCTACAATTATTTTCGGCTGTGTAGTAGAAGTTGGGTTATTTGTTTGACTGCCACCGGGTACAGTGTCAACTGTTGGCTCACTATCACTAAATAGAATGCTCCAAAGTTTCATTGTTTTAGTCTCCGTTGTTTGTTTTGTAGCTGTGGGCTGTTTTCAATTGTTCAGGTTGTGGGCTTTTCTTGCTTAGTGCTGCCTTCATGATGATTACCCTGCCCCACGTCGCTTTCAACATGATTGCCAATGTAATTGCCGTTGATTGAAAAACTTTCGTGAGTGTTAAGGTCAGATACTATCTTTCCATATTTATCACTCTCTTCGGACGGAGGAGCTTTTACGTTGTCGCCGATTCCTGGTGGCATTATTTAAAAGAGTCCTAAGCATACAAATAGGACAGATTCCCTCATTGTACTTTATCTTCTCTTTGATGTCAACTGTTTATGTAGTATGATTTAATAGAGTTAAAATTTTCGATTAGCTCTTGTAGTCCTAGATCAATCTGAAAGATTAAAGATCAATGTCGATCCGCTACCCTTGAATGCGATCGCCATTTCTGGTGTTGATGGTGAGTTGCCGTCTCTGGGATTGATAGCGATGGTTTTGGCTTAGCCATTGACCTTGGTGCGCTTGACAATAACAATCGGTTTTTTGGTTGATTTCGGGGTGTCTCTACAAAAATGTACCACCTCGTGTCACCTTCTCCGACCGTCCCTGCCGTTTTTGGCTGTTGCCTGATAGTAGGATCGTCATCAGCTAAGTTCATGTTTTATTCCCTTGTTTTTATCGACTTCCTCTAGATTTAATCATTCTCTCTAGGTTTCCGGCAAAAGTCGCTAATTAGAACTTTAAACTTTTCATCTCCGATGCCATAACTTTGTTTGACCGCGCTTACCAAGCTTAACTGTTGTAGTTTCGGAGTGAGATTATGAGAGAAACTGCGGGCAATTTCATCGCACCTGTCGTTGTAGAAGTCGCCAGAGTGACCGCGGACGTGTTCCCAGTTGACTTGTGGCGAATTCAGCTTGTCTAGCAAGTGCCAGAGGTCTTTGTTAAGGACATCTTTGCCCGCGCGGGTTTTCCAGCCTTTGTTTTTCCAGCTTTGAATCCATTTGGTGATGCCGCTTTTAACGTATAGGCTGTCAGTGTAAAGGGTGACTGGTTCGGTTTGACCGGAATTAGCAAAAAATTCGAGGGCAGCGATAGCAGCTTGCATTTCCATGCGGTTTTTGGTGGTTTGGGGTCTCCACCTCCGAGTTTGTGACAGTTACCGTCGGCGAAGCAAACTACTGCACCCCAGCCGCTTGGGCCCGGGTTGCCGGAACAAGCGCTGTCTGTGTACAAGCTTTTTATTTTAGCAGTAGTCATATCGCCCTCAATCTGTTTGTTATAGTTGCCACCTCCTGTCTTTACAATAATTTGATTGCCATCGTCATCAAACTCAATATCTTCGATGTATTGTCCGTTATTTTCTTCTGGTATTTCGATGCCGTTAACAATTGAAGTCATTATCTGTTCTATCCTCTTACTTGATTTCCGTAATACCAGTTTGAGAGTACTAGACACGGATCATTACGATCACTTACTTTTTTTTAGATCGTTATTCATTCGAAAAATTATTATCATTCCTTCTTCTGACGGTGGTTAATGCAGTCTTGTACAAAGATTAAATCGCGCATAACTTCGCTAGGAACTTGTACTCCAGCAGGCAAACTGAGAATGAACTCACTTAAGCGATAACAAATTGCACGAATTTTGGCGTCTTCACTTTTGTCAAGTTTTGCTAGATAACTTCGCAGATATTCAATTTGTTTGTTTTTTACGCGTGCAGCCTTAAGCGCAGAGATTCGCCACTTTTCATATTCAGATTTGTCGGCGTATTCTTTAGACGCTGAAGCCTCAATAAGTAACTGCAAATTAATATCTTTCAACTCCGACTTAAGAGAACGTAATACATCTTCGACCTCTTCTTCAGTTTGGAGGTTTAAAGATTTAAGGTATTGAATCGATAAATCATAATCCTGCCAATCTTTATCGGTTAACGTAGGTTTGTCATTTACGACTCCTTGGGTAGATAAATAGTTTTTAGAGTGTCAATTTCTCCCTTTGTGAAAAGAAAACCTAACGAGTTAAGAACACTCATTAATACTTTCAAGTCCTTAGGCTGTTTAATGCGTAATTTACGGCGCGTTATACTCCATTTTTGATCAGAGTAGGTTTGCCCCTCTCAGCTATCAAATCGTTAAACGCTCGAACCGCTGCCCTCATAAAAGGGTTTTCAACAGTCGAGAGCCAATTCGACATAATCACCATACCGCTGTTGGTAGCAAGATTGACAACCGGGTTTTGGTAGGGTTCCGTCACCCAGAACTCTCTGACCTCTTTACCAATTGTTACCTCTCCCATAAAATCGCTCTCCCATTTCACCTCAGCAGGCAGTCGGTTCAGCAGCATCTGTCTCTGAAGATTTAACTCTGCCTTTGTAATTTTTTTTGCTGTTGCTTGCACAGTTTTGATTGCGCTGTCTACCGCGTTGATCGTCTGCTGAACTTTTGCATCGCTCTGGGCTTTTTCCAGGGCATCAAGAATTGCTTGCTCGTCTTCCTCTAGCGATCCGTTTTGTATCCCTAAAGCATAGCTAAGCGTGTCAACCGCTTTGTCAATGTGGGGAAAGAAAAGGAAAGAAAAAGAAAGACGATCAATTGCCATCTTGACCCATGTTGATTTTTTGTGCTTATTCCCCCAAGCTTTGACACCTTCCTCATCAAACTCCAAATAATCAAACGCTTTCTTTATCTCAACCAAAGTAAACTTAAACATTTCTCTCACATTTCGACGCGAGGCATGAGCTAAAAGCTGTTTTAGTTGGCAATCATCTAAAGCCAAAAGCTCTGCTTTTTTTTTCAAATGGTGTGTAAGCAAGAAAAGCAGCGTTGTTTATGGTTGTCATGTCTTTTTGTCCTAATATATGGCAGAGATTCTGTATAGAACTAGGAAGTGCTATGCTTAAATAAGCAAAATCTCTCTTTTTTTGCAGGTTGTGGGGAAGAGAAACCAAACATTAGGTTTGTTTTCCCCTTTTCTTCTACCACTTTAAACGATCATTTTCTCGATGTCAAGGGTTTATATGAGCATTTTTGATTTAGTAGTGTCTTGCCTGAACCGTCCGGGCAGTTAGCCGTCGAACAAAATCTTCAGTCTAAAAATTCACTACAGACTTGAATCCACCCCAAGCTTTTTGTGTCACTGCTACTCGGTTAGAGGCGAGAGTAATTGGTTCTACTTTACAGTTGAGTCTGTTACTCAGTTTTTTATAATTTATAATCTTTCTGATTGACAAACTCATCTATTATGTCTTTGATTCTGTCTGTAGTCTATTGGCAGGGTTCGCTTAAACTTTACTTTTAAAATTTTGCCAAAAAAACTTAGCAAAAGACTTAAGCAGAAACAAATGCCAAGCAGACTTGATAGATTTTTGCTTGTATTATACACAAATGGTTGTTGTCCGTAGTATACTTAGAAAGTTAAGCCATAAGAACGCTACAAAGCCTTTTTGTCAGTGACAATCATCTAAGAGGACTAAGAAACATGACCAATTTTACAGCGAACGCAAAAAAGACTACGGATTTGAAGCAGTTTGATTCCGCAGATGGCATTGAATTTGTACTAGATAAGTCAGGAGAAGTTTTTTACCTCGGCTGGAAGGCGTTAGCGCAAGTATGCTCAATAGGACTAGAAGAGCCAATATTTGACATTCAAGTAAAACGAACAATTGAATCCCACCTTTCCAAAGGCACAAAAGTTCAGACACCTTTTGAAGCTGAAGTCGAGACACCAAGAGGGTTACAATTAGTAACACTTATTCCTCGACAACTGGCAATTCAAGCAATCAAACAGCACAATCCCGATCTGAGCGAAGAGATGGCAGATGCCGGACAACTTGTCTATCTTAACCAGTTACTCGGTCGCAGTTATCTTTAGAGAAGCCTGTAATCGAGTCGCATCGGAGAAGTCTAGTTAAAGGAGCGATCGCCTTTCTTTCGTTTTAGTCTAAAATATAGGTTCCCATATTAAACTCCAGCTCCCCATCGCTAACCGTGGGAGTTTTTTTTAACCAAAACTCCCAAACTGTAGATTCCAAAAGGTTGACGTAAACTATTCAAGATGTTAAATTAGTAATAATTAAAACCAGAAAGAAGAGAGTAAAATTATGCCGACATACAGAACAGTTGAACCCCGAACAGACAGAATCTTAAAAGACTGGATTTTGAAAGAGCGGTTAGCATTTGATTTAGAGGCATCGCTCTCAGTATCAGAATTGCAGGCAATATTACCACCCCAGTGCAAAGAGCAACTGGGCGAGTTTAAGCCTACTGATAATGTGTTTCGCAAGATGTCTCAGGGATTCAACAGAGTTTCCGACGTTTGGATTGAATTGATGAGGTTCATCGGGGTCAGCGACTTCTCACCAGAACAAGCCATTCTAGGAACGGTTAGCACCTTTCTTGACTCTGAAAACGTCAGAGTTAAGTTGAATGCTTCTTACGATGCGCCCCATAGGAAAAACTCAATTGAGGTACTGTGTCTCAATGAGCCAACCCATCAAGGTTTGATTCGGTATGAGGGCGATCGGCTTTCGTTCCCTCCTAGCATCTTTGAAGCAGTAATAGACCGCCGTCTCAACGTTTACGAATTATATTGTGAGAACCTTTCAGACCTGTTGTTGATTCCCGGTGTTAGCGACCCGCAGTCGCTGCTGATTGCCGAAAATAATGCACGGTTAGCCGAGGAACATCACAGACTTGACGAGCAAGCTGAACAAAATAAACTCGACAGGGTATCGGCTGAGATTTTGCTATCTGCCGAAGATCCTTGGATGAATTCACCAGAAGGAACGACTGATGGGATTAGATCGCTGAGGGAGTTTATTTACAACCCTGATGGTTCGGCAGTTTATGAGGTAGAACTCGGTCAAAATGATGTTCAAGAACATAACGAACTAATCGGATCGCTGATGACCGATGATAGTGTAGTTTCCGACGATGAAGTCGCCTTAACGCCAACTGAAGCTGAAACCGATCCTGATGCTGAATATGATGCGGCTGAACTAGAAGCAGCACAAAGTGAGGAAGCCGTACGGGATGCAGATATTGAGGAAACGGCAGACGATTACGATTACGATCACGATCAATATATAAATCGATTACGGGATGAAGAAATTTCAGGTAATCCGGTCGTTCTGACCCCTGAAGGATGGCCAATGTTATTGGATGAAATGATTGCCGAACAAAAGGCAGACGTTCGTAATCGCAATCAATTGATAGCTAGTTCGGAGGATGAAGAAATTTCAGATGATGCGATCGCTCTCACTCCCTATGATAGTGATGCTGCTGCGGCTGAAGTTGAATCGGTTGATGATACTGATGAGGATGCAGAGATTGAGACTGCTGTTGATGTTGACACTCCTTAACCTAAAGGCGTAAGGATTCTTTCTTCACAGGGATTCCAACGAATTTACCCTCCAAAAGCATCTTGACCGTATGCCCTACGGCTGCAAGTCCTCTAATAAGAACTACTTGGGCTGCTGCAATATCTCTATCGGTTGTGTACCCACAGCTTGAACACGAATGTACGCGCTCCGACAATTCTTTTGTGCCTGTTTCTACGCCACAGCTAGGGCAAATCTGACTTGTTTTGTGAGCGCTTACTTTTTGGAAATACACCCCATGCTTAAAACAATCTTGCTCCAATATCGTAAAGAACTGACCCCAAGAGGCATCTAAGCAATGTTTTCCCAGCATCGCCTTAGCTAAGCCAACGAGATTCAAGTCCTCAACAAAAATCATCCCCGCATCTTTACAGAGCTGGTGAGCTAACTTCCAATGCCAATCTTTACGGCAGTTAGCGATGTACTCATGCAGTTTGGCAACTTTCTTCTGAGCCTTCTTCCAGTTATGGGAGCCTAGTTTTTTCCGACTGACACGTTGTTGCAGCAATTTAAGCTTGCGTTCTGCATCAAGGAAAAACTTTTGGCGTTTGACTAGAAGACCATTGGAGGTTGCGATGAAATTAGTTAGTCCGACATCAATTCCTACGCCTTCGCCGTGCGGCATAACTGACGGTACTGAAACATCCCATTGCAGGGTTAGCATAACGTACCAGCCACTAGCTCTGCGAACTATTCTCGCCTGTTTAATTGTTGCGCCATCTGGGATAGGACGCGATTGGTGAAACCTTACTAACCCAATTTTGGGTAGTTTCAGTGTTCCATTTTTGACAGGATTGACACCCAGTTGTGGGAACACAAAAGACCGCATTGCTCCTACTTTTTTAAAGCGAGGAAATCCGTGTTTCTGTTCCCACATATTGACAAATGCTTTTTCAAGCCGTCTCAGCGTTTGCTGCAAGACGTGTACTTGAACAGTCCCTAAAGCGGGTATGCTTGCCCTTGCTGTTGTTAAGTTTTTACACTGACTGGCATAAGTTGGTCGTTTCGTTTCGGCTGGGATGATGAACTCGGAACGGATAGAACAAGCGTTAACCTGACAACTACGAGACTGAAACCAATGCTTGCGCTCTGCCAATGCGTAGTTGTAAACACGGCGACATTGTTCCAACCAGTCTTCAAAGATAACTGTCTGTGCTGTCGTTGGTTTCAGTTTGAACTCGTAGGTTAAGTTAAACACTTGTTTTGTCCTCCTAACCTTAATTATAGGGCTGCGACCAAAGGTTAAAGCGATTATTCACGATTCTTAATTAAAGTCGCCCTGGAAGGGCGGGGCTTGTACCCACGTTTTTGGTCACTACCTAAAACCCGAAGCTCGGAGCCTACAATGGTTTCAATTCTCTACAAACCCTCCTCGTTAATCCATGAGATTTGCATTGAAAAAGTCGATCGGGGGAAGTTGTTCAAATTTAGTGAATCGCTGCAACAGCGCATGGAAAATTTGTTAGAGAAGAAGAAGGCCGACCAGCTAATGGCAGAAGAGGCAGCCGAACTCGATGCCATTGGGGAATTAGATCGCATCTTTACCCATATCAATGCAATGATGGCGGCTCAAGATGTCAATCAGCGATCCGACGAGACAGGCGGTTCGAGAAAGAGCGAGCTATTTTTGTGAATACTGTCATTCCCCAGAACTTCTAAAGTAGAATAGGGATAGAAGGCCATTGCAAATAACTTTTGGTACTCATCGATTCACTTTCCTTTTTTCAGTATTACACACTACCACACACTATAACGATATGACTGATTCTCAATCCTTTGAAACTGAAAGCATCGTCCCAAATCCATCAGAAGCAATCACAT